TAATTACAGAATTTAACTACAATGAACAGTAATTATTGTTATATTGGAAAACTGTTATTACAGTGGGGTAAATCTGGTTCTAGTAAAGTAACTTTTCCAGTGAAATTTAATACCTGTTTTACAATTGTTACTGCTGGTGCTAATCCTACTATAAGTTGGACTAATGAATATTTTTATTTTAATGATATGAACTTTGGAACTAGTTCGAAGCCAAGATCTATTCCTTGGTTAGCAATCGGATATTAAACCCCTATTGCTAACCAGTCTACACTAGAAACTCCATAAGAATATACTCCAAATCTAGTTGTTTCTTTTACAGAAGTTTTCATAGGAGTATTATTGCTGTGGTCAGCACTAATTTTTTGATATACAACAGAATAATTAGTATTTTTAAATGCTTTAGGAAAAGTTTGGTAAATAGTAGTATTAGCTTTCAATCCGCTTAATGTTCCCCATTGGATTAAGATACCTCCTATATAACAATAACTTGTTCCAACATTAATGAAATTCTGTAATTTACCCAATAAATCATTATTAGATATTGCTTCAAAGTAATTTGCGTCTGCATAGTTTATACTTGTAGCTTTTATACATTTGTAAACTTTTTTTGTGGTACTATCATAATAGGCATAGTTTACTGTCTTTGCACTAGAAGTATTAAGACTTCCTCCGTATGTAAGTCCTAATATCTCGGCTAATTTAGCTCCTTCTAATACTGTATTTGAAGTAGTTCCAAAATTTTTGTTAAAAGCTCCATTTTTACTAAAAGCTGGCTCTGCTCCTATATTAGACGGAGTTATAGTTTGCCAAGTATTATCATTTCTAAGAAATACTTTATTACTTGCTGTTTGAGTTGCCGGAACATGATTTCCGTGACTTTTTGCTGCATATGTTGTATTGTGATTGTGATTACTTAACGCATAACTTCCTGAAGGTTGTTTTCCATCTAATGCCTTTTCAATTTTTCCTATAGCTGTATTTAAAGAATCTCCTGCTGCTATTGCACTTACAGAACTAGCTTTTGTATATCCTGTCATAGCTGTTATAGTATTACTTGATTGATTGTGTGCAGAAGGAGTAAAAGAAGAAGGTTTGCTAGTAATATTTGTCCAAGAATGACTATGGCTATCGTTACCAACAGTTGTGGTTAATGTTACATCTGAACTTCCATCTATACTTACACTTCCAGTAACATCTCCATTTAATGTAATAGTTCTTGCGGTAAACCATTTACTAGAAGTCCCTGAATTACCACTTATAGTTGTTTGAACAGGATGAACATGATCTTCTCTTGCAACTTTACTACTAGTCCCAATACTTGCTGTTCCTGGAGCTTTAGCAGCTATAGTTGCATATGTAACATGTGTTCCATGTGAGGCAGCAGCAGCTCCTATACTTGCTGGAGTAATATTTATTGACTTGGCAGAACTTCCTGTATATGCTCCTTGAGAAGTCCCATTTAAACTAATAGTTAAAGCATGAGGATTAGGCATGGTACTAGGTTTTCCTGTTACTCCACTCCAAGGAACTTCTGTTGCACTTCCTGCAGTATAAACTTGATATCCAGCTTCTTTACTTAATTGAGATTCATCTACTACTAAATACATTTTGTTAGTATTTATTACTAATACTGTATCTCCTAGTTGTACACTATTAGTTGTTAATGCAAATCTAGCACTATCGTCTTGTACCTTTACCAATCTCTCTAAAGCACCTTTAGGCAGTCTAGCTATATCTATTGTACCACTTGTAATTTTACTTGCATCTAAACTAGTAATAGTTGAATTAGAATGCGTATGACTATCATTTCCTACAGTAGTAGTAATCGAAATATTTTCAGAACCATCAAAATTGGCATTACCAGTAACGTCTCCAGTTAGTGCTATATTTCTAGCAGTTTTTAACTTAGATGCAGTAGAAATATTTCCTGTAATTTCACTAGTTATTACTTGTGCATATAAACTATTTTGTAATGGAATAGAAGTAGAACTAGAAACTGCTTGATAAAAATCCTTTCCTGCTACACAGATGATATCATTTAATTCAATATAAGGATTAGTTTTCATTGTTTCGATAGTCTTTTCTCTTATCCATGATTCAGTATCTCTTTTATTTTTTAAAATCATATATATTCTCCTTTTTTAATTTAGCGTTTTTGAAGAAAAACATATAATAGTAAAATCAGTCTTTCCGATAATTGGAATTCTAAATACTATTTTATTTTCTTCTTGATTTAATGTATAATGTTCATTGTGTAAGATCAAAATGCCGTCTAGAAAAACTCTATTATTTAAACTTAAAACAATATTAGGCGGTAAGACTATTTCTGTAGTATTTGGATTTAATGTCTCGGAATATTCAATTTCTTCTATAGAATTAATAAATTTTTTTACTTCAGTTATAACAAATTCTAATGTTTCCGTTTGCATGTTTTGAACAAAAGTTTTTATAGAATCAATAGCATCCTTTCTAACAGAAGGGACTTCGTCGTTATACATCGAATCATCATTTATTCCTATTTTATTGATAGAATCTTCTTTTATAGTTAAAATTTCTTCAATTGAATTATTTTTATTTTCTAATATTGAACCAATTGAAGATGTCTTGTTATTATTAATTAAGTTCAATGATTCTTCAGTTTTATTTTCCAATGATGTTATTAGTTCATTATTAGTGTAATCAATTAATTGTTGCTTTAATTTATTATATTCATTTGTTAATGATACTAATAATTGATCAATCAATTCACTTAATTGTCTTGTTTTTTCTTCAACAATAGAATTTATAGCAGAAACAAATTCATTATACTGTTCTATTCTATAATCCTCTAATTCATTTTCAAATCCAGCAGTTATATTCATTATATTAGATAATATTTCTTGTTCTCTAGTTGCCATTACTGAGAAAAAATTAGTTAACTTAATTGTGAATTCAGATAAAATTTCTTGCTTTATTCTATTTAAATCTAAAGTAAAATCATCTTTCGCATCTTCAAATTTTTTCAACAATTCATTAGATTTAGTAACAAGTTCTTGTTCAAGAATTGCTTTTTTTTCTTCCATAGATGTTTCAATTAATTCTACTAAATTGTTTATTTCAACTTTAGCTTTTTCTAATTCTACTTCTATAATATTTTTTATAGTAGTTTCTGTTCTATTTATTTCATTTATTGCTGAATTTTTATGTTCGTTAATTTCTTCTTTAGCTCCATTAATAAAATTGTTAATAGTAATATCTATTCCTGAGATAGTTTCTTTTATGTCTTCAATAGCTTTTAGTTTCATATTTAAAATATTCTGTACAGAAGTTTTTTCGGCAGAATAAATATTATCTATTCCTTCTAAAGTTTTGTTATTTATATCTATAAAAGACTTATCTATCATATTTTGTAATTGAGATACATAATTTGTAAATTTACTTTCAAGTTCGTTAGAATTGACATTAATCTGAGAGATTATTTCATTTTTCTTTAAAGATAATTCTTCATTTATAGAATTAGAAAAAATATTATTGATATATTCTATTTCATTATTAAATGAGTTCTTTACATTTTCTTTTATCTCATTTAATTCTGAAATAAAAGAATCTATATTAGATAAATTTTGTATATCAGTTTTAAATTTTTCTAAAGAAGAATTAATTTTAGAATCAGTTTTCCTTATAACTGTATTATATCTATTTGAAATAGAATTATTAAATTCTAAAATTTTTGAATCTATTTCTTCATAAGATTTATTTTTAAAACTATTGATATATCCAGTTATTTGTTCTTTGTAAAGAGAGCAATCATATTTAATTTGTTTTTCTAAAACGACTAATTCTGATTTTAAATTATTAAACAAAATTATAAGCTCTTCTTTATAGTTATCATTCAAATCACAGCACCCCCATTAATATTTATATGTTACAAAAAAATTAATTTTATTTTTTATTTTATTACTTATGAAATATACTTTGTTTTCTTCCAATGATTGAATATGAAATGGAGTAATTATAGTTTCTCCGTTTTCAGATACAATAAATATATCATTAACTGAAATTGGGTTGTTTTTTAAAGTTATAGTATAAATATTACTATTAGGGGTAACAATCATATTATCAACATATTCATTAATTATTATATTTTGAGGAGTTTCTGATTTAATTATTAAATATAATTTTTCAAGGACTGACAAAATTAATTCTTTTGTTACAGAACCACTCTTAATATTTTCAAAATCTATCGTCATTGATTTATCTCCTTTCCGTATATCTTTGTTTGTAAAGATATATTATTATTTATATCAAAAAACTCTAATAAATATAGTTCTTCAAAACCAAATGTATTACTTACATTTATATTTTTTTTTACTAAATAGTTATTATTTATAAATTCACTTTTTATATCATTTCCTATATCATTTATTACTTTTGAATAAGTTTCTTTATCGTATAAATATAAAGAAGTGTTAGAATCATTTACAAAAATAAGATCTGTAAATTTATTTAAGTTTGTAAGTTTTCTAACTATATATCCATATTTATTCAAAACACTTGCATCAGATTTTTTATATACTTTAATATTTTTTATATAATTTGTAATTTCTTTATTGCTAATTATATAAAATTTATTATATTTAACATCATTTTGAATTTTAAATAACTTATTAGATTTACTTTCTATATTATTAAAAATTAATTCTAATGTATTATCTTCCTTTGAACCAAATATAGAAAAATTAATTTCATTATAAAATTCAATAAATATATCTTCTATACATTCTAGATTTCCAAGATGAATAAAAAAACTATTATTATTTATATTTTCTATTCTGTAATCAATTTGAATTAAACTATAATCATCTTTTATATAAGATGAACCATTATCTAAAATATTTTTATAATAAATAATATTATCATCGAATACATAGTTATAATTATCGTTTAATTCAAACATATTTAAAAAAGATTGACCTTTAGTTGATAAAGAATTATTTATTTTATTGTATTCTTTATCTAAATTTATACTTTCAGTTTCTAAAAGCTTTAAATAATTTTCTAAATAACTATCAATAAATTTAAATTTATTATCTATATCTTCTAAAGTTTTTAAAAAATCATTTAATAATTTTATATTTATCTGATATGTATTATTTAAGTATTCTTTAGTATAATAATCAGCTAATCCAAATAGTTCGTTATCTCCAATACTTGTATTTTCATAAATATTATTACTTTTAAATGAATGTTTATATTGCTCTAAAAACATAATTCACCTAACCTTTTATTGATAAATCAAACAACATAGGAGTATAATACTTAGAACTTATTTGTTCTTTAGCAGTTTCATAATTTATCTCAAAAGATATTTTGTAATCATTTAAGAAAAAAGGGATATATACATTGTTGTTAATTACATCAACATAAATATTACAAAAACTTGGATTTTTTGATAATATTCCTACATCATCATAAAATTTCATTTTTTTAACATTTTCATTTTCCTCTTTAATTAGGAAAATATATTTTTTATCCAAAAAATATAAATTATCTTTTTCTATAATAAAATCACTTATATTCACATTTGCATTTTTTAATTTTTCTTCAAATAATATATAAGAACTAAAAGGAATGATTACATCTACATCTTCTATTTTCCCATCTAAATTTAATTTATAAGATGTTTTAGTTTGATCGTTTGAAATCAAAGAAGATAAATCTAAAGATACATTATCGCTTATAGATACTTCATTTACTTTAAAATTTTCATAATCTGATTTAATTTTAATTATAAAATTGCTTGAATTAGATAATGAAAAAACTGATTCATTATTATTAAATTTTATTTCTTCGAAATCAATATTATTTTCTGAATAATAAAATTTTAATGGTATATTTTCTTGAGAATTTTTATAGATATTAAAAGAATTTATTGAGTTGTAGTTAGAAAAGGACAAAAGAGTGTAGTTTGAATTTCCTTCACTTTTATATTCATTTGTATATAAGATACACAAATCATTTTCTGAATTAATAGTGTCGTTGAATATAAATCTTATTTTTTTTATATTCTTAGGAGTAAATAAAAAGTTATTTAGAAAAGAATTAGAAACAAATCTATTATAAAATCTAAAAAAAGATTCATAAAATGATTCTTCAAAATCATCATAATATATAAATATATTTTCTGGTATTATAGGAACTCCTTTAGAGTTATAAAACGAATATTCTAGCTCGTTATATATAATTTCAGAATTAAAAGAATAAATAATTTCTTTTTTATCTGAATTAACTTGTTTTTCTAAAAAATAATTAACTGTTCTTTTTATAGGTTTTTCTACCAAAGCTCCATTTTTATTTATTTCAAATCCATTTAATTCTAATAGATTGTTTTCGTTAATAAAATCAACAAATTGAATATATTTAAAATATTTATTATCCATTAGCGATTTTATTTTATTCTCTTTTTCAGTAATCTCATTAATTACTGTATCAAATTGATTTTCATTTCTTATTTGCTTTTTATTAATTTCTTCAAGCAATAATTCAATTTTGGTTTTATTTAAAGCTATATTTTTTATAGTTTTATTAATACTATTTAAATACCTGTTTATTACTTCTTTATTCATATAAAATCACCAATTTTTTCTTAATATTTTTATCAAAATTCATTTTGTCATCAACTGCTTCCAACTCTATTTTAACTATTTTTTTATTTAATTCAAATTCAAAAGAATTTTCTCCAGGTTGATATTTTATTAATAATTGTTTATCTTGTATAAGTTCTCTATCTAATATTAAATAATCATTTTTAAACCCATATTCGTGGTTATAATTTAATTTTAGTTCTTTTCCAAGTTGGAAGCCATTTTTGTTATATATGCAATTATATATATAAATAGTATTTTTATTAGCAACTTTAAAAATACTTTCACTTTTACCTTCATCAAAAAATTCAGAATAAAGTCCATAATAGTTATATGGCAATATATTATATTCTGAAATAATATTATCATATGTGTAAACTCTCATTTTATAACTTAAAGGTAATTCATAATTAAAATTTTCGAATTCTATTTTAACTTTCTTAATATAAGAAGTTTTAGAAAAATCTATATTATTATCAACAAAATTTATTTTATTATAAGAATTAGAATTATTGTATAAATCTATTAAATTATCTATTTTTCTATTTTTACTTTCGATTAAAGAAGAAAATAAATTTGAATTTTTATTAGTATTTTTTAGCCCTAAACAATAAGTTATTTCTTCGTTTAAATTAGTTTTACAGCAACTAATAATATCTACCAAATTTTCTATATTCAATGATTCACATATTATTTGCTTTTCAGTAATCCATTTTTTAATATTATTTTTTTCTGCTTCACTTTTAAAATTAAAATAAGTGCTCATATATACTTCTCCTTTTTTTAAAAAAAGCCCTAATTATGATTAGGGCATTATTGTTTATAAAGTTTCAAAAGTAGTTATTTTGAATTCCCATTCTAAGTTTAAAGATAACTTATCTCCTATATTCAAAATATTCCAATTTTGATTTTTATTTTTTTCTCTATAAAAAATTACTTCTGAACTTTTTTTGCTAGGCATTGAATTTATTATAATGTATTCATTATCTGAATCTATATAACAAATTGCCTTTTTATCTCCTATATTAATGGAGTATTTTTCTTCAACCTTTGAAAAAATATGAAAATTATCAGCATAACTTAGTACATCTTCTATCTTTTCAATTCCGTTCTTTTTTGCTTTTACTACAATATTATATCTAGCTAAATTATAACTTGCAATTTCATATCCTTCTTGTACAAGCATATTATTTAAATAAATAAAATATTGTACATTTGATAATTTATTTTCTATCATTAATCTAATTGGTAAATTAAACGTTTGTCCATTAGTTATTCCACTAAAAATAGGTTTAGGTATTTTATCAGCAAACACATCAATATATGAATAAGAAACATCACTAGTATTGATGTATTTTTCAATTAATGAATCTCCATCTGTGGTTTTAACAAATATACCATATCTTCCGTCTACAACTGGATATTCGACATCATCATTTATAATTTTTTCTATACTATTTTTTATTTTTTTAGAATACCATTTTTCATTATCGAAAGAATAATATAAATATTTAGCATTAGGGACATCCCCTATTGTTACACTCCATTCTAATTTATTATTATTGTCAGTTATAGTTTTATTTTCATAAAATTTAACATCTGGAATAAGTAATTTAGTTATACTTAAATTTATCTCTATTTTGCTAATATTTGAGTATATTCCATTATAGCTAACCCATCTCATATAAAGATATGTTTTTGAATTTATATCTTTTATGACATTATCAGGATTAATTATAAATCTACTATCTATTACTCTAATCCAATTGAATCCATCATATGATACTTCATAATGGTTTGCATCTTTTATATGATTCCAACTAATAATATTATTATCTAATGTAATTTTATTATTAATAATTTCATACTCTATATCTATTGGAATATCTAAATTTATATTAAATCTAAAACTATTAGAGTTAGAGCTTCCATATACATTCAAACCTTTAATTGTTAAATTGTAATAACCATTAATAAGCCATCCATTTTGAATTAAAGGTATAGTTAAATTCCTATCTGAACCAATATCTACAAAATCATTTTTTTGAGGACCAACAGGCAATAAAGAACCATCACTAGATGGCATATATGATTCAACTATCTCTACGCTTCCATTTTCTAAAATTTTAATTCTATCTAATTTATAATAAAAATGATTAACATCTTCATTTGTTAAATTCCAACTAAAATTAAGTTCTCTATCATTAATTAGATAATAAATTTTATTATTAAAATCAAATGTTGGCAGTAACTTAATATCTGTATCTATATTAAAATAATAATATAATATATCAGTTCTGTTTCCGCTTTCTTCTTCTAAAATATATTTAATAAATTTTTTACCATCGCTATCAAATGATAAGTTCTCTATATTTATACCATAAATTAGTTCAGAATTATAATCTATGTATCCTACTCTTATTTTATTCCAAGTTTCAACATCTTCGTTATTTTCATCTAATGAATATAATACAGTAGATACATCTCCATTACATAAAGCGACTAAATCAATAGTCTTTGAATTGAATATATTATTATTCAAAAATAGTAATTCTCCATTTATTCTAGTATCTATATAAAATATTCTGTCTATGTATAAAGATTCTCTTCCTAATGGGTCTATGCAAAGTATAGAAATTGAATATTTCCCATCTCTTATATGAGTTATTTTATCATTTTCAGTTAAACTATTTAGAACTTGTAAATAATTATCATTTGAATTAATATTAATTTCATATGTAGAACCTAAAGGATTATAATTCATTCTTAATTTAAAATTATTAATAATAAATTTATCTTTATGTTCTTCAAAGTTTAAAATGTCTGAATAATTGTTATTAGTATCATAAATATAAGAAATGCTATTTGAATTTAATCCAAAGATATTAGAACCATTATTGGTATTTGGATTAAGGATAGAAATCTTAGGATTTCTTTTAATGTAAACTATATAGTAAGTATAATAACCTCTATATGCATTAGAGTTTCCATACTTATCTATTGTAATGAATCTTAATTCCCAAACTCCTTCAATAGGATTTTCAACATTTGCTTTATCTAAAATATTTGTAAATTTATACATTCCTATTTCTGTAGGTAATGGTAAATTGCAAGAATATGTATTTCCATCAGGGGATATTAATTCTATTGAATATCTTTGTCCTTCAATTTCTGGAGTATCTTCGTTATCAAAAATGTCAACACTATGAATTGTTTCAAATTCTATTGAGTTTATATCATTTGTATAAGAATATTCATTATATTGTTTAGCATTTATAACGTTATTATTTTCTGTTTTTTTAGCATATATAGGATAAGATGAATTAGAAGTTCTATATACTTCTACAGGTTTTGATTCAAAAGTATAATCTTTTAATCCTTCTAAATGTTTTAAATTATATTCGTATACAACTAAAATATATATACCTTCTTTGTATTTAAGATATTCATCTTGAATAAAATTAATAGAAAGTTCATGATTTTGTTCAGTAGATGAGTCATTTATATAATAAGGAGATTCAACTTTTACTGGTGATGTTTCTTGATAATTAAGTCCATCATCTGAATATTTAAAATAGTAATAAAATCCTTCAGAATCTTGAGATTTTTTAATATTCCATATAAACTTTGAATCAACTTTATTAGTAAAGAGAACTTCTGGTTCAATTTTAATTTCAGAAATTAATTTAAAATTAAATTCAAATGGATCAGATTGATTTCCAAAATAATCGTAAGTAACTACTTTGCAATCATATTCTCCGTTTTCGATTTCTGTATTATTATTTAAAACTATACTTCCGTCTTCTTTTGAAGCTATAACGACGTAATCTGCGTATTCATTATATAAAGAATTAGTTTTTTTTAAGAAAAAATGAGCTTCTTTAAAATTCCAACCAGCATATTTTTCAGATTGTTCATTATTAGTAATAGTTAATTGGAAATATTTTTTATTAATTATAATTTTGTCGTCTTTTTCATAATAATCTCCAGGATTAATTATTACATATGGAGTTTTAGGTTTATCATTAGAAGCTAAAAAAGTAAATTGCTTTTCTTCAGAAGCTATTCCTTCGGAGTTAAAAGTTCTTATCTGCAATATATTTTCGCCCTCCTTAAATAAATTTCTTTTTATTTTTATTATATTATCATCATATGAATTTCCTAAAGGTTCGTGTATTTCGCTTATAACTTCAGAATCATTATTTATTAATTTATATTCGAATTTATAAAAGTTAAAATTTCTATAATATTTTATGAAAAAATAATTATCTGTATTTAGATTCATATAATAATAAAGACTTTTGTTATTATTATCTATATTTAATTGATTTCTTAAAGTTTTTCCTGTAAATGTTTTATATTTTTCAGAATAACTTCTCATTACTTGTATTGGTGTAGGATTATTTAATTTATAAAATTCTCCAATAGTTCCTGTTTCTCCAAACTGAATATTTTGATTTCTACCAAAAATTAACCAATCTTCACTTACTTCTCCTATATAGTTTTCATATAACGCAAACTCTACAAAATTTTCTCCAACTTTTATATTCCAAGCATTATAAATTTCAACAGTTATTTTGTATTTGTATCCAGATTCACAAAACCATAAATTCAAATTATAGTTATTAGTTTCTCCTAAATCAATAAAATCATTATTTAAACCATCGTATGAAACAAGACAATCATATGGTTTTTTTAAAAAAGTTTCATTATTTCTTGGAAAATCATATTCTATTTCTTTGTTATAATCAGGATATTTTTCATCAAATTTAGAAACTTCTTGATCTAGAATATAATTTTTATTCCATATATTTAAATATTCATCAAGAAATGCTTTAATATTCTTTACTTCAACTTTTATTTTTGATGTAAATTTACAATTAGGAGTAGACCAAGTTATAACCCCATCTTTATGAACATCTAAAGATTTAGAATAATCAATTACTGGATTAAATTTTTCCAATTTATTAATTCTTATGTAGTTTGGTATCTTGATATCAAATATTTTATTAAAATCATAGTTACTACTGTAAAATAATTTTAATGTTATTTCATCAGAATTATTATTAAATTTAGAAAAATTTTCTATAACGAAATAATCATTTGAGTAATAATATACAAAATCTCCTGAAGAAATTTTATAATTTAATTTTTCTTTATTTGTTTTATTTAATTTTATATATAAACAATCTTTATTGTAATCATATTTATGCTCATAAGAAATGACTTCGTTACTAATAAAATTTAATTTGTATACAAATTTATCTTCTATAATCTCATTGTTTATTGAAGAATCTTTTAATTTATAATGTATATTTAATATTTTATTTGATAGTTCTTTTTTTGTTATTATATTTTTAGAACTATATTTATAACCATTATATTCTAAATAATATTCAATTAAAAAAGGATAATTATATTTAGGTGCGACACTTAATTTTATATAATTTTCATCAATTACTTTATTTACAGAGAATTCAATCTGTTCTCTAATAATTACATTAAATCGTCCTTTATATATGACCTCTTTATTTTTTTCTAATATAATGTTATATATTTCACTGCTATAATTTAAATCTGATATTTTTATTAAAGCCTCATCAGAATTTATTCTATAAAAAAGTTCCGCTTGATGTATGTCTCCATAATTACCTTCTATATATACTTTATAAAGAGAAGTTCTTTTACTTTTAATTAAATTATTTCCAAAATTATGTTTAAATATTTTTTCAGATGTTTTAATGTTGTGAAACATATTATAGTCTATATATATATTTTGAAAAGAATCTCCAAAATAAATATTTACAAAATATAAATCGTTATAAGCTTTTAATTCATCATTAGGTAACTTTATCTTCGTTAATTCTAATTCTTTTTTATATATTAATAAATCGTTATTATATATCTGATTCCCTGATGCAGGAACTTCATCAATATATGATGAGTCCCAGCTTTTTTTTATAATATATTTGGTTATATCTGAATCAAAATTTGTTATAACTAAATAGTATAAATTATCTACTTTTTCTACTTCGATTTTCAAATAATCACCTCTTTTATTTATTGCATTCTACATTTAGCTTCAAATAATTTATAACAGAGACTCCGTATCTTTCTCCCCATATATGTGCTACATAGTAGCCTACATCTAATGTCCAAGATATCTCTGCTATTACGGGTTCTTTAAAGTTATTTGAATAAAATACATAATTGTTTATGTATTTTTTCGAATCTCCACCTAAATAATCCCACATAACAAATGTTTTATTTATAATAATACTTCCATCTAATTTTTTTATTTTTACATATATATTCCCTGTTCTACTACCATTATTTCCTTTGTGCGAACCTTCAGGTCTACTAGTGCATTCGAAACTCAAACTAATATTTTCTATAACTTTTGTAGTATAACTACCACTTTCTACAGTTTGATATGTGTAATTTTTATTTAAAATAAAATTTTCAAAACCTAATTTATCAACTAAATAATATTTTTTGGAATCTTTAGTTGCAGTTATTGTTTTATAACTTGGCTTCTGAGTAGATAATTTGCCATAATAGACATTATTACTATTAAAAATTTTAATAGCAGGAGTAGTCCATTTTATTGTACTTAAAATAAATTCTTTGTTATAAATATTATTGTTTAAAGAAATTGATTTAAAAATTTCTTTAGGAGGATCATAAGGGACTTTTGGAGTACCATTCCAGGTCCCTGATGTCCACCAAGGTCTAGTTCTATAACCAGAAGGTATATCTAATACAATTACCCATTCTTGTAATATATCATCATATAATTCAACTCTCATAGAGGCATTACCATTACCTGCACCTTCTGCATCTAGATATCTAACAAATGTAACTGTCTTTACATCTCCGCTAAAATTATACGGCAAAGTAAATTCTTTAGTAGAAGTTCCATTTTTACTAGCACAAACATAATGATCTCCACCATATAATTCAAATATTGTTTTATTAGAGCTATCTTTAATAACTACACTTTTTGTTCCATAATTTTTTTTCAATCTCCAACCAACACAAGTAAATTTTATTTTAGTAAAAGCCATATATCTCCAATCATTCTATTGTTAATGTGTAGCCATTTATTATAAGTTTTTGTATATTTGCTGTGTTACTATTTAAATTTACTATAGTTGCAGTTGTTGATTCTAAATTATTGGTTTTAATTTTATTAGTGTTTGAAATATTATCTGTTGTTAAGGATGTTATGTTTGAATTTGAAGAAGATAAGTTTTGAATAGTTGAATTTTTAGAAGTTAGTGTATTAGTTACATTAATCGTTGAACTTTCTAATGAATTTGAATCTATTTTATTATAAACATTTATGCTTTTTAAAAATGTTGCATTTTCTTTAAAACTAGACATAGATACTGTTAGATTATTTATGACAGCATTGTTAGAAACATTGATATTTTTACTAGAAAATTCGTTACCAGAGGCATTAGTATAATTAAAATTATTTGCATTTAATTGAGTGAATAAAGTATTCCCTTTAACTGTTCCTCCAATTTCTATATTTAAATATGGATGTTTATGATTAGCTAAATCATATACTCTTTTTAAGTCAGCTACGTTTGCAGCTTTAGAAGCATCATCAATAATAGAATTAGATAAATATACTATTCCTTTTTGGGTATTAGTAGCACTAGGTATATTTTTTATTTCTGAAAACAAATGTGTATGACCAACTAAAGAAAAGGAATTGTCAATTATATATTCTATATTTTTTATTTTATTTTCAATAATATTAGCTCCTTTAGTTGATAAAGCTGTATAAGAATTATTGCTAGAAGAATTATCAGATATATTTAAGATACCCTTAATTAAACTTGTTCCAGTTTGTATGATTGCTTGACCGTTTTCATTTGTTTTTACATAAGAATAAGGTTTTAAAATATTAAAACTAAAATCTTTTGTTAGTATATTGTTTTTTCCATATAAATCAACATCATCTTTAGAACTATTAGAATTTAAAATAATAATTTTTTTCAAATTAACTCCGTTTCCTGTAATGATAAATTCGTTTATATTATTAGTATTAGAGTTATCTTTATTAACATATTTCATAAATTTATTATCTTTAAAAATAAAAATATCAGAATAATCGTTGTAAGCATTTATTATTATTTTTATATGACCAACTTCTTTTTCGTTGTTAAAAAATATTTGTTTTCCATTATTTTTAAAATATCCTATATGAGTTGAATTGTAAGTGTTATCTAAATAAGCTTCAAGTATTAGCGTCTTATTAAAGAAAGAAGGAAGATTTTCGAATACTATTTTCTTATTAGAATTTAATTGGATATATTTATTTTCTATCAGTGTACCGCTATTTGTTGAAGGAGTAAAATTATTATAAAAAGTTTGCCCTTTTGAAAAATCTATTGAAACATCATAATTATTTATTTCAACAGAACCATTATTTGATAAAATTTTATTTATATCAACTTCTCTAAATGAGAATGGTATATTGTTAATTACATTAACTAAATTGTTTTTTGATATAGATAATAAAGAAGAATTAGAATTAGTAAGTATTTTTGAATATTCATCAATGTTTTTATTCACTATAAAACTAATTGAGTTTGAATTTATTTTGTAATAATTTATAGAAGAAATTCCATCATATATTCCGAAATAAGTATCGTTAATTGGTATAATTTCGAATCCAATATTATTTACATTGAGATTACTAATTATATATTTTTTAAATTCGAAATTAGATTTATTAATAATATAAACCTCTGATAAATCGTCTATTATTATTAAATAATTATCAGATGTTGATACTACAATTGGATTAATATTAATTTCTATTTCTTCAAAATATGTATTTTCATTATTATATATATTTCCATATCTTATGATATTTTCTGAGATAAAATAAATATAGTTTTTATCAATAGTATAATCTATAATTTCTGATCCAAATGTAATATTCAAAGGATAGATAACATCATTGATTATCTTATAGAATCTATCTCCTTTTCTTGCAATTATTTCTCCATTAATATTTATTTTGAATTCATCTACTGTTATAGAATCAAAAATAGTATATGCATTATTAATAATTTTTTTAATACATCCTAATTTGTTTATATAATATAAAGCATTATTTGAATATATAGCATTTTTATATTCTTCATTTAGTTGAAAACTTGCTATATTCTTAGAAATAGTGTCTTCTACTATACTTAATTTATTGTCTATCCATAAAACATCATATTTATTATATTCAGTAGTTGGATTATATATACCTTTATATGTAGGACCTATGATATTTAATAATAATTGGTCTATTGATATATTAAAATTTACAAGTTCATTCCACTTATCGTGAGTTAAGGTTTTGTTTGTTGAATTTATTATTAAATTATTAAGACTCAATATAATCACCAACTTTGTTCCAATTTATTCTATTTTTTAACCATCCATAAATAAATGTTTCTTGAGATTCATTTTTATCACAGATATTTAAATAATACATACATCTAACTGCATTTAAAATAATAAATAATCTCTTTTGATCTAACTTTAAAGCTGTAGAATAAGTTATATTTCCTGCATATCCATCAACAATAACATTATTTGATGTTAAATAGTTAATAGATTTCTGTAAAATAATACTCATTCCTTTATATCCATGATTAACATGGCAATCAAATAAGAAACTAGCTATTTCTTCATTAAATGATTCAAACTCTTTTCTCCAATACAGTTTAGAATATATTTCTATTGCTTGTTCTTTTGTAAGTTTTTCCATTGAGTCTTTATATCCGAAATTCCTAGCAACTTTTTCTGTAATTCCATACATTGTCTTTCCGCCATTATCTAATATATTATCAGAATATAGACCTTCTTTTTCCAATGTATTGTTTATAATCTTAATTCTATCAATCATTAATGTCTCCTTTTTTATAAGCTTTCCGCCAAAATGTCGAAAAGCTAATTTATATCATTTATATTAAAATTTTTATTATAACTTTTAATCGAGATATCTTCTTTTTTATAATAAGATTTATAAAAATTTCCAGGGGTTTTAAAATTATTATTATAAAAAGAATCGTTAGTTAACATCTTATTCATGAAAACTTTAGAATTATACGAAGAGAAATTATTATTGGTATAAACGGCAATAGAATTTTTGAATGGTTTATTTATATAAAATTTTCCATTAAGTGATTCAACGAAACTAGAACCATTAATATTATATTTTTTATTTATCTTTATTTTAGAAAAATCAATATTTTTAAAATTTATTTCTCCAGATAAATTTGCAATATATACAACATCACTTCTATTCTTCTTAAAAAAATTAATCTTATTATTTACAATTAAAGAATCTCCGCTCTCTTCTATAAAAACAAACTCATTATTATTAGAAGAAGATTCTATCTTAATTTTATCAACTTCTAAATTTAAATCAAATTTTGTATTTAATTCATTTGAAGTTAATTGTATTCTATACGTTAAACCTTTTACAGTATTATATAAATAAATATTAATATTTCCATTAACATACGAAGATGACTTTAATTTAAAACTATTTATTATTTCAACTTGAGAAAAATGTATTGTATTATTTTCATCGAAATAATAATTAGTCTCTATATTTTCATAACTTTTAATTGGTTGAATATAATTATATTTAGATTCTCCTAAGTTATAGAAATACTTTTTATTTTTAGCATTAAAATAAATTATATAGCCATTTTTAAAAGCCTCAGATAAATAATATATTTCATTATAACTATCATCATATAATTTAAAAGTATCTAAAGATGTTGCAGCGATAAAAAATTTATAAAATAATGGTTCTACGAAAAATTTATCAGTTATTAAAAGATTTTCAGAATATTCTTTTTCTATTGATAAATCATCTGTATCTTCTATATAAACATCTAAAAAATTTGTATCGCTATAATTTATATAATCTTCTATTAAAGGTATATTCATATAATAATCACTATTAACAATATTATTTGTCATAATTACACCATTACTTGTGTTTTTAAAATATAAAGTTTTGCCTTGATTTTTTATCCAAAAATCTGTAATATATCCTTTTGAATTTATCAAATCAAATTTTATTTGATTTACAGAAGAATAATTAAAAACGCCTTTGTTCCTGAAATAAATTTTATTATCCTTTATTTCATAAATATTATTAAAGTTAAATAGACTGATTTCATTTAATGATATATTATCATTAGGCTTTACTGTAATTTTTTTATTTGAATAAATAAATTTATTATTTTTATAATCATAAATATTATTAAAAACAATAGAATTCCCATCAAAATAACAGTTGTTATTTTTAATGTCATCATCGCTAAATGTGGATTGCTCAATTATTAAATCTATTACTTTTGAATTATTTGGAATTTTATCAAATTCATAAGAAGATATTCCTGAAAAAAATGGATATGAATCAAAATTACTAATAGATATCTCTTCTATATAATCAGAATCTAGAATATTTTTTTTAATAAAAAAATATAAATTACAAAAATATAATTCTCTTTGAGAACTATATTTAATCTCTTTTTCAAATATATATTTCCCATTTTTATCTTCTTTGTATAAAGCTATACTAGATTTACGTATAACAATTTTAAAGTTTCCTTTTTTGCTGTAATAAAAATTACCATTAATATGAATATTTTCGTTATTATAATTTAAAGAATAATCTTTAGAAACTGTATTTTTATTAGAAAAATTATATAATTCTCCATATTCTCTATAATTAAAATAATTTAACCCTCCATTTAAGGTGTTATCAAATTTATTTATTAATAATTCTTTGAATAATTTCAAAAAATTAGTAGATATTTTTAAATTCCCGTCTATTAAAAAATCATTTAATCCATATATATTAATGTTATTATATATTTGTAATTCTTCTATTTGTTCAACAGATATAAATTGGTCTTTATAATTTTCTAAAGCGTCAACATAATTAAATAATATCTTGCCATCATATTCAAAATAATATAACTTCTCAAATTCCATCTGATAAAATTTATATTCTTTATTCATTAAATAAAAAACAAAATTATCAATATATGATATTTCTATACAATCGTCAGGAACTTCTATATTGAAATTTAATTGATCTATATTAATTTTAGAATTTTCTTTATTTAAATCAATGAAATTAGAAGAAAGATGAGAAGATGCTAAAAAAGTTTTATTTTCACGTTTATACAATATATATACAAATTTTTCAGAATCTATTTTAAAATCCAATAACTCAAAAGAATTAGATAAATGATAATAAAAATCTGTATTATAATTATAATTTGAATAAAATATAATATAATTATCTTTGACAAAATAAGAATAATTATTAATAATTCCATTATTATTTGTTAAGTCTATATTATCTTTAAATGGATGTCCATTCCTTTTAAAATAACCAACTTCTTTATTAGAATATATATAATTATATTTTTCAATAAAAAAATTATTAGTTTTTTTGTATCCTCTATTTTCTAATACTTCTATATATTCTTTAGAATTGTAAAAGGAATAAAATATATCACCTAATTTACTTTCAATATGTAAATTTTTATTTAAGTTATATAAACTAAATAGAGTTATTTGATATCTGTTTAAAAAAGATTGTATAATTTTTTTTATATTAGAATTTGTATTATTTAAATTTCCTTCTAATAAAATATTATTACCATAGCTTTCTGCTAATAAAGAAACCACAACGCACCTCCAATTTTAGTCTATATTACCAAAGGAAATAATATTATTATTACCTATATTTAAAGAATCTTTTATATCTTCTATTAATATTGGAGAATTATAATTTACATTCCAATAAAAATAATTTTTTACTTTTATAATATTAAAATTTAAATTATTTGTTATATTATAAGTTTTTAATGTATCAGTAATTATATTAAAAATATCACTTTTTTTAATACTATTATCTATAAGTGAATTAGAAAGATATTCAGAGATTAAATTAGAAATAATATTTAATAATTTTTCATATTCAGGTATATGTAATAGTTGATTTTTTAAATTTATAATTCTTATTTCTATTAAATTTGGTTTTGCTATTTTCACGAATGAATCTTGGTAATATCTAACTATTTCTTCTGAATAAGAAATTAAATCATCTATATTAGATAAATTGTTAGGAAATATTGTCATAATAGTTGTTCCGTTAATATTATCTGAATAAATACCTTTTATTTCAGGATTATTTAAAATAGCATTTTCTATTTTTTTATTGTTAGAAAACCCCATACTTGATATCATTGATTTTGATCTTTCCAAAAAAGATAAATCGCTTTCTGAATCATTAGATAAAAGTTCTAAAGAAATAAGTTTTATATATTTAGGAAAATACTCAGATATATTTGTTTCTTTTTCAGAAAAACAACTTTTCTTATCAAACTTGATTTCTCCGCCGGCGGAAAAAATAGGAGTTTCAAAAGAATAAGAGCTGTAAGTTTTGTATCCTGTAATGATATTTTTCGAGTTGGAATTTATTATTAAATCTTTACTAATTTTATAATAAGATTTTTCAAATTCTATTATAGAGTCTTTTAAGATTTTTATTTGTTGATCTCCATTATTTAATACCTCAAATTGATAAATATCTTGAGGATTACCTGAAATTCTGTATATATTAAACATATTCATATATCTATCTAAATCGGCTCCTGTCTTATTTTCATAATCCAAAGAAGAAAGAAAATTATTTATATCTCCTTCAACAGATGAAGAAGCCAAATAAATTGCATTTAATATATCGTAATCAAAAGTATTTGTGTCTATTTCCAAATTTAATGTATTTGAAATATTTTTAGTGAATTCATCAAATGATTGTATTTTAATTATTTTAATCCCTCCCTATTAACATTCTAATGAATAATATAATAAGTTTCTATTTTTATTATTACTCTCTTTAAAAATAAAAACTATATCAAATTTATTCATATTATTTTTGAAAAAGAAAATAATTTTATTTCTAATATTAACTTCGTCGCTGAATAACGAATTTAATTCATTATTTAATAACTCTTGGATACTTTCATTATTAAAATTATTTCTAAAATATTTTATGAAACGATCTCTGAAAAAATTTTTAAATTTAAAATGTGATATTATCCTGCTTCTAGCAATCCTAAACTCTGTTTCTGTTGAGTCTCCTATCACTATATCAGTAAATGTACCATCTTCATGAATATATATGTCTCCGTTTTCTCCAATAGAAAACATATTACCACCTACCTAAATTTTTATTAATTTCTCTTATTACATATTGTTTTCTTTGAGATGATATAGTATTATCCGATCCAGAAATAACCTCTCCTACCATAGACAATCTTGTTTTTAACTGATTAAAAATACCTATAACCATAGATATTTTTGCGAAAGCATCTTTTGTTGGTAAAACAAAATTAGGAGTAAATGCAGTGGAAGGAATATTGATTTGCTTATTTAGAAAATCTGTAACTATCCCTTGTATATTTTTAAAAAATTCCCAACTTTTATGTTGAGTTTGGGATTTAGATACATTAGAATTAACTGTTTCACTTTTTACATTATTAACTTTTATTCCTGCAGTATTATTAGATATTCTAACTGACATTTTAATCACCTATATTTAAAAATTGAGCTAATGTTTTATTTATAAAAAAACCTAATTTTAAGTTTTCTGCTATTTTTATATACAAAATAGAATTTTCTTCCATTATAATTTTATTTGTTCCTCTTATACCAGTATCAGAAAAAATAATTAGATCTAAAACTTTGCCTTTATTATCCTCAAAAAAAGTATTTATATCTTCAGCTCTTTCTGTTATTGTTTTATCTTTTTCATTATTAGATACTTCATTTATTATTTCACTAACTTTGCTATCAAAATTATAAGAACTAAAAATATTGCTAAGTAATTCTATATTAGATATAGAAGAATTTTCATCAGTTATATTTTTATTTATATAAAATGCTCCATCTGCAACAAAATTACTTGGCTCTATATCTAATATAATACCAAAGTCTTTATTTATCATAATACAATTCTCCTTTTAATTATTGTTTTTTTATTCCTATAAAAATAGGAACATGATCGCTTATAATTTTTCTATCTTCTATATTTTCTATAGGGTAAACAAATCTTGATGCTTTAATAAATTTAACTATATTATTAGAAGCTAATATATTATCATATGGATTTCCTGTTACTTCTCCATACTTATTAACAGTTGTAGCCTTTTTATTCATAGATTTAAATAAACAATTTGATGGTAATTCCATAGTTGCATTATTATATGCCGATGATGATTCTAGGGGCTTTTCTCCATAGTTAAATATATTTAAGTTAAAGTCAGCCATTATAATGATGGCTTCATTGTCAGAAATTAAGTTTTCATATTTTTTAATAAGTAAATTAACATTATTTTTTCTTTCTTGATATACATTTTTTTCAGATATATCATTTTCGTTATATATATTATGAAACCAAATAACTTTTAGAGTTCTTAAAGAATTTATATTTAATAGCGAAATATCTATTGTTGTTTCAATAGCTTTTCTTCCATTATCTAAATTTATTAACCTATTATTTGAGATTTTATATTTTCCATCAGAATTTAGAATTCCATATTCGTTTGAAACTTTATTGCTTAGTACGTTTCTCATTATATGAAAACTTTCATATAATTCACTATTCTTTGGTTTTATGTCGTTCAAAAATGAATCTAAATTATAATTATAAATATCTGAATTATAATCTATTTTAATATCATTAATAGTATTAAATGTATCATATGCTTCAACCAAACAGCTAATATTAAAAGCTTGAGAAATGATTTGTTTTATAGAAGAAGTTTTTATATTTAGATTTTCTACTATTTGAGTTTTATCATAACTAGCATTAGAAGGGAACATATTAGAAATAGTCTGAGCTTGTATATTAAAGAAACCTATTGTTAAATCAAAATTTCCTAAATTGTAAATTCCATTATATGGATTATATTTAATTGTCCTTGAATATAGATCATAGTTGCTTTGAGTATTTAAAAATTCTAATAATGGATGAATAGAATATAATTCTGAAGATATCTGTTCTAAAGCCTTTTTTTCAGAAAAACCTAATAATGGTTTTATAATATCAGAAATACCAAGAGTTATATTATTAATAGTAAAATCTGCCAAAAATACAACAACTGAACTAACCCAATCTACACCAGCAAATACTCCATTCTTGATTGAATTTGCTATTCTTGACAATAATGTAGCTATAAGAGATTGTATTTCATTCCCATCATCATTAAAAAATGCAAATTCTAAAGTATTAGGATAAATCATCTTACCTTTCTTAAATAATGGATAAAACCTAATTGGAGTTTGTACTGAGATAAAATTAAAATCATATATATAATCATCAGAATTAAATAATTCATATGCAGAAAATGACTCTTCCAAATATTTAGGAATTAAATATTTAGGAGATTGCATAAGAGTTTTAAGGTAAAACCCAAATATATTTTTTAATTTATAATTTAATGTTACTTCGCTATTGTTTTGAAGTATCACTTTTTCTTGGAATTCATTCATCATTTGATATCCTATTTTTAAATTGTATAAATCTAAAATCGGATCAACATGATTTACTTTAGCTTTAACAAATAATACAGTAATTAAACCTCTTTCATCTAATGTATGCTCAAAAGCATCTATCTCGAAAATACCAAAAGTAGATGTAGAGTTATCAAGTAATGTTATTGTATCTCCGATTTCTATATCATCATTATATTTAATATAAATTTTACCTTGATAAGAGTAGCTTAACTCTTTAATCATTTGAGTAACGAGAAATTCATAGTGTCTAACAGAAGCTTCTATATTTGATTCTTTTATATTCGGATCTATAGAATTAAAAGTTTTCTCTTTAAAGTTTAAATTTAATTCTTGATTTGTATTAGATAATTTAGAAGGCAAAATAGTTAATATTCTATTATTTTCTTTTTTATTATAATCTATAGCACTAACTGTATTTGGTATATCATCAGAAACAGAGATTTCATGAGCTATTAAGTTATAAGAACTAATAGCAAAATGATTTTCTGAAAATTTTCTTATTCCATTTCTTTCTAAATAATCAAATTTATCTCTAGTATTGATTTTAGTTTTTTCATATATATTTGCTAGTATAGATGAAACAGAATTAGTATTTTCTACATATAATTTAATGCTATCTTCGATGATACTTAATATATCAATATCTTTATAATTAACTAAAAAATCTTTTTTAAACTTTTTTATTTCATCTGTACCTATTTCTAGTTCTTTTTCTTTATTATAATAAAACATATGATCTCTAAATAATGATAATTTAGGAGTATTATCTTTGTATCTTATATCCCATTTAGATGTTGTAATAAGTTGTTGTAGAAAATTAAAAATCTCTCCAGGAGAAGCACTATCAAACTTTAATTCAGGATTAGTCCTTATTCCTCCAAAACTAGTTGATGGCCCTCCGTTTATCATTAATTCTTTATTAACAAGAGAACTAGAGCTTATTGGTAACTTTTCCATTAAGTTCACCTCTTTCTTGACTTTTGTCTTAATATTACAATAGAAAATTAAATATTTCAATTTTGGGATAAATAACAGTTGAAAATGAAAATATAAGTTTAGCCTTGACAATACAAAAAAATAAAAGTATAATCTTAATAAGAAATTTATATAAGAAAAGAGGTAATAAAATGTTAAATATTTCTTTGGGATATAAATCAGATGGAAGGTTAAGTACAGCCACTTTACCTATGACAAAAGAAATGTTATCTTTTTTAAATGTATCAGATTCTAACGATGAAATTTTATTAGAATACAAAGAGAAAAAAATTATATTAATGAAACATGATAGTACAATAGATTGTTTTGAACAATTAAAAAATAAAGATGTTGTTTTTTATTATAAAAAAAACATAAAACTAATTTTTTATAAAAAAGGGAATTCAGTAAAGTTAAATGTTCCGTTATCAATATTAAATGATTTTGGGATAACAAAAGATAACAGGAATATAAAATATGAATTCAAGGGGGACAAAATGATAATCTCTAAAGATAAAAAAGAAAACAGAAATGGAAAAATATTTATGTCAAAAATAAATAAAGGTGGAGTTGGGAAAACTTTTATAACTTCACAACTAGCTTCTGGATTAGCCGAAAAAGAATATAAGGTTTTAATTATAACTTCAGACGACCAAAATAATATATGGCAACATTTAAGCAAAAGAGTTAAAGGAGAAAAACCATTATTAGAATTTAATAATGGATTAAAATATTCAGTAGAAAACTTAAATGATGATTATGCTATTAGAATGAGGAAGAATTTATTCTTTATTCCACTAGAAGATGAAACTTTTGGTAATAAATTCTTTAATAACATTAATGAATTTTTATCAAAAATGAGAGAAAAATATGATTTCATTTTTATAGATAGCCCTCCAACATTAAAAAAGATAGATACAGTAGATATGGAACTTATGAATTTAACAGATAAATTTATAATTCCTTGTTATTGTATAGATGATACAGTTCAAGGAGCTATAAATATTATTCAAAAAGTTGGAGTTGATAAAGTATTAAGCTTAGTAGTAAATAAGTATTCAGCTCGTAGCACTGAAAAAAAATATTTAAAAATATTAGACGATAATATAAAAGGATCGAATATTTTTTATCCTGAACCAATCCCGTTAAGTACTTTAATAATGGATATAATAGATAAAGGTAAAACTATATGGGAAACAAAAACAAAAGAATTAGATACTATTAGAGAGATATTTAATAGTATAATGGATACAATAATAGATTATAAAAACGGAAAAGAAGAGGTATATGATGAATTAGATTTCTAGGCTTTCCGACATTTTGTCGGAAAGTTAAATATCAATTTTTTTATAAGGAGTGAATATGAACGAAATAAATAAACAATTACAAAATATTGTTCCCAAAAAGCAAGAATTAGTAAATGAAAATATTATTAAATTCGATAGAGAAGAATTTAAGAATTTAAGTAATGAAGTTGTAGAGTATTTAGAAACTTCTGCATTCGATATATTAAATATTTCAGCTAAGTCACAATTACAATTAGGAAGAAAATTTCAAGAGATATTTGATACTTTAGGAAAGCAAGGAGTTGAAGAAGGAGTTTATACTAAATATGTACTTTTTTTAGGATATAGCGATAGAACAGTTTTGAGATATAGAAATAGATGGAAATTATATAATCTAATAGAAAATAAAAATACTAAAGGTATTATAGCTATAATGCCAGTAGTTTATGTAGATAAATTACTAAAAGAATATGATAGTTATAAAGAGATTTTAAAAGAAGATATAACTTTGGAAGAATTAAGAAACAAATTAGATAACAAAAAACAAGTAATTGAATTAAAACATGAAGAGATAACAATACCTCATGGTTTTTTCAAAGATAAAATATTTAATCTATCATTAAAAGCTGAAGAGATAGAAGATAAGCTTACAGAAGCTGAAAAGATCAAAGTTTCAAAAGCTTTAGAAGTTTTAGAAAAAATATTAAATAAATAAAATAAAAAAACTGTCCCACGCCAATAGAACAGTTTATGAGTGATTAATACACCAATACTAATACTAACATTCTATCACTCAAAAAAATAAATGTCAAGGAGTGATTAATATGAAATTATCAGAATTTAGAATTTTTACAAAAAATTTAGCAATATTTATGAAGTTAGGTAAAACAAACAGTGAATCAGAAGACATATTATTAAATATGAAAGCTGGAGAATTACAAAAATTATTGCAAAAAAATTAAGTATAAAAAGCAGGAAAATATTCCTGCTTTTTTTAATCATAACGATCTATAATTCCTTCATAATAATTTTCAAAATCGTCTTCATCTCCATCAAATGCTTCTTTTATATAATGTTCTGTGGAATCATAATCTGGATTATAATAATATTCATCTTCTTCATATTCATAATAATGCTTGTTTGTTTTTTCTTTTTTGTTTTTATATTCAGAAGGATAACCACCTAGAGGTTCAGTCCAATATAAATAATCGTAATAATAAAAATCATCATCAACTACATCTGATGATTTTGAAAAATCTATTTTAGTTATATAGTAAAATTTTTCTATATCATTTATTTGAGAATGTCCATAAAAATTAACTAATCTCATCTTTTCAAAATAAAATATTATTTGTTTATATTTTTGAGATTTGTATATAGTATAATAATAAACAAATTTAGGATCTTTAATTGTATGTTCCGAAAATATTTTTAAGTATTTTGAAAGTTTATCTGAAATAATATTCACTATCTCTGGAATAGGCATATGTTCAAAATAATTTCCTGTTGATATAAAATCATACGGATTATCAAAATCAGCATATTCTTTTTTTGCTTTATCTACGATTTTTTCAAACAATCCATCTTTAAATTCATAATAAAGGTCATCCTCATATAACGATAATTCTGTTAATACTATTATTAATTCTAAATTTTTTATATTCTCAGGTTTTTTTAAATCATCTATTGTGAATTTACTAATCATATCATGTAAAAATTCGTTTAAATGATAATCTATTTCCTGAAATAATTCGTCGCATTCTTCAGGAAATAAATATCGTAACATAGTTTTTAAGTATTCTCGCTTTTTTATATAAAAATCAACATTTATTCTTGTGACTTCGTTACATCCTTTAACTAAACGATTAACCAATAATCCAGAATATTGACTTAATAATGTATATATTTGTTCGTTAATTCTAGGATAATTAAGTGGGAATAAATTAAAAGTTAAATCTTGAAAAATATTTTTGTCATATTCAAGGTTGTATAATTTCATTTCATTTGAATAGAATGCAACATAGTATAACTCTATTTTTAAATAAATGATTTCATTTTTTATTTCAGTGGATATGTCCCTGCTTAATATTTCTTCAAATACTAATTCAAAAAAATAAAGTGGAAGCATTTCTGGAGGCATTCCGTAATAAGTAGGGCTATTAGTAGTTGGATGATCGTATTTTGTTTGTAGTTCTTCTATTAATTTTTTAAATATTTCTATGCATTCAATTGCAGATTTATTTTTATAATAATTTAATAAAAAATTACAACCTCTATTATGGAATCCTGATATATACTCTTTTTCTCCAAAGTCTGAAAAATGGTTAAGTCCATTATTTTCATTAAAAGGACCTAAATAGTTAAAATAATACATATAAACACTCCAATCTTCTTTTTTTATAAATTATATTAGCAAATAGAAAGTATGTCAATTATTATTTAAAGTTTTCTAAAACCATTTTTTTATATTCTTGAATATCCAAAGCATGGGTTCCGCCACTTTTTAAAGCAGTTTGCCCTATGAGATTCCAATCATATATAAAATTCTTAAAATTAAATAAGAATAATGGATCTATCCTTTCTCCATTTTTAAAAACCTCTAAATGTAAATGAGTACCACTACTTTTTCCTGTATTTCCCATAATCCCTATTTCTTGCCCTTTAGAAACAATATCATTTATATTAACTTCAGGCTTTGATTCTAAATGAGCAAATTTAAATTTTATTTTTTCTTTGTCATTAAATAAATCTAAATAATATCCGTAACTATCACTATATGAATTAGCAATTACTCTGCATTCCATAGGAGAAAATAATTTTAAACCTTTATTATTTGCTATATCTACACCTTTATGAGTTCCGCCATTTCTATATTCGCCAAATATACTTGTAACTAAATTGCTTTCAGAAGGAAGGTTTACTTCTTTTGATAATTCTATTAATGGAGTTTGAATGATATTAATATTACCTGTATCAGAGACATATGTAGTATTATTTTCTAATTTTACCGATGTATCATAATTGCCTATTAACAAATCATCTATTCCACTAATATTAGTTAAAAAGTACATACCATAAACTTCATAATCTCTGTCTATATTATTTATATTAGAAAACATATCAACATCTAAATCTAATGTAGATGTTGAACTAGCGTCATTAAAAATATCTCCAAATGAAGTATTTAATTTATATTTAGTTTTCATGCTAGTTATTAGTAAATTTTCTTTATTATAGTTAGAATTAGAATTAAAAAAGTTATTAACATTATATGGCATTTTATATACTAATGTTCCGAATACATTATAAAAACTAGATTCCTCATGTAAATTACCAAAATTATATATAGGATTAGGATTGCTACTAGATGAATTTGGATCTATATAATTAAAAAGATGATCGTTAATGTATCCAGATAAAAAATTTTCATACCCAATAGGTTTTTCTTTTATTCCATCTGAAAATATTAATTTAAATATATTATTTATACTTTCAGAAATTTGACCAATTACAGAAGTATCGTTAAATTTTATATTTTTGATTTTATAATTATATAAACTGGATGCAACATCAACACATTCTATTGATAATATATTGTTTTGAAATAAAATCTTATTAATAAATCCTTTGTAAGCAATTGTCTTTCTATCAGAGTAACCTAAATATATTTCTATCTCGTTTCCTGGTTCTATTTTTAATAATTCTATTTTTCCGTCTACAGAGTTAAGGACACCTATTCCTGAATCACCATAATATTCAATTAATTCTTTATTAAAATCAACAAAATTAACAATAGCTGTTTTTATTTTAGTAGTACTATTTTTAGAAATACTTAGATTAATGAGATTATTCATAGATATTATTTTATTAATATTAACAGTTCTATATATACCTGCATTATTATTATCAAATTCTTTAGTTTTTATAAATATATTATAATCAGGTATTGTTTCTGTAACATCACTGTTAATAATATTAGCAATCTTATCAAAATCATTAAATGGATCTTTATTACCTATAATTCTTTTCTTCATAACATCAGATATATTATTATTATCATTTTTCATTATAGGATCTAAAGATGGATAAAATAATATATTACTTTTTGCGTTTAAATTAATGTCTAAATTTTCCCATTTTATCATAATATTATTTACATCATCATCTTTAAATTTTTCTTTCATATTTTTTATAAACTCTAAACAAGTCTCTTTTGATTCTTCATGATATGAGTTTAGCAAAGATTGCTCTATCATTTTTTCAGGAAATAAATTTTTTATTTTTGTTCCATAAAAAAAATTATAATCTTTGTTGATATCTAAAGATTCAGTATTGTTTAAATTAGAAGATAAATTTATTTTATCAATCCAATAAGATGAATTTATATTATTTTTTAAATTTTCTAATAACGAAATAGAATTATCATCTATTTTGATTTTATCTATATAATAATAATAATTTTGAAGATATTGATTTAATAGGTAAGTAGTTTCTTTAAAAATATTACTAAAATTATCTATACGAGAGCTACTTTTTAATGAGAAGAAGCCAAATAACGCTGAAGCAATAATAAATGGTTTAATTGCTTCATTATAACTGTGTATACTATTGTTAGCTTTGATAGAAATTTCAGATCCATAACAAGAAGATAATAAAAATAAAAATTTACTTAAAAAAATGTTATTAGAAAAATCTATAATTAATTGTTCGTTAGAATCAAATAGTTTTTTATATTCTTTGTAAAGTTCATTAGATTGATATTCGACTTGCTGAAGTAACAATGATTCATTTTCTATTTTATCTCCAGAATTAGCTTTATATATTATAGCTATCTCATCTTTAATTCTTTCTTGAAACATTTGATCATTAAATGTAGTAATAAAAGCTGAGAAAAATTCGTTAATAATTCTTTTTATATAATGATTAATTTTTATATAATCTAGTTGATTGAAATTATAATAAAAATTATCCATATTTATTTCTTCAACAATTTTTTTGAATGTACCAAAATTTAAATTGAAAAAAATTCTTAAATAAAATTCTTTAAAATATATTAATTCTATAAGAGCATTTATTCTTTCTTCATTTGAAACAACTGTAGAAAAACAATAGTTAAATAATTCATTGAAGAATTCTTGATGAAACTCTATTAAGTTGTTACTTGAATAAAATTGTTTGTTAAATTCATCTTTAATATTGTTATTTGAAGATGTTGTATATAAAGAAATAAGATCTATATAATTATAAAACATAGCTAATTTATATATAGATAACTCTCTGGAATTAAAATTATCATTATTTAATTTTAATTGATTTAAAAAAATAGAAAAATTAAAATCTTTATAATTAATATTTTTATTTATAATGTTAAAATAATTTAAATATTCTCCGTTTTCTTCGATTAAATTATCTATAAAATAATATTCTTTATCACCAATTAATGAGTTTGGTAAAGAAAAACTAGTAAATGTAGATGAATACATAGAAATGTAATCTGCTATATTAACCTTATACAAATTTGTACAATTAATATTTCCTGCTTCATAAAGTTCCTGTTCGTCAAAACTACTAAGGTGGTCTAACTCTCCACAGGCTTAAATTCGCCACAGCAGTGTAGCTATTTTATATATCTTTATGCTATTCTACTTAAATTTATAGAAGCATTTAAATCTCTATCTATTATAGTTCCACACTCCTTACAGTAGTAAGTTCTATCTTTTAATTTTAAATCTTTCTTTATAGAACCACAGTAACTACAAGTTTTACTACTTGGAAACCATCTATCAGCTATTACTAACTTAATATCATTATTTTTACATTTATAAATTAGTTGTCTTCTTATCTCATAGAATTTAGCATTCATAACAGAATTAGCTAACTTATGGTTTTTCATCATACCTTTAACATTTAAGTCTTCTATAGTAATTCTTTCTGGATTTAACTTCATTAATTCAGAAGTTATTTTATGAATATTACTATTTAAGATATTTGTTTTTTTAATTTGATATTTACGTAGTTGTCTTTCATATTTTAAAAGATTTTTAGATTTAACTAAATCTGAAAACTTGGTTCTCGTTTCCATACAGTAATCTATCATCTTTTGGTAAATATGACTTACTTTTCTTTGGAACTTTTTAATTTTTTTATCTATCTTTTTAGTATGAGGTTTTTTAAATGATTGTCCATTAGAGCATACAAATAATGTTTTTAATCCTAAATCTATTCCTATTGGTTCTGTTTTATGTTTCTTAGGTATTGTTACTTCTCCTAAATCAACTGAAAATGATAACCAATAATCTATTCCATCAAAACTTAATCTAGCATTCATAAGTTTTCCTTGTAAGTTAAGCTTTACTTTAGAAAGTTTTACATCTCCTAATTTTTCTAACTTTACATATCTACCTTTAAACACCATTCTATCAGTCCTAGTTGGACATTTTAGTTCTGATTTTCTAGTTTTATATTTAGGATAATATTCACTATGTTTTATAGTAAATCGAAATCCTTTAGTTATTGATTTCTTTTTAGTTTTTTCAGAATAAGTAATTCCTTTAGTTTTAATATGTTTAAACCATTTTTTAAAAGCTTCACTACAATCTATTGAAGTCTGTTTCAACATATTTGCACTAACATCATTTAACCAAGAATATTCCTTATTTTGTTTTAGTTTTGTTATTAACTTTTGTAAATCTATATTACTTAGTGTTTTTTTATTTTCGTCATAATACTTTTGGATAGTATCAATACACCAATTATAAATAAATCTACTACAACCAAAACTTTTATGTATAATTTCTTGTTGTTCTTTTGTAGGATAGATTTTTATTTTGTATCCTTTAATCATTTTTTTCTCACCTCATATATATTATATCAAATAGATATGAGATTTTAAAATATATAAAATTTTTAATGTACAATTTGTATAAGCTCAATAACTTTTTCCAATGGACGCAACTCCATTGAAGTAATTTCGGTTACCCTAATTACCACTATCTTTCGATACGTGCAAAGACTATTTGTCCGCTTTTACCTAATAGGCAGTCAGCGTCGGTATTTTTCTTCCTCCATTCGCTTGAGGCTTTACTCCCTCGCCAAGGGATAGTCGTTGGGGGTTATCCTATTCGGATATTCCCTGCTAAACAGCCATTCTTAATACCACTTAGCACCTATGAGTCATTTAACTCTCATAGGCTTTTATTTCAGCATATGGCATCCTTAATACTTTTTTCTACTTTCGTAACATTCACGCTTGAGCTTATTTCATCTCTACGTTGTAGTGATTAAGGCTTTAGGTCATTCCTAGCATTAAAACCGAGGTACACACATGTTTCCATATATGCAGAGTGATTTTCTATATATTTATATACTTGTCATATTTTGACTAATATTTTATATACAGTTTTGTTGCTCCAAACTTTGCTATATAATAACTTTTGTTACCGATATCAGAGTATTCATTTTCTGCTTCAATAATTGTAGATAACATTTTTAAAATACGATCACTAGAATCAAAACTATTTGATAATAAATAATTTATACAATTTTCTAAATAAAAACCTACATTATTAAATCCATAAGAAGCTTTTTTTATTTGAGAATTACTTATATTATTTGGATTTAAATTATCTAAAGAAAAAATGTTATAAGAATTAACTTGCAATTGTATTGTTATAATAACACCATTCATATTTTCTATATTATTAAAAATAATATTTTTTATAGATGCACTGTGAAAATCAAACATATTTAGTAAAGGGTGTATTATTTCAATTTTATGATTACTAATATTTTTATCAGATAATTGCTTTATTTGAGATATTAATTCATTATCACTTTCATCTAAAATTAATTTAAAATTATAGAAACTCTTATCTGTAGCAATGAATGATTTGGTTGGGATAGTTTGTCCGTGAATAGGAGTGGAAGATATTATATTATAAGTTATTAATTCAATTTGAGAAATATGTTTATCGTTTATTTGTAAAATATAGTTTTTGTCTAAATCTTCATAATTTTTTAAATTAGAATAATATACATTTTTTTTATATACATCATCTGAAGTTACATTAAAATCATTAGAGGAAATTAATACCTTTTCTTTTAATAACGCATTTAGTTTTTCTATATTATATATTTTCATTTCTAAATTACTATTAGTTATAATATTAGAATAATTTTTATTTATTTCATTTAAGCATATTGTAGTAAAATTTGTTTCATTGTTCCAATCATTAAATGTTTTGGAAAAAGTTGTCATCTCAGCTTCGTTAAAACCATTTTTATGTAAAGATAAACGCATATAGACAGAATAGCCATTGTTTGTTTGTTCTAAAGAATTTATTTTAAAATTTTCAAGAAATACTATCAAGTGAGTTATTTCTTTTTTTAAGTTATCACTATATTTGAAATCTACTACTGATTGTTCTATATATAAAGAACTTTTAATTTTTTCTAAGATATATTTATTTTTTAAAGGAAGAGCTCCTAAAGCCTTAAACATAGAATATATTAATGCAATATTCGGTAATTCTTCAGCATCTATTAGAAATTCTATATTTATTGTATCTATTGTATTTAAATTATTTTCATCCAAGGAAGAACCAAATCCTCTAATAGCTGTTATGCTATTAGAGAATTTAGAAGTTTCAAATGTTAAATTTTTAAAACCATTATTTGCTACCTTGATATTATTAATATATAAAAATTCTTCTTGTTTAAAAAAATCCATTAATAAAACTCCTTTATGTTGGTATTTATATTATAATTGCCAAGTGTTCTGTACAAAGAACCTTTTGTTTCTTCATATTGCTTTTCATTAATGTCTAATTCTACCACACTTCTATTAGATTGAAAAATTCTAAAGAATAATCCTAAAGTTGCAATTGCTCCTCCTATTGTTAGAGCTTTTTTATTTTTTTGTAACATTTCAGCAACCTGAGTTTTAGTACTACTACTAGCAGTAGTTTGCTCTACAACTTTAGCTGTTGCCTTAGAAGATTTTTTTATATTCTCATTTTGTTCCTTTAGTTTTTCTAATTGCTCCTTTAATTTAATAATCATTTGAGTTTGGTTGCTATTATCTTGCTTATATTTTTCAATAGTTTTAGACAATTGCTCTGAAATATTTTTATTTTTTTCTCTTTCTTTGGCTAAATCTTCTTTTAAAAATTCTATTTTTTGATATGCTTGATCTATTTTATTTCTAATATTAGCTTCAGTTTCTTCCATTGAAGTTTGAATATGATTAATTTTACTAGTTAATTTTTCGTTGTTTTTTGTTAAATTATCATATCCATTGTATTTAACGTTTAGATTACTTATTTCATCTTTTAAATTTTTTATTTCCTCATTAGCTGTATATAAATCATTCTTTAATCTTTTTATTTCATTTTGACTTTCTATATATTTTTTCTCATATAATTTAACTTCTTCAACATTTTTTTCTAGATTGACATTAGAATCAGTAATATTTTCTATTATATTATTTACATTTGATTCTGTATCTTTGTAATCAGGAGAAATTTGGGAATTACTTATATTGTTTGCTACCACTTTTTCTACATTATTTGTATCATTAATTAATGTTTCAATTTCTTGAGAATTTTGAATTTCATCTAAAGTGTTACTTATAACTTGATTGTTTTCATATAATTCATCAGCAAGTTCTGTAATACTTTTTAATTCGCTATCTATATCTGATATTCTTTTTAATCCTATATTAGAAATTGCATAATTTATAGCATTAGTTAATTTTGATTTTAGAGCGGTTTCAAATCTAAGTCCAGAGTTTTTATTGTTAGGATCGAAATATTTTATAATATTATAAAATAATCCTTTTTCATTTATTTGAGAACGTAATCCGCCGAAAATATTTACAACTTTTTTATTAACATATTCTACTCCGTTAGAATTTGTTTTTACATCTTTTACAGCTAATGTATTTGTTATAGCACCTTTGGAAATTAATAATCCTATATTAGAAATAGTAGACAATAAAGTGTGATTATCTAATTTTAAATCAGAAATATTAAATCCTTGTTTAGTAAAATCTTTATTTAAGATTACAGCTATAGCTTGCTGAATAACGTTATTCAATTCTGAGTCTATGTCTCCTTTAAAGAATATATCACTTATATCTTGGATAGATGATATTTTCTTATTATTATATAAAAATTCTTTTCCATTCATTTGAATTTTTAATTTATTGGAAACGTCTATAATTTTATCAAAATCAATCATATTAATCAAAGAATCATTATCCATATAATTTGATATCAATCTATCTGTCTTATTTAATTGATTCATATTTAAATAAGGATCTGCTCCACCACCTAATTTTGAAGATATTGATAATTTTTCAATCATAGTTCCATATGTATTAAAATATCTTAATTTATTGGAAACTTCTTTAACTTTATTTATTTTTTTGTATATTTCAGATTCTCCAAGAATAGTCTCATTATTTTTTAAAAACGTTTCTATTACAGTATTAAACGTACTATCTTCTGAGGCTATAACAGAAAATTCTCTAAATGAAGTTAATGCTGAGTGAACAGGCCCTGTCCTATGTATTCCGGTATAAGCTTCATATCCAGTATCTGCTAACCATTGATTATTAAACTTAAGATTACCTTTTAATACTTGATTAGTCAATTCATTTAATAAAGAATACATACTATCTTCTTGCCCTGCAGAATTTAATTTTTTAAATTCTTTTATTTTTTTGACAAGTTTTTTATCAGCTAATTTTAAATCAAATATATTTTCTATTTGATTTACGTCATCTTTATTTACTATCTTGAATAAAAATTCTCTACGACTTTCATCATCTAATGATAATATAAATTCGGAAAAATCTCCTCTAGATATATTCATAGATTCTCCATTGTTAAATTTTAATATCAAGTCTTTAATGCTAGGTAATACTGCATGTTGAGAATTTTCATCAAGTACTCCATCTTGAGCTCTAATGTATTCAAATTTTAAAGCATAATATCTATCTTCTATATATTTAAAAGCATCTGAATTATTTGTAATATTAACTCCATCTAATTTAGCCCTATTTTTTATTAAATCCAATAAATGTTCTTTTTCTTGATTTAATTTTTTATGAGTATTAAAGATAGTATCCAAATCTTCTGATGACATATCGTTTAATATGTATCCTATTTCGGAATCTAAATTTATTTTATTTAATAATGTCTTTTTATCTTTTTTAGAAAATCTAAAATCATCTAAAACAAATTTTAATAGTTGATATCTATCTCCATCAAAGTCACCATTCATTCCTAATGCGGTTCTTTTTCCTATGAAACTAAATGCAGGTGCCCGAGTATCTATTCTGTTTTCGTTACCAATAAAGTTTTTTAAGAAAGATAGATTTCTGTCATGTTCATCTAGTTTTACAAATCTAGATGCTCTAATGGAACCAATATATTGATGAGGATTACGAGAACCAAAACCATATGTAAATTTAGATTGACCAAATGTATTATTTATCTTTTCTATTTTTTCAAATTGTTGTTCTGTTCCTATAATAACTCCAGACATTGAATTCAAAAATTTTTCTAATCCTGATATATTTCTATCGTTGATATAAGATTCAATTCTTTTTTCTCTAAAATCTCCAAAAACTAATGTCATAGCTTGTAAAAATTCTTTTTTCTTTTTAGCATATATATCTGAATTTGGATCTAAATCTAATAATTCGTTGAATGAATTTTTAATATGATAATTAATTGCAGTTCCCTCTGCTCCTTGAATTGTAGCACTAGCTCTAGGTTTATAAAATGTTACATCATCTAATAATTGTTGTTCAGGAGAATATTTGGAAATGTTAGTTACAGTATTGGTTAATAATCTACTTATTCCATATTCATATGTATTAGTAATAGCTTCTTGCATTTTATTATAAATATTGATACCTTTGTGACCACTAATAAAATCTTCTTCTGTATTATATAGATAATTATCTATAAAAAGTTGTTTTACATATTCTTTTCCACGCTCAATATATTCTATTGCTATTTTATTTTTGGTTTCATCATTAGATATTTCTAAATATCCAATCATATCAGAAATAGTATTTGCTATATCTTTATACGAAACATTTTCAACTATATTTCCTTTTGAATCTATTAATTTTCCTAATACACTATTAAACATTCCGTCATTAGTAAAAGTTAGAATATTTTCACTATCTAAAATAGAACTAGAAATAGAACTACTAGTAAATAAGAATTTATTATCTTTAACATTTATTTTCATTTTATCTAAAAAATCTTTAACATTTACACTTACTATATTTTTCTTTTTATCCATAACCAATGAATTACTAGCAGATGATGTTTTAAATTCTACATTAGATAAAACTAATCTATTAAATTCTCTGAAATCAACATTGTTTATAAATTCTTCGATATTTTTTCTATCCAAAATAAATGATCTAATTCTTCTAGATTCATTTTCATAAATATTATAATTTTTAGTTATTCTTTCTTGACTATATCTAACATATTTAATAATATTATCTAAATCTTTCTTTTTAGAATCATAATCATAATTTTTATCATTTATTTTTTTAGAAAATCTATTTAACGTTTTTATAAAATTATCGTAATATTTTTTTTCTTTATCGTTATCTAAGTATGCTACAAATGAAGAAAAATTATTCAGTTCATCTATATTTAACTGATATTTTAAATTATTTTTATTATATTCATTTATTTTTTTATATAATGTATCCCAAGAGTTACCGCTAGAATCTAATCCTACAAAATTTATTCCTTTAAAATTGTTATAAGCATTTTGTAATCCCGTTAATTTAAGATTGTTAGAAATAATATTTTCTATAGCATTTAGTTCGCTATTAAAAACTATATTACCGCTTCCATCAATTGAAAAATTAGTTATTTTAAATGGCATAAAACCATTTTTTGTAATATTTTCTAAATTCATAAAATTAACTAATTTTTCTCCAGAATATTGATTTAACATTTGTCCAAAATTTATCCTATCATCTCTAAAATAATTCTTAAAATATAAATTAATCATTTCAGTTTCTTCTCTTGTTAATTCAAATGTATTTTTGTCAAAGTCTCCTTCTAATAAATTTGAACTAGAAACAACAAATTGATTATAAATACCTATAAAATTATTTAAAACATTTTGATTAGAATTGTTATCAAAGAAAGAATTTAAAGCTTTAATCTTGTTTCCGAATATATTATTTGTTATATTAGTAGAATACATTTCATCTATTCTAGAAAAATTACCATCATTTAAATATTTAAAATTAGATTTTAATTGTCCTTTTACTCCAGCTATTAAATTATTTACTTCATTTATTTTTTTATCATAACTACTTGAATCTTTCATTATTGTTTTTATTTCGTTTTTATATAAATTTCTAACAAGATAATCAATACTTAAATCAAATGCTTGTTCTTTATTTGACAATAAATTATAAAAATGACTTATTTCATTTTTTAATTGATCGTTAAATCCTGTTAATTGCCCATAAAAATGACTATCTAAAGCATTTTCTGCTGGTAGATATTTCAATTGTTGGCCAATAATATTTTTACTTAAAAATTTATATCCATTTTTTGTAAATACAGATGAACTAGCATTCCCTATGTCTATTTTGTTCATAGAAAAATTCTTTAATAGTTCTTCAGCTTTATCATCTCCAAATAAATTTGCAATAACATTAGAAGGTAATAATGAGATATCCGATATCAGTTTTGATGATCTACTACCAGCTATTGCATCGCCCATCTCTTCAGCTAACCAATTTAATCCATTTTCAGAAAAAACTATATTGGTTAATCTAGTAAATTTTAGAGCTTCATCAACTTCCATAGCTTTTGATTCCTTCATCATATGAGAAAATGAAAATAACCTGTACGCTCCACCAGTATCTATATCATGAATTTTATTTATACCATAATTTCTCACACCACCTGTTGTTTCAACATAAGATTTCTCTAGATAAGAATTTTCTGAGCCAAAAAATATTTTAGCCATTTTTTGAGATTCTGAAGTTAATTGTCCTAAATAAACATTGTAAGCATCATATAATTTACCAGTTATTAAAGCTCCTATTTGTTCAGCATCATTTGCTGTAGGTATTCTTCCTAACAAATCTTCAAATCTTTTTTGACTACTTGATACTAAATAATTTTGAGCACTTCCTAATTCATTTATATTATTCAATCTTGAAATAAATTCGGATTTAACCTTATCATATTCTCCTATAACTAAAGAACCATTTTTGTATGACATTCCAATACCTAATAAATCAATTACGTTTGTTTTTTTTCCATTGATTTCAATAGTAGAATTATCTTTCATTATACTTAAAAATCTATTAAATTTTTCTTCAGGACTTAAATCAGTTGATCCTTCAAAGTTAGAATTTATACCATGAAGAGCCATAGTTAATAAGCTTCTTCCGTAAAAAGTTCCATTGAATCCTCTTTTACCTTTTGTCATCTTTTCGTTTAATATAGAATCAATAACATAAGTATACCCATCACTAACTAAAGTTAATAAACTTGTATTTATCTGGTTAGTAGCTTTAATATTATCATACATAGATTTTGTTCCTTGAGAATTTAATAATAATCCTTTTGTACTTATTCTTATACCATCACTCTCAAATCTAAAACCTTCAATAAAAGCATAGTTACTACCTGAAATTCCTGTATTATAACCATTATACAAAAAATTATCTCCAATAATTTTGGTAGTTTTTCCGTTTTGACTACTTTCAATCATATATTTCTCTAAGAATTCATTATATTTTCCGACACTAGTATCTACTGCTTTTATTAGCTTTTTTTTATCCTCTATTGTTTGTACACTATCTATTTTAGCAATTTCGGATCCTATACTATTAAATCCAGAAACTATATCTTTAATATTTCCATTTTCGTCGTATCTAGCATCAATATATTTTTTAAAATTATCATCACCTAAAAATCTTTTCAAAAAATAATACTCAAAAGAATTAGAGTCAGTTAATTTACTTTGATCAAAAGTAGATAATCTTTGGTAAAATTCGCCGGCGGATTCTAGATTAAATTTTTCTACAAACTCATTTATCGTTTTTGTATCAATTGAATCGTATGGAACAAACATATTTTTATTATCATACATTGAAATATTTTTCATAGATTGTAGAGAAGAAGTAATATTGGAATCTTGGAATGAATAGTCGGTATTTGTATATAAAATAGATCCGTATTTTGTATATAAATTACTAGAATAATCAGGATTATTAGTAGTATTTTGATAGAATTTATCAATAGTTTTTTTTGATTTTAAATAGTTGGCATTTGTAACTTTTGTTTGGAAAGCTTGATCGTAATTTTGCCAAGAAGAAATAATTTTTGCAAAATCTAATTCAGATCCATTATCAAGAGATATCTTTGCTCCAGAAAATTTATCTCCACCTTGAGAAGCTCTTTGTCCCATGATATTTTGATGTCCTAATATATCCATAAAAGATTGAGTTATATTAAGATGTTTACCTCTTGTATTTGCAGTTTGTTTTCCTGTTCCTAAAAATGTATTTAATGTAAATTTATTATTCATTAATCCATAAATATAATCTACATCAATATCTAGAGGTTTAATATCATATTTTGATGATGCATTTAGTTTTTCATAAGAGTCGAATCCATGAGCTTTAGCGTATTCAACTTCAAATCTTTTCTTAAACATATTTATTAACATCAGTTTATCTTCAGATGTCGCCATATTACTATTAGAGGCAATATTAAAAAGTTCTCTGAATGTAATATTATTATTATTTTCAAAATCTTTTCTTAAACTTTGCATAAAGTCAGATCTATAATCACCAATATTTAAAGAGAACTCTTTAGAATCGAAACTGAATAAATTAAACATAGCATTTATTTTATCATTTGTTAATTGGTATTTTTCAACTAATCTCTTTTCTCCTATCTTATTTGTTTCAAAAAAGCTTTTTGCATTGAAAGATAAATTATATTCAGGATTAAAGAAATTTATATCTATGTCATTAGTTTTTGAGTTTGCAAGATAATAAGAAGCATTTTGGTTTAATATCTCAGAAACTCTATTTTTATATCCAGAAATAAAGTTTTGAATGTTTATTGTAGGAACCATGATTTCAGGATTATAATCTGATTGAACATATTGTATATAATTATTATTTGAAGCAATCATTTCTGAAAATATTTTAGCTTGAACACTATCTTTTTGGACATTAAAAAATTTATATAATTTATTTTTCAAATCTTTTTCATTCTTTGTTGTTAAAGCCATTCCTGTAAGAAAGTTAGAAAAAGATGAATCGCTAAAAGTAAGAAGTTCACTATGAGAATTATAATATGATCCCATAGCCATACCTAAAGTAGACATAGTAGTTTGAGAAGTAAGAAATGCGACCGAACTAACAGCATCTATTGTTTCTTGATTTGCAGATACTATTCTTCTTATATGCTCTATTTTTTGAGCTTTATTAGTGTAATCTTCATTTGATGTAGCAAAAGCTCCTAAAACAAAATTTTTCATTATTTCATACATATCAGCATTTTCGTAAATTCTAGATCCATCAGGTCCAATTGTAGAAATTTGTTGAATAATTTTAGATTTATTTGTAGTTGTATAAACGATTCCGTTATTTGTGGATAAAAATTGATTAGGCTTTTTAAAAGTATCTATAACTCCAGAAATAGTGTATCTAGGGACAATTTGTTCTTTTCCTTTTATTGTTCTTTTCTTTTGATGAGCTCTTAATTCAACTATTGTAAATTGATCTCCTTGACTAATTATCCCTAAAGTATTTTTTAAATTGCTTAACATTTTATTATCTTTTTTTGAAGCAATTTCATTATTATAATTCATAGTAGGTTCAAAAACTAATAATGGAAAATTTTTTTCTGATTGAAATTCTCCTCCTATAAATAAACTATCCCATTTTTTTTGATTGGTAATGCCAAATAAACTTGCCATAGAATAATCGTCTTTATAAGATGTAACGTCTAAATACCCTTCAGTTAAAATATAATTTGTTTTTTTACCATCTTGCTGTATTAAATTTCTTTTAACATTTTCATCTGTATTAACTAATAATTGTAAATAATCATTAAAATATTTACCTATTTCTGTAATTTTTTCACCACGTCCAATTTTTAAAGGCGATAAAAATTGTCTTTCACTAGGTTTTACAAAAAGAAGGTCATTACTATCAATTGCTGTTTTAATTAATTCTATTTTGTTTTTTTCCATTAATATTCGCTATTCCTCCTTGATATATTTATATTACCAACACTGGATATTGTTGATGAAATATATGGTTTTTCATTATATAATCCATACATTTTTGATGATATAAATTCTCCCTCTTTTTGAGATATACCACCTCTATAAGCCTTTATGACACCTTGTCTTTTACTATCTAATTTACTTAAAGATATACCATAAGACGATTTTAATAAATTTCTAGTAGCATCTACATTACCTGTATATGCTCCAATATTTGTAATTTCAATAGAATTAGGCATATTTCTTTCAGGCATAACAAACTCTTTATTGTTATAATAAGCTTCTTGCCTAGCCCAAATTGTTTCTAAAATTGTAGACATTCTTTCATTAGAAGTAGCTAATATTTTTTCTCTAATATTTGCATTAGTTGTATTAACTAATTCTTCGAAATAAACAGCATCTTGTTCATTTAACATATCAGAGAATTGTCTTAAATTTTCTGAACCAGTCATATTATAAAAGGATTTTTCTCCAGAAATAAATTTAATTTTTTCTATTTCGTCTTGTATCTTAGTATCATCTTTATAATCAGATGATGTGCTCACACGTCCTAATATTGAGTTTAATGGTGATGCAATCATCCCAAGCATACTTAGATTACCTAAAATATTTAATTGACTAGAATTACTATTTAAAAAGGCTTTATTAGTTTGCATTAAAAAATGAGTAGCTGTAGCTATACTATTTGAAGACATAGTATAGTAAGGTTCAACGAACGATGAAATTGGGCTATCCCAATCCCTAAAATAAGGAGATTGAACGCTTTCATAAGACCATTCTTGATAAGCACTTCTTGTACCAAATACTTTCTCTACTTCCATTGTACCAGCAGAACCGGCATAGACAGAAACTGCACTTTTTACAGCAGTACCAATAATTAATCCCAACAAATTTGCATTAGGACTTCTATATACATTTTTTTCAACAGTTAATTTATTACTAATCAAATTACTATCTACTCTTAAATATTCTCCATCTGAATCCGTTCCAACAGCAGACTCATGATTTTCTGATATTTCAAATGTATAACTATCACCTACATTAAAGGTAGAATTTAATTCATCCATTAACTTTCTTGCTCTTTCAGAACCATAAGTTTTGCTTAATTTATTAAAATCAGAAGTTATTCCAGAAATTTTATATCTTCTGCCATCATCTCCAATAAATTCGTTTAAAGATAATTTTTTCTTTATCGTAACATCTATTTCTTTAGAAGGATTAAAGATATTAAACTTTTCATTATAATCACGTTTTCCGTAAAAATCTGCATAACTTAAAGATTCATAAAAATATTCTCTTTCTTTATTAGACATAGAATTTAATTCATTCAAGAAGTTGCTTTTCATTATTTTAAAGTTATCACTTAATGGAGCAATCATAGATAATGTCCTAAATTCTTGAAGTTCTTTACTTATATCTCTGTTTTCTTTTGCTTTTTCAAAAGATCTTCCGGGTATTATGTATTCTGCATAATCTAAATTACTATAGATATTATTCCCATTTTGGAAATATTCTGGCATCCAATCAGCAGTTTTTTGCTTTAATGGATTCATTTCAATTGTACCTAAAGAGTTTCCATTGTCAATCAATCTTCTAATTGCCTCTGTTGTCCCAAAAAGACCTCCTAATTGTAACTTCTCATAAGCTCTATAATAACTTGTATCATTATCTAGAGATGATAATGTAACATCATTATTATAAGGATTAGTAGATCCAAAAATAAATTCTGTAGCTTTAGTTATCATATAACCTGGTAATCCTGAAAAAGTTTTTAAATCTTCTATTCCTTCAAATATTGATTCAACAAATCTATTTGGGTCTGTAAACTCTATATATTTAGGAGAATATGGGTTACGTGAATCATAATTAGGATTAATCATTAAATTATCAGATACTCTCCAATATTGTTCTCCTATATATTGAGTTGGCTTTATGACTTCTCCAACTGTAGAAGACAATAAATGCCCAAAGATTGGAATATCTTTAAATAATTGTTCTGTTTTTGGGTGAACAAGTCCAAAATTTTCATAAGCTTCTCTTTCTTCCTTATAAGGATCCAAAATATACCAAGGATATTTTGTTAGTAGAAAATCTCTTCTAAAAAATTTCTCAGCTTTATTAGAGTAAATTCCAGAACTAGGATTTCCCCATATATATAATAAATGAGGTCTGTATTGTCCAAATTCTTCTCCTTCAGCAGATTGACGTCCAGCAGTAAACCAGTTTCTATTTTTTTTAACTTCTATTGGCTTTCCATAAAAATATACATCTATCATTTCAGATGGATCCATTAATGGATCAAAGAAATGAGTGAATCCATTTTCTATTACACCAGGAGCCATGTTTTCTATTGTTCTTAATACGCTTAGCATCCCTGTATATTTTAGTCCATATTGTAATCCTACTCTAGCAGTAGCATAAGCTCTAGTCCCTACTCCAACTATACCATTACCAATTATAGGCACTTCATCAGGTACGATCATATCAGAAAAACTATTTAACGCAATAGCCCCAGTAGTTAAAGCCATTAAAGGTAAATATCTATACTTAAAGAAATTTTTAAACATTTCACCTGTAGTATTACCTAATTGTTTATTAGTCAGCCTTTCTATTCCTATAACTTCGGCAGCATCTTGAAATTTAGAAAATATATTTCTAGTAGATAGATTTAATGTAGATTGACTTTTTAAAACGGAATCTTTACTAGAAGAAACAATTTTTCTTTTAATATATTGTTCTGTTGCTATATTTTCGCTTTTAAAATATTCTCCTCCAGAAAATCTAACTATTGTTGAATCTATTAAAGATTTTACAGCATTTAAAATACCTTTAGTTTCTAAAGCTTTTTCAAAACTACTATATATTAAATTATTTACATATTGATTATTATTTTCCATTTTATAATATAAATTCATATATAGATTTTTAAATTGATTTATATTTTTAGCTTGAAGATCTCTTCTTATCATATCTTCATTTCCTTTTGATGTCTTTCTTTCTATATAATCATCAAAAGTCTTATTCCTTATTTTATTTATTTCTTCATATGTGTTAAAATTTAAATCTTCTTTATTTAACAGTTGATCGAAAAAAGAAGCATTTCTATTAAATGTATTTGTTTCTTCTAACTCTTTTATTAAAGAATTTTTCTTATCAAACATTGATTTACGCATAATCTCTTCTTGAAAAGCTTTCTCAACTTTTTCTTTATTTCTATTAAGTATACCTCTTCTTTTTTCACTAATATTGGGCTTAATTAGTTTTTCGTTAATATCTTTATATAGATTTCGATAATCTTCTAAAAGTTTTTTATGTTTATCTTTGTTAAACTCTCCTACAAAGTCATCTAATTGATCAATGATATTCCTTTTATCTTTTTTAATTTTTTTTAATTCTTTTAGAAACACTGTAATATTATCATTATCTTCAAAAAGTTTAGAGTTTTCGAAACCTAAAATTTCATTGTATACATTATAAAAAATATTATCTTTATCATTAATATCTATATTATCTAAATATTTTTCTAAATTATTATTTTTGATTTTATATTTATTTTTAAAAGAGTCAAAAATAATATTTTTTGCATTGTTTTTGTTTTGACCTATTTGTTCTATAATATTAAAAAGTTTTTTTGCATATTCTTCATTTATTTCTTTATTGTTTTTTTGTAAAAAATTAAAAACATCAGAAGACTTTATTTCTCCGGTTTTTAAACCTTTAAATATATTATCAAAAGAATAATTAGGATCTTTAGACATTTGAATAAGAATATTATTTATTTTTTGTAATGTTGGTTCTAATAATTTTGTTGCATTTTCTGCAATTTTTTCATTATTAGTATTAAAGATTTCTATCTTTTTTAAAGCATCTACAAAGTTTTGGTTTTGACCATCTCTTAAAAAAGTACCTATTGCATTAATATACAAATCTACATTTTCTTTTCCAATTTCTTTATCAAACACTCTAAAATCTTTTACAATATTTTCAAAAATACCACTTTTATAAAACTCATTTAAATATTTCGCTTCGAAATTATTTTTTAAGAACTCTTTACCTAAATAATCAAATATTGATTCAAATCTTTGGTTATCTTTAACTATTTCTTCATAATCGATTTCTTTGTTTTTTCTAAAAATAAATTCATAGGCATTATTAAAAATGGTACCTTCTTTGTAATATCCATCTTTATTTAAAACTCTTCTAAAACCTTTATCTTTTTCATATCTTATTCCAAAAGGATTGAATGTACTTTTTGTTAGACTTTCTAAAGCTGTTTTAAAACCTTTATTTTGAAAAGTATCATATATTTGTTTTACTGTTTTTGTATGTTTTAAATCAGCTTTTCTAACGTGATAATCTTCATTTAATATATCAGAAGTTGTTTTCTTGAAATCAACTTTAAAAGAAGCAGAATCGCTTTTGTAATAAACAGTACTAAATAATTCATTATTATTTTTTTTATTTGTTCTAAGATCTCTGATTTTAATTTTTTTAGAATTTATATTATTTGAGTTTCCATAAAATTTAAACATAGAAGTTTTTCTAGTTTCAGCATTATTTTTGATATTCGTTTCCAATACATCATAACCATAAGCAAAACCATCATTGATAATAACACCATTACTTTCTGTAAAACCTAATAAATTATTATGAATATTATTTTTAATTCTAGCATTGCTTTGAATTAAACTAAAAGGAGACCACATATTAATCATTCTTCCTATATGTCCGCTATAATGTCCAACAATGTTTTTTTCGAATATGCTAAGTATATTCATTGTTGAATTAAATCCGTCTAATGCTGTGTTATCTATTATTCTATTTCTACTTTTTTCAACAACATTAGTAAAAGCAAAATTTTTCAAAATATCATTATTCTTAAATCCATGTAATAAATTATTATTATAATCTGAATTTACAATAGAAGCTTTTTTTCCAAGAAACATATGTTCTCGTATTGATTCACTCAAGTCTTCTATTTTACCATTGAACAAATTGCTGATTTCTCCGTATGAATAATATTTATCATTTTTATAATATTTATCAACTATATTAGAAAATCCATTATCTATTAAATATTTAACAAAGTTTTCTTCAGTTACTTCTAATTCTTGGCTAGAGTAATCTCTAACAAAATTGTCTGCTAATATATTTAAAGGGTTTCCGAAATGAGCATCATCTTCTAATATTCTTGATATATTAGCATTTATTGTAGATGTTTTTTTATCATATTCTGTATATCTTCCAATTATATCTGTAAATATAGTATTTTTTTCTATATTTCTATATTTTATAAATTTTTTATATTGATCTTTAGTTATGCTTGTATAGTCTATTTCTTTTATATTTAAAGAATTAAAATTAATACCCTTAGCCATCATATTTAAAGAATTAATATCGACATCTCTAAAATATTCTTTATAAACTTCATAATCACTATGGTTTATTATGTTATTAAATATGCTTTTTAGACCTTCGGTTGCTCCTTTTTCTGAAATATTTTTTAATGGATTATATATAAAAGTATTATAAATGCTAGAAGCAATTGATTTTCCGCCATCAAATAATTTACCAACTAAATACTTTTTGTCACTAGCCATAGCGGCTTTTCCTGCATCACCAAGTGTTGAAAACATAAAGTCTCTAGCATTAGAACTAAGATTGATAGAAAATAATGATATATTTTTATATAACTCATCCATTTTTTCTAATTTGCTATAAACGCTTGCAAAATCATTTATTGTAGAATAATTAACTTTATGTTTTATTATTCCTCTAAAACCTTTTAGAGCATAAATTGCTCCTATAGCTCCTATGTCAGATGTGTAATCATCATCATTGCTTGTGCCAATCATAATAGAAGTTGAAAGTCCAGCTTGTACTATATCATTTTGTAAATAATCTATATTTTTAGCCTTACTTATTTTTTTTAAAGAAGTTCCAGTAATTGCGGTAATTAATCCAGCTTTAACTAATTTCTTTAAAAGGCTATCTTTAGAAACTATATTTGGATTATATTCATTTTCTCTTAATTCTTTTTGTATATTATCGTTCAACTAAAATAGCCTCCTCATTTGTCATTTATAAATTATTAAGTTTAGCAATTAAGTCTTCTTGTTCTCTGCTTACTGATTGTTCAATTTTTAATTCACCAAAAATTTTAGTAAAGTATTTTAAAAACTCTTGATCTTCTTCTTTAGAATAATATTTTGGTAAGAAATCATAAAATATTTTTTTTATTTTATCATCTTTTAAAGTTTCGAAATAAAATATTGTTAATAATTTATTATAGTCCCATTCATAAATATCACTAAGATTATAATATTCTTTAATAGATAATAACTGTATTAAAAAATATCTAATATCTTCAGAAACTTTATTTGATATATTTATACAACTTTCTAAAAAAGTTTTAGCGTTAGATAAATTTAATTTGTCATAAATGAAAGAAACTATTTCATATTTTATTTCTTGGTCCATGTTTTCTATTTGAATTTTATCTATATTTGTATATGTCAAAATAAATTTTTCATATTTTTCTTCTTCAGGAAAATATGAAATTTTATCCTTTAAGTTGTATTTTAATTCAAAACCTATATCCCCTATGTAATACATAAATTACACCTCTATAATTTTATATCTTTTATTTAAATCACTCATATTGATTATAGTGTCATATAAACTTAAAACCTCTCCACTCGTAAAAGATTTATTGATATCGTCTTTATTTATAGGAAATAGTACACCTTTTTCTATTACGAATTCCATAAATTTTACTGGATTAGCTTCACGAGATTTGTGTTCACGTATGAACTCTTGGTATTCATTTGGATATATACCTTTAACTAAAAATATTTTTTCTTTTTTGTTCAACATTATATCATCATATGAATTTTCTAATAACACTATTTTTATATTATTATCTTTCATCTTTTGATAAATAAAAAAGTCATTATCAAAAATTTCTACTCCTTCACTTCTTAATTTATCAAATAATAATATTAAATTACTCGCTTTTTCATCTTTAATAAATTCGCTTTTAAAATCTTTAAATTTTTGATTTGAATATAATATATTTAATGCGTTTTCTTTAACAATTGTTTCATCATTCTCAATATTATTTGATAACTCTATGCTTTCCTCAACATTATCAATTGTGCTTTTTACTTCTTTATGCTCATCTATTTTTTGTAGTTCTTTATTTTTTTTAAATTCTTCAAAAATATTATTTTTCATTTATACCCCCAAATTATCCATTATAAATCATTTTTTTATTAACTTGATCTTTAGTTGCTCCAATCTCTTTTATTTTTTTCTCAACATCAGATGTTTTATTCTCAGCATTAATTATTTCTTTATTATTTTCTTTCATAATATCCTCCTTCTTTGTTTAAACTATAAATTTTTACTAGGATTTCCTATAAATTGATAAATTTCAATAATATCATTTTTATTTATATTAATCTCAGTTTGTTTTTTGGTAAAAAGAACATCGTATATTTTTAATGTAGGATTATTTAAATTTCCTTCATATACAATTTCTAATTCAAGATCACTAGTGTTAGATTTATAGTTTTTATCTATATAATATAAAAGATTATCATTTTTTAATTCTTCAGACAATTCGGCGTTATTTTTAAATATCTCTTCATATTTGTAATCTTCAGAATTAATCTTTTGATTAAGTTCAGATAGTTCTGTCTCAAAAGTTTTGATTAGGTTAATTATTTCTGCAGTTTGAGTATTTATCTTTTTTAATTCAGAAATACTATATTCTAAATCAGAAATTTTAGTAGATAATTTTTCGTTTATGATTTCTGTTTTAAATAAATTTAAAAAAGCAGAAACTGTAACCTTTCTCAATGCTATAAAACCAGTAATTATTTTTTTCCCATTCAAATATTTTTTATATAAATCTGAATTATATGAATAAACTGGAATCTTTTCATTACTCTCCTCTATATTCATAACAACACTATTTGCAACTATAGATTTATTATTTTTATCTAAACTTAAATAAATTTTAGTAGAAATAGGTTTTGCATAAAAACCATCTTTTATAAACTCTTGTTTAAGTTCTTCATCGAAAATACTATCTTGTTTATAATACATTACACACCTCTTAATTTTGTATAATTAGTTAACATCAATCTGCTATCTTTTCTAGCTTGTTCTTCGCCGATTTTGTTTTTAAAGTTATAAAATTCTTTTATAAATAGTTGTAATTTTATAACCGAAGAATCACTGCTGGTTTTTTTTCTAGAAATGTATTCAATAACAAGATTGTTGAATACATCATCTAATGCAGTATTTAAAATATAAGAAACTCCATAATCTAAATTTATTTCGGGTTTATTAGTAGGATATAATATATTTATATATTTTTCCAACATATTATTTGTTATAAGAGAGCTAATGCTAACAATATCTTTTTGAATATTAATTATCTCATTTTTATCTCTGATTATATGGTAATCATAATTGTCAGAAATAAAATTATTATAAAAATAAGGTATTTGGAAAGGAAGCATTTCGCTACATATAAATTCAGCTATAATTCTTCTTCCATAATTATCAGCACTTTGATCCATCTTTGTACTAATAAACTTTAAATTTTTTAATACAAAATCACCAAATATATCTTCATTTTTGGATTGAACACAATAAAAATCCATTGGATCTAAATCTTCTAATCTAAATTTATAATTTTTTTTAGAATTTACAGTTTGATTGTGAGAAAATAATAAATCTTGAAGAGGATATCCTGATAGTACTTCAAATACAAAAACTCCACCATTTATTTTAAAAGAATCTATAAAACCCATATTTTCTTTAAATCCAATATGAAATATTGGTTGAATATTACTTGCACTATCAATTTTTAGATATGATATATCCGGTCTAGAAATATTATTTAATCCATTTCTTGTAAAAAAACAATTTAATTCATGGAAATTATTTTTTGTTATGACTACATTCATTTAATTCTCCTTTTTTTATTAAAAAATCCTGCAAATGCAGGATTATTATTTTATTCAGAATCTTCTATAGATTCAGAAACTTCTTCTTTAATAATTGGACCAATATTAGATGCTATAAAGGAATATTGAGCTCCCATCATAGCACTTACTCCGATATCATGTCCTTCATTTGTAAATATTACACCATATATAGCTTTTGAAAACACTTTACCTGTTGTTGGATTAAACAAATATATATGAATAGAACAAGGAGGTAATTGATCTAAATATTCCAATTTATCTAATTGTTCTATAGTAATTATTCCATCTGTATCTAATGATAATGAAGATGCACTTACTGGTTGATAAAAAGACAATTTTCTTCTTAATATAGTACCTAAACTTTCATTTTCAGTTGAACCAGTTATGAAGCCTGTAATTTGTCTAATTCCATTTGAAACACCAACAGGATTAGCACTACCCATTACATATCTAGGAAGCTTTGGTTTTGAAGTCCAAATTTGAATAGAATTTAATTGTAACAAAGGTATATTATATATTAATAAATCATCATCTTTTTTAACAGAAAATTTAATAAAAATTTTTGCATCTTTACCTGTTCCAACTTGAAAAGAAAGAGTTTCTTTAGCGAATTCAACTTTTTGCATATTTTTAAATCACCATCCTTAAAAAGTAAAAACTTCTTCTTCTGCTTGATTTGAAGATCCTTCTTCATTTTCGTTGCTACCTTTAACAGGTTTGAAACTATGTAATTTTTTAGCTATAAATTGATATTGCTCACTTACAGCTAATTGTGTTACCCCTATTCCAGATGATCCGCTGGCGAATTTCATACCTTTTATTTCTAATTGTACTTTTTTGTCTGGGTCATTTTCTTTGACTCCAAGTAAAACTAGATCAATCATAGGAAAATCATTTATAAATTTTAAATCATTATATCCAAAAGATGGTTTACCATCTGTATTTTCAAAAGATAAATAAGTTTTCTTAAAGCCAGCTCTTTTAAATACATCAGTTAATGCTTTTATAAATCCTTGCTCTAAAACAGCAAAAGTAATATTTCCGACAACTACACTACCTCCAGTGGCTATAGATGATGGCCTAGAAAAACCTATATAAACATTAGGAATATTTTCATACTGAGTAACTCCAGAGATCGCAGAAACATTTCCTAGCTTCAATAATTCAAATTTTTCAGTTTGTCCATATTCATTATATTTAGTTGTTATTTTTAAATATGCCTGTATTTCTGTTCCATTAAAAGAATCAAATACAGCACTAGGATCTTTATAGTTATTAAAATTAGACATTTTATTCCCCCACTATCCCATTATTATCAATTTTTCTCCAAGGCTCAACTCCGCCTAAAATAAGTACCTTAGTTGCTACATTATGAAGAGGAGAACCAGGAGAAATTCCAAATGTTTCAGATAAAAATACAACATCTTTTAATTTAAATTGATATGTATTTCCAGTTTCATAAACTCCTGTGTTAGGATCTATTTGATCTGCATATCCTGTAACTATAATATCTATAGGAGGCAAATCATCAAGTGCTGTAATTTCTTTTTGATATAGATTTATATCGAAATCATTTTGAGCACCACTCATTAATGCAGAATTTGGTTCTGCAAGAGTATAATCATCAAATGAGAAACCTTCTAAAGATGCATCTTCTAATTGTTCTGTCTCATAATTAAATTTCTTAATATCAGAAAACATATTGAATAAAACACCTGCGTCCATACTTTCAAAAGTTATTTCTCCATAAGAATTTCTAATTCCCTTTAAGACTCCAGCAGGAGTAGATCTTCCAGCTACATAGTTAAATGCTGTTTGTCTATTTATTTCTGCAACTATTTTTTGAAGTGAACCTAAATTGTATCTAAATCTTTTGTATTCTGTTTCGTTTCCAGTATTTCTACTTAAAGTAATTTCGCAATATACTTTTAATCCAGAACCCTTACACAAAACTCTTCCTATTAATTGAGTACTTTTATCCATTATTTATTAGTCACCTCTTCCCAATCAGTTAGTTCTCCTATTGCTAAGAAAGTTGTTAAAGAATTTAACTCTAAACTATCTATACCTTCTGCAAAACCATTAGATTCAAATCTGACACCTTTTATTTCTTTTTTGAATATTTTAGATTTATAATTATGGTCTTTTGATTGAGCAATAAGAATGATGTCAAATAAAGGCATATCACCCCATTCAGCATCTTCTGCATTTTGATGAGAAGGCATAACTAAACTTGCATTATAATCTTCTAAAGATTCAAATGGATTATCTGAAATAAGAGGGAAAACTATTTTATCTCTACCTTCGTTAATTCCTTTTGCTATTTCTGTTTTTAATGCTTCTAAACTATCACGATGGAAAATTTTAAAAACAATTTGTCCTCTTACCATAGAAATTCCAGAAGTTATATCAAAAGGATTTTTTGTACTTAATGTATATCTTGGAGTTACATTTGTAACATTTTCCCAAGAAATTTCTGCCAAAAATCCAATATCATAAAAAACTCTTTCGTTTACATCGGCATAGTTTTTTGTAAAATAGTTTTTAGCAAATGCGAATTTACATTTAAGTTCAATTCCATTAATAGCTGAAGCTACTATTTTTTCTCTCATTAATTAAGTCTCCTTTCTTAAAAAAGGTATCCAGATAAATTAATGGATACCAATTTTAAATTTATTATTTAACTTTAGCTCTAATTCTTAATAATTTTAATGTTTTGATTTCAGTTACTGTAAAGTCTATATATAATGCTCTTAAATTTTTACCAGTAGAATCTTCTTTTAAGTCTTTTAAGAATAATTTCAATTCATAATCTGAAGTTATATATCTTCCAACACCTGGCTTGAACACTGTATCTTCTAGTTCAGTTCTGATTAAAGCTAAATCTGTAACCTCATCAAATCTAGTACCTTTATATTTTTCACCTATAGTTTTTATTCCTTTTGTTAGTGCATATACTGTTACAAGATTTTCTATATCTTGGAATTGAGAATTAGCACCAGTCATAAGTTGACTTCTAGAAACTGCTCCAGAAGTAGTTCCAGTAATTTGATCTAATACAGAATATTTCATTACATTTAATGTATCTAGTTCTTTATTAGAGAATGCTAATTGGCATTCACCATTCCAAGCAAGACCTTCAGGTGATCTATCTAATCCAGCATCAATGCAAACATTTGCCCATTGCATAGCCATATAGTTTCCGTTAAAATCTTTATTATTTACATTCATAATATATTTAGGAATCTTGCTATCTTTTATGTTTTGAGGAATTTCTTTAGACACAGTAATCGTAGTAGTATTATCAGTATTTTGTTTAACTTCAGTTACTGTAGCACTTAAAGTTAAAATATCTAATTTATCATATGTATAAATTTCTACATTATCTCCAACTGAAAAATAGCTAGTAGTTTTTGTAGTTAAAGTTGATTCTGAAATGTCTTGAATAGTTATCTGAGGAAATCCTGTTAACCCACCTAAATTGTTATATCTATTTGCTCCAACAGCTACAGTTAAATACATACCCAAATCTATTTTAAGCCCTTTTATAGTTTGAGTTCTAATATCAGTAAATGCTTGATAAAGGCCTTTTAATTTTTCTATATATTCAGTTTTTGCTTTATTAGATTGATTTCTTGGAGGTTCAGGAGAAAGGAATAACATACAATTGTTTTTAGTTGTAGTTATTGTATGAACAAATTTTAAAGCTCTAAGTAAAATATGGCATTCAGAAGAGTTCTTAGCTATATGAACTTCAGATACAGTTAAATTTTCGTTTCCTGTTTCTGCTTGTCCTAAACTATCTATTTCTAAAACTCCTTGATTTATTTCTAACACATTTTCTTCATCTATCTTTAATATAAATTTTTCACCCAAAGTTAACTGTAGTCCGTCACCTATAGCGGCTATCTGATTAGCAGGATTAGATGTAGGAGAAGTTAAACTATTAATTGTATATTTTGCTTCATGTTCTTCAGCTTCTGGATTATATGTAGTATCAATTTTAAATACCATATCAGCTTCTGTACCTTCTTCTAAATTTGTGATACATTTAGCTACTTCTCCATTTATTTTAAAAGTGATATCACTATAAATTCCAATTCCATTTAATTGTTCTTTAGAGTTTTCATCTCTTTTTAATTCAACCGTTAAATCAAATTGGGTATTTTTGTCTACATAATCAGCATCTCCTTTTTTATGAACATTTCCTATTAAATTTAACAGAGATGTTTTATCAATAATTGGATCACTTGATTCTAAATATTCAACAAACTTTTCATTAGGTTTATTAGCTAAAGATTTATCAAAAGAAATATCTGCTAATACTACTTGTCTAACAGGATAGTTCTCTGTTTCTTCAAAAGCAAAGTCTAAAGCTTCATACATATCCATTAAATTATTTTTATCAGGTGATTCTCCGTTTCTTTTAACTATTTTGCAAATAGCTATATTTGTATCTGTAGGAGCCAAAGAAATTATATTAGAAACCTCTCTAGTTATATTTATTCCAGATAATTCTAAAGTTTTTAAAGCTTCATCTTTTGAAACTATTAACATAGGCTTATTTGGTTCTATATACTTATCATATATATTGCCTTCTTCATCTTCGTATTTAAAAGTATCAGGCATTATCGAATAAATAGTTATAACATCACTAGCAGCCTTTTGAGTTTCGGATATAGGTGGATTATCTTCTATAGTTAAAAGAAATCCAGGTAAAGTTTTTAATTCGGCCATTCTTGCCCTCCTTATAAAGTATTGTTTTAAGGAAAACTAATATATTCTCCATTTTCAGGATAGTCTTCCCATTCGTTATTATCATTAATTTCACCACTACCAGTAGTAAGTTCATTGGTGAAAATTTTATATCCAGTTAATATATAATTTTTATCTATGGTAACAACTTCTGTTGTTCTTATTTCAAAAGTTATAATAGTTTTTGTTAATGAATCATCTGTTTTTTTAGCAGATGATTGAATAGAGGTTATCCCTGAAGCAATTATGTAATTACTTTTGATTATATTTGAATATATATTTAAAGCCCTTTCCAAAATATTAATTAATTCTAATTGTTCTTTTATATTTTTTGTTAATAAAATTAATTCAAAACGATTATCAAAGTACATATTCGCATATTCATATATCTTATCGTCAATTTGTTCTCTTTTGTAAAATCTTGGTATACCTGAAATTATATTGGAGTGAGAAAAGGTTTTAAACTTGTTAGATTGGTCTTCGCTGATAGGAGATCTATTTTTTAAAGATATATAAATATTTGGTTGCTTGTAACTATGAGTTATATTTGAAGCAATATCTTCATAATCTTCAGATAAAACTAATTTTGGAAATAATTTTTCTTTTTTATCACTTTCTAAGGCAAAAGCAAAATTTATATTAGTTTGTATAGTTTCAATTAGATTATGTAATATGTTTTCGTTATTAAATTTATAAACATTATTGTATTCTAAAACAAACTCATTTAATTTTTCTACGTTCATTTACTACCTCTAAATTTAAATAGTTTATTTTTTTAGCAAAAACTTCATAATAAATAAAATCATTGTTTTTATAAGTTTCTTTATTTATAATTTCAAACGCTGTAACTAAATTATCTTGATTATCTTTAATGACAATAATGTCATCATTGTTTAAAAAATAATATTGTTCAGGAAAATAAAAAGAGTAAATATCAAATGTGGCTTTATTTAAATCTTCTTTTTCAAAATAACCTAAATTTCCACTACTACCTATTTCGTATCTAATTTTTTGAGTTTCTATAAATGTTCTATGTTTCCCTGTTCCGAAACATAAATTACAATTTATATCTGGTTCAGACATTAAAAGATTATCTTTTTCAAAACATTCACAATCTCCGTTTGATTTTAATATTATTACCTCTTTTCCGGTATTGCTAATTTGATTAAATTTTTCTTTATAGAAATTCATTAAATTTTCTCCTTAAAATTTTACATTTTATTTGAAAATACTCTGGAATAATAATAGGCTTAATATTTGATGATATTTTGTCTTTTTTTACTTTTATAGATTTATTAAATATAGAATTATATAATTTTTGTTCATTTACTTTGATTATATTTTGGATTGCATCATGAGAAAATATAGTACCTTCATTATTTTCTCCTCCTGTTTTAAACTTTCCTAAAGTCATATCTGTATTTTCATAGTTATTCCCTGGCATAATAGATGAGCCATTTATATATCCAAAACTCATAATTGATTTTATACAATATAAATTAACTAACTCTTTAAATATAGGAAATAATTCTATGTTTTTATATTCTTCTTCTGTCAATCCAAATGATTTCTTTAACATTATAGATTTTTCACTTATTAATTTTTTATAATATTCATCTTCCTTTAAATTAATATTTAAATTTAAATCATTAATCTTTTCTTTTAATGATTTAACAGTAGAAAAATGATATAAAGGAGTATTTTCATATTCTAATTCTATTAAATTTCCATTATTATCATTTATTGAAATTACTGTTATAGTACCTTTTTTAATTTCATGAATATAGTTTCTATTGTTAATAATTTCAATTTTTTTCTTAATAGTATTAAATGGAAATTCTGGATATATTTCATTTGTATATTCGTTTATAATTATAGTTAATTGTTCTTTAGTGATTTCTTCGCTATGTATATAAATTTTATTTTCGTCATTAATTATTTTTAAAGTTTTAAACGAAATAATATCAGTATTACTTTCTATTAATTTTTCTTTATTAGTTTCTTCATTTTTAATCGATTCAGAATTTACTAATTGGTTTTCAGAAAATATATATTCGATTCCGTCAGCAAAAAGTTTATCTCCAACATTAAACTTTCCATTAATCAAAATATATTCATGATCTAATATTTTAAAATTGGATATACTTTTTTTTATTGGAAATATAGAGCCATTAATAGATTGGTTAGTACAAATAATAAAATAATCTTTTATATAATATGGTTCATTTTTTGAATATTTATACTTTATATACTCATTATTCCAAATTACTTTCATTTTATACTTCCTTACTTAAGATTAATTCTTTTAGTTCTGCAACTTTTATATTGGATTTAACTTCTAAACCTAACTCATCTGCTATTTCTAATAATTCTTTTTTATTTAAATCTTTTATATCATCTTTTGTATAAAATTCTATTCTCTTAACATTAGATGGAGCTTCAGATAATTCTTTAATATTATCTGGAACAATAATTTCATCAACTATTTGAAATTCTGTAATCTCATCTTCTCTGACCACTTTTAAAAATTTTTTATCTATATATGATTCAAGTTTTTTTAAATTTTCTTCAGTAGCTTCAATTCTTGGATTTTCTCTAGTTAATGTAATACCATTTGTAGAAACAAAATGTACAGTATTTAACTCTATATATTTATTCATTAAACCTCCTGATTAGTTTTATATAATGTTACCGGCTAATTGCCGGTAACATATATTTAATAAAAGATATTTTTATTCCTCCGCTATTACATCAGCTTTTGTGTAAGTAATAACCTCTGGCATTGCATCAACGTCAACTACATCTCTAGTCATATTGATGTTTCTGAAAGCAAATATTCCATGATCATTATCTACAACAAATTGGTAATAAGTTTTAAATTTAATTTCTTCAGTATCAACTAATTTGTTTTGAACTGTATCAGATATAATTCCTTTTCCATTATGAACATATGATAAAGCTCTTGAACTATCAACTAATAAGATATCAGAACAGTTATTAGGAGCACTTGCATGTGCTTGAACAGGTTTTGCTGTATATCTTGTTTCAGGTTTATAAATTGGTTGTCCTTTTACATGGAATGAAAGGAATGGAGTGACAATGATTGTATAAGTTTTATTTTGAATTAAAGGCGGATTTAAAGGCTCTACTCCTTCAGCCGCTTTTAGTGTTCCTGAAGTTACAGATTTTAGTTTAGTAAACATATTGTGCCCAATTGTTTGTTTTTTCTTAGGTAATAAGAAATATACATTAGCATTTTGTTTAAAATACTCTTTAACAGATTTTTCATACATGAAAATATCATAAGCTAAAGGATGTAAGAACATAATATCAACATCATATCCCTCAGTTTGAGTAGATGCAAAGAAATCTCTTAGGTCTCTCATTAATAATGTTCCGTTCTTTAAAGTAAGATTTGTTCTAGATACTCCAGATGGCATTTTTTCAGGATCCAATCCATCAAAATAAGTTTTTGCATTTGCCTCTAATAATCTTAGAGCTTCAACAGATTTATATCTCTTAATATCTGCAATTGCAGCTTCTGTAAGCATTTTAATACCAGCAATTCCTATTCTTTCTTTAGCCTCTTCAGAGTATTTTACTTTTACCCCTACTTTCCATCCAGCAGTTTTAATATAGTTTTCTGCACTTTCTAAAGAAATTGTATTATATTCTCCACCTTCAGCTATTCTTGTAGTTCCGTGTCCATCTTTACCTACAACTACGTTATATATTACAGACCCTTCTTTAAGAATAAGCTCTCTTGAAACAAACATCCAAGCTTCTAATTCTGGTTCTTCCATTTGAGACACTAATCTTGTAACAGTTTGTTGAACTAAAAATCCAAGAGTAGAAGTTGAAAAGTCTTTTGTGATTATTCCGTCTTCTTGGTGAATGAAGTCTTCCATTTGGGCAGATAATTCTGCAATAGTTAAATGTTTTTGAGTTTCCACATCAAAACCATTGTTATATATTATATTAGCAAAATCCTCTATTCTAGAAGTAATCTCATAAACATTAGATACTGTTTGCCCTTGATCGTCTGTGCTTTCTCCTTTTAAAACATCTTTTTTGAATATTTGATTAATTTTATGAAAGTCAGCAAACGATTTTAAAGCCTCTTTCATTGTATTATCAGAATGTTTAAATAATCTTTTTCTTATTTTCAAATTAATTCCTCCTAAATTATAATGTAATACAGAAATCTAAAATAGTTGTTGTATAGTCTGGTTTTTCTAATACTGTACCTATATAATTAAATACATCTCTAGATTGTCCTTTAGTTGCTGGTCCTTGTAAATCATATCCATAAGCAAAAGCTCCATTATAAGCATAATTGTTATATTGTCCAGGATGTCTATGAGCCATAGCTCTAGCAATTATTTCATCAGCTTTATCAGTTTCAGAATTCCATTTAACCAATCTTCCAGCATACATTGCAGCTGTTTTCGGATATTTTCCAGAAGTAGCTTCTTCTCCAGCAAATAATATTGGTAGAGTTCCATCTTCAACTGAAGCTTTTATTTCAGTAGATTTAATTACCCTTAAAGCATCTCCAGACTTAATCTCAAATAGAGCTTTAGTTGCTCCTGCAGTCTTATAAGCAATACCCATTTGGAACATAGCTCCTCTTTGCCATACTGTAGGAGTTAATTGAGACATAGTTTCAGCGTAATTAAGTGCTCCTTTACTAGGAGATCCTATTCCTGAATATTCTCCCTCTTTAGCATCTGTAAACATGCATTTAGTTCCAAGCAATGGTGTTCCAATCATACCAATAGGTTTTACTGTTTCATCAGCAGGTTGAGTATATCCTTTATCATTTATTCCTACAGCTACAGATGTTCCAGATACAATATCTAATCCTTCTGGAGCAAATCCTTCTGTCCATAAAACTGTTAATTTAGGATCAGCACAAGGAATTCCATTTCCAGGAGAACAAATTTGAATAGCGTCTCCTCTGAAACCATTAGGTATTTTATGAGTTTCTTTTTTTATCATTTCTTTTATTCCTCCTCTATACAAGCATTAATTAAAGCTTGCATTTCATTATCTATTTTTGTTTTAACTGTTTTTTCATCATTATTAAAAAACTTAGAGATTGGATTTTCACTAGAGAATTTTTCTTCTTTAGCATCGGTAGTGCTTGTTTGTTCTACAATTTTCTCTTCTACAACCACTTGTTCATTTAAGTCATTTGTTGGCTGTTCTTTTTGTTCTTCTTTAACAACTTCATTAGTTTCATTAGAATCATTAGTTGTTGTTTCTACATTTTTACTTTCTTGTTCTTTAACTTCTGTTTCTTTAGAAGCATCTACTGTTTGCTCTTTTTTTTCTTGTAATTGTTCTAACAAAGTAATGAAATCTTTTACTTGTTCTGAGTTCATAGAATCAAACAATCTTTGAAAAGGTTCTTTGAGTTCATCAGATAATTGAATTTTGCTTTCAATTACTTGTTTCAAAACATCTTTAAAGTTTTCCACAGGATCCTCTTTACCTCCTTCTTCTTTATTTTTATTTTCTATTTGATTTAAATCTTGATTATTAACTTTTTTATCTTCCACTTTAGCATTATTTTCTTCAACATTATCGCTAGGTGTAATATTATTTACATTATTATTTTTTGTCATTTTAAAAACAACTGAAGTGTCATTAGCTGGTAAATTTACAAAAGATAATTCAATTGGTTCATAATCAAATGTATTTACAACGCAAACTTTTTTTTCTTTTTTCCCATCAACTTCAACTTCATATTCTCTACCAGGAAAATGAGGACAAGAATCTCCATAATAATCATTTCCACAGATATTACAGATAGCTTTATTCATAAAAGAACTTTGAGATACAGTTAAATCTATATCGTTTTCTATTCTATTAGATAGCCATTCATCTGCTGAAATTCTTGCGATCACACTAGATGTTCCATTGTTAAAAGCACCTATTGAGTCGTAATAATCTACAACTTCTTCTGGTAATTGTTCTTCTATAGAAGATATAACTTCTTTATTTTGGTGATTAATGTAGAAAGCGTTTTCGATACGACCGTGGGGAGTAGAAAAGTATAAATCATGATTGTAAAGAATAGGTTTTTTATATGGCATTAACCATTTTTTATCTTTAACAGTTTTTAGCCAAGATTGATCATCGTAGTTACGATTATTGATAATTTTATTACTGCTTGATACAAGTGCATAATATACCATATCTGATTTTTTTTCAATTTGAGACGAATCTAGACTACGAAAATCACTAATAGTAATATTTTTTGAATTTTTGTTTTCTTTATAAAATTCGTCTTGCGTTAAAATTGTTTTAGTAGACAAATCTATATTATCGGTAATAATCATTTTGTTTTTTGAATCCAAAAAGATGCCTCCTTTTTTTAATCTTTTTTAGTTTTTTTAGTAGTATGTGTAGTTCCATGTTGATTAGCAGGATTATTTGTGTTTTCAACTGTTCCATCAACTTCTGATTCTCCATATAAAGTTTTAAATGTAAAATTATTATCGATATCTTTAACTAATCCACACATACTTCTTGCTTCTTTTAAATCAATCATTCCAGCCTGAAACAAATATGTAGCATGTTTTTCTTTACGTTCTTTTAAATTAAAATCTTCGTTAAATTTAATAACTATATCATTTTCTCCATAATTATTTCCGAATAAGTCAAAACAAATCTCTTTAATTAAAGTATTATTCAAAAAGTTTTGTAAAGTAACCTTAAAATCTTCAATAATAGAATTAGTATTTTCTTGTTGGGTTTCAGAATCTTGTCTACCTGAACTAGATAAACCTAATTGAGATTTAGATGAATATAAACCAGCGACTATTTGATTTTCTAAACTATCAATTATTTTGTCAGGAGAACTAAATGATTTCTTTAAAGTCTCTACATTTATAGGTACATCAGTTATTAGATCTGAGTCAGGATATGATAAATTTTCTCTTATACTTTTGTAACTTTCTGGAGTTACAGGTTTAGATGCTCCATTTTTAGAAACTCCAACCATATATATACTCTTTTCTAAACTTTGATCATTATAAGAGTCCATAGCAGTATTTAATAAAAAAGAATGTTTTCTTAAAACAGGTATTACAGATATCCACAAAGGCATACCAAAGATTTCATCACTCTCTTTGTTAAAATAATAATGCCATATATCTATTTCATTTTTATATATTTTAGATATATCTAATCCGTCAGGATTAAAGCAGAATTCTTTAGCAAAAGATGTTCCGAAAGATTTATTAACATGCCAACCTTTATTTTGAACGATTAATATTTGATTTAATTTCCCGTTGGAATCTCTAAATGGAATGGAAAAAGAATTGGAATATTTGATTAAGTTAATGATATGTTCTTTAAAAAAACTCTTCTCGTTATAGTTTGAGTTTTTTAAAATAGTTTTGAATCTTTCTTCTACTTGTTTTATTTTTTTACAATTTATATTTTCAGAAGTAAACACAAAATCATTACTAATAACTTTTTGGCTAATATTTTGAATAACTCTATTAAGCATAGTATGAGCATCAAAAGATGCTTTCAGTTTATCAATTACTTCATCCATATTTTTAGTCATTGAAAAATTTCTGTTAGAATAGAAATAAGAGAATTCATTTGAAAACATAGAATAGTTTTTCCCTAAAGTTTTTTCAGATGAGAAAGATTTGTTAAAAATTGATTGAAATTTATTTTTAGTATTTTTTATATCTAATGCAGTTTTGAATTTATCTAAAAATTTCATTTTTTATGAACAACCACCTCCAAAGTGTTTAAATTTCTCCGCCGGCGTATTTTTATTTCAATAACTGTATGATTTCATAATTCGTTAACGGCATATTGTTCTCGTAAACTACATTTTCTATTTCTTCTAATAATTCTTTTTTTTCTATGGCCGTAGAGAAACCTTCGTAATTGTTGCTTATAGTAATACTTTTATAATCAGAGCCAGTAAATTCATTATTAATATTTTTATTCAATATTGAAGAATTTGAAACATACACATTATTTTTAGTTTTAGCATAATCTAATTCTTCAGTCAATTTTGAATAAATTTCATTTAGATTTTTTATAACATTATTATTAGGCATTTTTTTTGTTTGTTCTTGCTCTATCTCTTTTTGTATTTTATTCATTTTATTAACTATATTTACAATTTCATTATTTTGTATATTATTAATAAAATCTCTAATCTGTATTAATGTATCATATTCATTTTCCGTTATTATAGGCTTAGAAACTATATTATCATTAATAATATTATTACTATTATTTATTGAATCATTTTCATTTTTAATAATACTGATATTATTATTTTCTGTTCTTACAATTAAAGATGGTTCATTTTTATCTTGCTCATAAACTATTTTTATTCTATTTCCATCTCCATCTTCTATATAAATTTCTTTATTTTCGTAAATTAATTTTTTATTATTAGAAGAGTTTATTACATTAGATATATCAGCAATATTAATATTCTCTATTTTTTTATTTTCATCAATTGATTCAGAAGAAATTAAACTTCCATTTTTGTCATAATAATTTATATTGATTTCTTCTTTATATTCTTCATCTATATATTTATAGTATTCTTCATCATCAATAAATGTATAAATATCTTTAAAACAATCTTTTAATTCTCCACCATTTAAAACAAGATCATCTATTTCATTCAATATATTTTTTAATCTTTTATTAATAGAGTCTCCTAATATATTTAAATTAAAAATATATTTATTATCAGAAAACTCATTAAACATATTTTTTTCAATCTGTTTTATTTGATCCAAAAGTTCAAACTTAATTTTTATAAATAAATTTCTAAATAATAGATCAGAAATAAAATAACATGCTAAATCCAAAAATTTAATTATAGAGTTAATAGAATTATGTTCTATATTTAATAATTTTAAAACCTCTAAAATTGATGGCAAAAATCTCATTATAAAATCATCAAAATTTGATATGTTATTAACTTCAAAAATTAATTTGTCTATATTTTTTTTATTTTCTTTCATTTTTGTTTCATATTCTTTTATGCTAGTATTTAAATAATTTTTATATTTAATATTAGAAATAAAGTAGTTATATTCAATTTCATCTTCTAATTTAATGTTATTTTCTGAAGAAAAATTAATAAGTTCAACAAATTCTTTATAAAATGAAACATTTTTTAAATTAAATACGCCATCTATTCTCCGTATATTTTTTTCAATAGAATATACATCATCTATTATATTAAAATTATAATTTTTCATTTTTTCAAAATTAACATAATGAATCTTAAAAATATAATATTTTTCAACAGAAGTTAAGTTATTTATTATACTTCTTATATTAGAAATATTTGAAAAATCAAAATTATTGTATATATTTTCGTTACCACTTAAATATACTTGTTTCATTATTCCAAATTGAAGCATAGAATAAAATATAGATAAATCATTTCTAGCATTAAATGGTTCTTGGTAATTATTTTTTGACAATTTATCATTATATAAATTTAGACCACTAAGATCATTCATTTCATAATCATACGCACAATAACCTATTTTCTTAATATCATTTTCTCTAATTCCTAAAGTTTGATAGGCATATGAAACAAATTGCTCTCTACTAATATTAGAAATTATATTTTCACCCTGAGCTTTTTCTAATATTAATTTAAGAAAAATCAAATAATTATATATATCAGATAAAGAATAATTGTATTCACCTATTAATAAAAATTTAACATAAAATAAATTTTTTACTGCAAAACTTAATGAAAAATCTAAGACTTGAGCTATAGAATTTAACATCGAAGTAACCATACCTATTATTTCGCTTAATATACTACTTCCAGAATAAATAATAGGTGATTCTAATATATCTAGAATTTCAGATATATTAGAGATAACATCATAAATAGATTTTCCGCCTATAATTTCTTTATTGTACAAAATATCAAATAATATTTTAGAATTAATGTTTTCTCTAAAATACTTATGCATTTTTAAAGACTCTTCATCCATATAATCATATTTATTATTATTTATTATTTGATAATAAGGGTTCCTCTCTCCATTAATAAAAGAATAATAAACAGAAAATACTTTTGCAAATTCAGATTTTCCATAAAAACTAGAATCATATGTCTCTTCAGTTCCAGTTGCCCATCTTGTATCAGTATTAGAAATATTATACATTCTTTGAGATGGATAAAAATTATTATTGTTTTTATCTAAATAAGAATAAATAAATAATATTGTTTTGATTATTCTGCATTTATCAGCTGAATTTTGCATTTGTTTTAAATAATTAGTATATTTATTATTAATATTTTTAAGGAATTGTAAATCTGGATTAAAAATATTATCTTCTGTGAACATCTCCAAAACTTTGTTTATATTTTCTTTTAATTCATTTGAATGATCTTCTCCAAAAAGAAATTCCAATAAATCTATTTCAATTGTTGTATTATTCTTTGAATGAAATTTATCATTTGATTCAGAGTCATCTATTTTAGGGGTAGATGAAATATTAACAATTTTAAAATATGAACTAAGTTCTATAAATGATGATTCAAAAGAATTATAATCTCCATCATTTTTATTAAATATTTCAGAATATTTATTTACTATATTTATATTTTTATCACTATAATAAGAATTAGAAACATCAACTTTAACAGAAGGTTTATGAAGAGTTTTTAAAGAATTAAATAATAAATTTATAAATTTTTTATTAGCAAATATATTAGCTATTTCTATTAATTCTACAGAATATAATTTAGAATTAAGTAAATCAAATATGATTTTATCAGGAGAATTATGTATAGATATATAATAAGCATATAAATTAATAAAAAAATTTTCTTGATTTATATTGTTAAAATATGTATATTGCAAAAATAAATTTAAAAAATATTCTTTATTTTCAAATTTTGATTCATTGAAATAAATTAAATTATATTTAGATATAATATTATTTATATTAAGAAAATTATATTGATTATTTAATTTATATTGATTTATTTCTAAAAAATCTTTAAAAGATAAAATTCCGTATTTATCAGAATAAATTTGGGTCAATAAATCTATGTACTTTTGATCATTCATTTTCATTCACCGAATATCTTTTTTCAAAATCATTATATTTCTTTTTGTTATTTTCTCTTTTTAAATTTCTTAATACATCTTTGTCAGAAGATATTATTTCTAGTGTATTTAATGGTTTTAAATCTATCTTAGAATCATTTGAGAGAAAAAAAGAATAGATATAATTTGCACTTTGTAAATATAATGGATTCTTGGTAACAGAAGACATTTAAACACCTCCAAAAATATTAGCATTATCTATAGCATAATAACATCTTTTTTTAACTTGTTCAAAAGCGTTGTTTTCATAGCCATTATATGCTAATTCTCTTTCTGTATACAGCAAACTAGTTTCTATAGAATTATCATATTCACTTCTATTTCCTGATTTATTTAAATAATCATTTATAGTTTTTATATTTTTATATTCTTCAGTTTTATTTCCTAAAATTTCATAATATTTATTATTATTTATTATAGAATTATTTATTTCTTCAGAAGGTATAAACATACTAGAAAACATTACGCAATCATAAAAAGATACATTATTTCTTTCAGGCACTAAATATTCATTTTTATCGTATCCAGAAAAATCATAATATATTAATCTTGTTTGAATAGAAGATGTGCCGTCTCCTGGAGTGTTAATGATACTTTCTCTTTTGCATTTATCAAAATCTATAGATTTTAATATATTGTTCGAAATTAAATATTTAAAATGATCATAAAAATAAGTAATATATTCATATTTTTCATATCTATTATAAATAGAATTATCACTTTGATTATATATATTTAAATGATATTCTTCCATTGTAACAAATTGAGATATCTGATATGTTAATTTAGATAAAACTTCATTTATAGCTGATTGAATTAAAAAATCCATAGAATTATCTATATCTTTTAAAGATAACAATACTTCTTTTTTCATGAAAGCATATTGTAAATCCATAAGTCTTCTAGTTATACTATCTTCTCCTAATGCGTTTGTATTAGATAAGATATCTTGTATAATAGGATTATTATACATATTTTCTATAGTTGAATTATTAATAGTTGAATTTATTTGACTTTCTACAAAAGGTTTCCCACTCCAGCATTTATATTTCCATAAATATAAATCTTTTAATCTATTTTCTGGATCAAAAACAAATATACCACAAGCATTTTCTTTGGCTCCAGTTATTTCTGTTGGAACTATATTCACAACAAATTTATCTCCAATCTTTACACTTTTGATTTTATCTAAATCATCTAAACTATCAACTGAACTTCCATATTGAAATGTTTGATTTTCAAATCCACTTTGAGTGCAATCACTTATCATTGTAGATGGTACACATTGAAACAATTCATTGATTCTAGAAGAAATTTTTTCTTGCCATTTGCATAAAAACATTTCAATTAAACCACCTATACATAAACCTGGAAATACTTGGAATTTTTTATATCCAATTAGTGGAGGAATATTAGCGTTAAATAAACCAAACATATTACAAAACGAATAAATATATTGAATTATCCCTCTCTTTACTCCAAGTTTATTTGAATCAGAATACATACATAAATGACCAGTTTTATAACTTTTACTTGGGCATCCGTTTCTACTTGTGCTTATAGTTGAATTAGCACCGCTATATAATACTGTACCATCGCTTTTAAATACTATATCTTTATTAGAAATTGTATCAGAAGCTAAAGGTTTAACTCCTCTTTCTCCTCCGCCCCAAAATAATAATGAAGTTAATTCTGAATAAGGTATATCTTTAAAATTACATATACCCAAATTTGAGTAATCTATATTATATTTTTTAAATTGATCTATAATATTAATTCTATTATCATCAGAAATATTTTCAAAAATATCTCCTAAATATAAATCTTCTACTGGTAATTCAATAAGTTCTTTTTCTGATTCAAAAATTGGAACTCCGTTAATCGTTGCATAAATAAAATCATTCTTTGTAGTTACATTTTTATTAGAACTAAAATATTTATTATTGTATATATTATTTAAAATATCTGAAGCTACTAAACTTTTATTATTTTCTATTTCTTTTGTTTTATTAGATAATGCATCTTTGAAATTTTTATTAATAATATCATTTTCTTCTATAAATTCTTTTATAAAATTGTCAGGAAGATCAATTCTTATGCCTTCTTCTGTTACTATTTTTTTATTTAAAAGATCTATATATTTAATTTTTTCTGATGGTTCGTTTGAAGCAAAAATTATTTCTCTATTAGGATTATATATGTTTCCGTCTGAATCTATTGAATATCCATTATCAAAATTAATTTTACTATCATTCATAATTCCTGAAATGTTATTGTTAGAATATAATATTTCATCAATAGATACAGGAAGCTCATTTTTAATTAAATCTCTTGCATCTAAGAATGCTTGTCCTGACACATTAAAATTTTCATCATAATATTTAGGATAATTTGGAATATAAGAACTTATAAACTGATGCAAATTATCTAATGCTTTAATTAACTCTTCATCAAAAAAAGGATCAACCTGCACTTTAGAAGTTTTTATTTTATCAATTACATTTTTTTCAACTTCGTTTATATTGCTCAATAGATTGTTTATTATTATATTCTGGTCAATCTCATTAATTATATTATTTTTATCTTCTAAGTTGTTAGAATATTCAATTTTTTTTGAAATTTCTAAAAATTTTTTTATTTCAGTTTTATTGTTTTTATATTTTTTAAAAAAACTCAAAATTATGCCTCCTAACTCTTTTTTTCTTATTAATTATTATACTTGTAGCATAATTTAAATTATTAAGCGAATTAGGTTTACTTTCTTGCTTTTTAATTATACTAAACTCTTCTTCGTTATTAGAAAATTGTTTAATATAACTTTTATCAATAGAAGCTACAATTGTACCAGTTTTTCTATCGAATATTGCGTCGTTATTTTCTATTATTGCAAAGTTAGCTAGCAATAATCCATCTAATATATGGTCATCACCTTCAAAAACAGGATCTTCTCTTGAGTCGAATTTTTTTATTCTGTAACTTTTTATTTGATCTATTAGTAAATTTTTTCTTTCAGGTTCTTCTAATTTACTAATAGATATTTCTTGCATTTCAAATCTTTTTTGTAAAAAATATACCATCATTACTTTTAGTCTTCTTTTCTTGACTTCTCCAGTATATATATCTTCTGTCTCATAAGAACTCGAAAAATTTACACCTTTAAATACGTTATGTTTTTTTATATCAAAAAAATATTTGCTTAAAACTTCATTTTGCATAGAACCATGTCCTTCATCTACATAAACATAGTTTGCATCAAAATCATGATAAGTCTGGATAATAGTTTGAACGGCTTTAGTTTGAAGATTTTTTATAGGTATTCCATCATCAGAAATAGTATGAAGAGAAATTCTTTTTAATATTTTGAATGGTTTATTAGAAAGGTTGTATTTATTAAATCCAAGAACAACTATTTGTACTCCGTTTTTATATTCGTTATAGTCTACACCAATAGATATAATCCAGTTGTTTGGATTAGTTAATTCATTTCTGTTATTAATATAATTATAGTTTTCAGAAGCTGATTTAATATCTTCTGACTTAAAAATGTTTTTATTACTATCAGCAAACTCAGCTAATACTTCTAATTTAAAATCTTCTTTAGTATAGTCTCTTTCTAAAGTTCCTTTTATTTCATTATAATGTGGTAATATTGTAGAAGGAAAATGAAAGTCTTTCCATTCTGGATCTTCTAAACACCACTTCTTAAAATTACCTTCTATGGCAACAGGAGTAGAAGTAGCTATCATTTTTACATTTTTGTTATCCAACAAGAATGCTAATGTTGTTCTAAACGCTAATGCAGGAATATAAGCTGCCTCGTCAAAAATAACAACATCTGCAGATTGACCCCTTATTGAGTCTCCACTGTTACCTGTTGTAAATCCTGTTATTGACGATCCATTATCAAATACAAATTTATTAGGTTTTCTTTTTCGCTTAAATTTATTTTTATATATTGAATTTTCGTTTGAAAGAACAGATTGCAGACGTTCAAAAATTTCATCTATAAGGTTTTGGAATGGACCTATGATAAGTATTCTTGTTCCGGGTTCGTTTATGGCTGTATGAAGGCTTTCTATAATTATATATTCAGTTTTACCCATACGCCTTCCACAACGTACAACTTTCATTTTGGCAGTGCATAACAATATTTGTCTTTGATAGAATTGGTCAAACCCTCTATCTGGATGTTTTGTGCTCCAACCTAAAGTTTCTTTAGCCCAAAGTAATTTATTTTTGCTTAATTGCATATCTATTTTTACTTCTTCGTTTAATGAGTCATAAGTATTAGTATCTATTACTTTGTCTAATGGATAATATGGATTTTCAAAACTATTTAATGTTTCAGCAAAAGGAATACATTTTATTTTAAATTCGCCTTTGTTTTTTATATGTCTTTTTATACATTCTTTACAAATATTGGAAATTTCATATTTTATTATATTAAACACCTCCCATTTTCTAAAAAATTGTAAAATTTTTTGAATCACTTAGTTGTGAATCTATTTGTATAGGATCAATGTCTCTTAATGAATTTTTAGAAATATTTCTATTAGAAACTATATTTGAATAATCTTGATAATTAGATTGATTTATAGCATAATGACTGCCAAGAGAAGTTATTCCTTGCTCTGATTCTATAAAATCATAATTATTATAATTAGACATAGAATTATTTACAAAATCATTAATTGATTTTTCTTGATGTGCAACACTAATAGCAGATGCAACACCTAGTGCTACTTGAATACCAATTCCTACAGGACCACCTAATGCTCCTGTCAAAAACATACCAGCTTTATTACCAAGTATAGTATCAACTATTCCTCCTATTTTGTTTTTGGTTCCTATTTTTGTTACTTTATCTGCAGTTTCTTTTACTAAATTGTAAATATCATCATCAAGTTTACTTTTTAAAGAAATAATAGTTTGCTCTCTTAATCCTTGTATTCCGTTTTTTGCAAAAATATTTTTAATCTTATTTGAATCTAATGTATCTGTAAACACTTCTTCTGATAATCGTGCAATTTGTGAATCTGTCAATTCAGTTGCGTTACCGATTATATTATTTATTTCATTATTAAGTATTTTTACATATTTATTATCTTTAAGAAGTTCATACAAACTCATATTTTTGTTGCTTTGAATTAAATTTATTTTTTCTTTAAAAGTATTGATTAATTCATTCTTTGCAGATGATTTAGAAAAATCTATATTTTTTAACTCTTTTCTGCTTAATATTCCAGAAGTTAATTCCGAAGCTTTTTTATAGTCTATATTTTTATTATTATCAACATATTTAAAAAATTCATCAGATTTAGTATTTATCATTTTAATAAATTCTTTATTATTTATTTTATTGCTTGAAGCAATATTGTTTGAATGACGCCCTCTGCTTAGTTTTTTCATAATGTTTTTATACATGGTTTCGGCAACATTGTTAGTATTGTTTTTGTTTTTCCCATAAAAATTATTATATAAAAATCTATCTTTTTCAGTAAAATTATATTTTTTTCCAAATCCAAATCCTGATTCTAACATATCATTAGCATTTTTAACTCCTCCAGAAGTTACATAATTTCTAGTATTTTGTTTTGGATTAATATAATTAAAACTAGTATTCCCTCTAATATTAAAAAATTGTTTATGAAAATCCAAACTAGAATTAGCATAAAGCTTTTTTATTCCTGGAATTTTCCTTAAAAAAGACCCTTCTCCTCCAAATATTGTATTCCCGCCTAAAAAAGTATAATTACTATAAAAACCTCCATTATTTATTGCATTATACATAGCAGAACCAGTATTTCTAGCATATGCATTTTTAATATACGACTCAATTAATGGTTGATAAAATAAAGTTCCGAAAGCAATTCTGCCTAAAGAAGAATTAGGATCTGTATATCTATTTTCCTCAATTGTATTATCTATAAAATTTTTATGTTCATTCATAATTAAGCCTCTATATTCATTTCGTTATTTATTTTTTTATCTTCTTTTACATCTATAACTGAATTTATAATAGAATTTATATCAAACTCATCTTCTTGTTTTTTTATTATCTCAGAAGTATTAGCTTTTACATCTTCAATTGTTTTAGTATCTTTAATTTGTTTTAATCTAGCTTTATCATCTCTATTTAAAATTAAAGATTTTCTTAAACTTTCTATTGCACTTAATGTCGTTTTTGCTATATTAAAATTTTCGTTAATTTTAGTATCATAAGTAATACTTCCATTTGAAATTTTTTTAATTTCTGTAACTAACGGAGCATTAGATAGACCTGATATACTTCTATCATATATTAAATTCAATCCAATTAATTGAGATAACAGAATTTGATCATTTATATCTTCTTTTTTTATATCTAATTCTATTGCTAATTTTTGAGTCTTTATTTGACATTCAGCAAGTTCAATTGGACATTTCATTCCTGGTTTCAAAATATTATTTAAAAACATCTGGCAATTTCTATGATTTGGGCATTCTAAAGAATTTTTTTTTATAATTCTATTAATGCTTTTTATCTCAAATTCATCCATATTATCGAAATCTAAAGAATCATAATCTATATATTCTATATAACAATTTTTTACTGCGTTTATATGTCCCTTGCATACAAAATTATCTATCCATTTATTTATTTTTCTATTTAGCTCTTTATTATTGATAATTTTATTTTTTATTTCTTCATCGATAATATCATATTCCAATATATCTTTTAAATTTTCTTCATAGTTAATTATATTGTTGTTCAATTTACACCTCCACTAAAGAAATTCTAATTTATAAATTAATTCTCTTGTAAATATTTTATTAATATCTTTTTTAGAATATTCTTTTAAATCAATAATATTATTTTCATGAAATTTAAGAACTATAAAAATAGAATCGATACCATTATTAATGTATATCTGATTAGAATCAAGAAATAAATTTATATATATTTTTGTGAGTTTATAAAAATCATCTATATTATTTATAATTTCTTGGTTTGTAATTTTATATTCATAGCATTTTTGCTCTAAAATATTATTTTTTATTTTTAATAAAAAAGGACTCTTTTTATAAATTCCATTAATTTTTATTTGAGTAGATATTTTTTTATTTGAATTTATTTTATTATTAGAAAACCTATAACAATTAATATTACTATTTGAAATTTTTAATATTTCTTTGTTAGCAATAAAATTATTAGAAAAATTACATTTAAGAGAAATTTTTCTAGAAAAGATACTTTTGCAATTTAATATAATTTTTGACATATTTATGTTTACTCTCCCTATTTAAATTTTATAAATTGATTATTATTTTTTATTTTTTTATTCATCTTAGAAATAATTTTTTTATATTTTGTTACTTCAATATTGAAATCTCTTAAGAATTCTTTAGAGGGTTTAATAAAAGGTATTTCTGGATATTTATTAGAAAGGTATTCAAATAAATTACAATCAAGAGTATTTGTCCAAATAGTAATTAGGGTTATATTATTTTTTTTGCAAAAATCTTTCTTTATCTTATCTCTTAATTTTTGTTCTTCATAATGATGTTGTTTACCGTTAAATTCAAATCCTAATTTTAACGCTGGTATATATATATCAATTTCTAATTGAGCATTAGTATTTTTGTTAATTATACCTAAATTTCTAACATTATAATAATGTCTATTATTAGGAAGAATCCTTTTGAGATACATTCTCAAAAGGTTTTCTCCTCTACTTATATTAAGATTCATAATTAGAACTCCATATTATTAAATTAATATCATCTAATACTATATATTCATCAATATCACTTACAGTATATTTATCTGCTATCATATGTATTATTATATCTAATGGCATAGATAATACATTTATCAAAGATATTACACCATTCTTATCTGGTAGATATTTAACTTTATTCTTATCAGTAAAATAAAATTTTAATCCAGGATGATTATCTTCTACTAGATAATATCCATCTTCTTCAGAAGGTTTAAATTGATATTCATATTCTCCAATAACACTTCTTAAAGAAAGCTTAATATTATATTCTTTTCTGTTAAGATTTGGAGATATCTCTAATATTTTATTAACATAGCATCCATCATACAAATCTACATTATTGAATAAGAAATCTCCATTATCATAACTTCCATCATCATTTTTTTTTCTTAAAATTATATTATTCAATATTATCCTCCTTAATTTTTATATAATATTCTTTAATCATTTTAGATTCAGAATCAATGCATTCAATTTTACAAGGCATAAATCCTGAAAGAATAACATCTTCTGAATCTTCTATTATTATCTTAGTAAAAGTCTTTATAGAATTTTCAGGCATTATAATAATTTCATTTATTCCTTTTGATTTAAAATACAAATTACTTTTGTTTTCTAAAGTTATTATATTATTTTTAATATAAAAGGCTTTTTCATTCTTAGTATTAAAAGAATATAATTCTGGATGAATATTATTTATATGTTCAATCTTATTGCTATAAATTACTTTAGATATAAAATTATCAATATAAATATATTCAGATTCTCCATTAAATTTATCAACTATAAATTGTATTTCATTATTATTAAATTGATATGGAATATATTCTTTTATTTTTTCACCATTTAACCAATATTCAATTTTAGGATTTAAAATTTCTAAATCATATTTAACACTATTGTTTAATATTATATTCTTTACAAAATTATACTTTTTAAACGAAGAATTTCTTATAAAAATATCATCATAATAGTTTTCAACTACATAGATATAATAAATATTTACAATTGTTTTTCTACCTATATATTCTACAATATGTTGTATTTCATATAATCCTATTTGATCTAAATTAATACTTTTACTGTTCCCTTCAATTAAGTACTCTTCTATATTCATTAAAGGGGTAGTTATTTTTAAATAATTATTATAAGAATTTAATTCTTTGAAATTTATAATTAGACTTTCATTTAAATTCTTTATATTATATTTTTGTAAGTTTAATATATCATTAATGTAATCTTTATAATTGTTCTCAATTAAAATTTCACAATCATTTAGTGTTAATAATATATTATTCTTATCGATTAGCTTTGTTTTAAATAAAGTTTTCCCTTGTATATTTTTATTATCTATTATAATTGGCATTTCTTTATTTTTTTCTAGAAGCACATTGTTTTTACTATATATACTTGAATCATTTGCTAAAATTTCAATATTAAATTCTTCAGAAATACTTAAGTTATTTTTAATTTTAGCAATTATTTTATCATTATATTGGAAATAATCTACGGTTAAATCATATACATTTTTAGATAATTGAATCAAATTATTTTCAAAAAGTTTTTTTGTAATTTGAATTAATACATCATAATCTATATCTATTAGGATATTTATATATGAAGGATTTATAGGAGATATAATATCTTCTATTACATATAAATTGTCATCTTTTTTTATAGCACTCTTTTTCCTTTTGTAAAAATCTAATTCTAAGTCATCGTAATAATAAATGCTTTTTATATATTCAGACTGAAAAGTTTTTATATTTAAATCAAAAGAAGGTTTCAATAAATTACCATTATCATCTAAATAATTTTCATCTATCCAATATTCGTGAATTACGTTGTCATTATAAAATACTATCTCTACATTTTTGTGTTTTGAAATAAATATATTTTTTTCATCATATATAGTTAAGTGAATATTTATAACTTCAATAAAATGATTGGCAGATAATCTTTGAACCTGTAATATTCTATTTTTATCACTAGTTGATATATCTGTAATTTTAAAATTAGTATTATCTGTGGCATAACTAATTTTGGCGAATTCATTAGTTTCTAAATATAAATAAAACCTATCTGTTCCAGAAATATTTTTTTCGTTAAAATTTATAAATAATTCATTAACTAAATGTACATTAAATGTCAATAAAGGAATATTAGAATTTGAATAAAAAACATTATAAATCCCATCTTCTAAATTATATAAATTAATAATCGAATAATGAACTCCTTCTTCTCTAATTATTTTATATTTTATATTTTTATTTTCATTTAAAATTATATAATCATTATTATCAGAATCTAATTTTGTTTCGTTATTTATTATTAATTTAAAAGTTAAAGATTTTTTATTAACATATAAATCTATATATTCTTCACCTTTTTTAAATATAATGTCATTAGAATATTTTTCATCAAATGTTATTTCTACAGGATTAATTTGTTTCTCTATATATAATTCTTTATTTTTAATGTTGTCAAATATATCAGAAAAAGTAAAAGTATAGGTATTATAATCATTTTTAACTGGTATATTTAATTCAAAATTATATATTCCATCTTGGATAAAATTTAAATCAAAATAAATAATATTTTCAGGTATACCATTTATTTTTAATGTTGGATAAAAATAAATATTTGCAACATCTTTTAAATTAAGATTATTATCTGTGAAATTTATTTCTTTATCTGCAGTAAAAAATTCGTTTGTTCTTAGACTTAAAGGAATAATTGATAAATTATCTATAAATATAGGATTTTTATTACTAACTATTTTTTTATCATTAGAAACGATAATTTTATATTCATCATTAAAATTTACAAACAACAGTTTACTTTGTTTAAAGCTTAAATCAATTTTTTTCTTAAAATCAATATCACAAGAAACACTGCTTTTTTCTATATATTTAATAAAATTATATTCAAATCCATCTATTATTAAATCTATATTTAAATATTCACTAAGTTCTTTTTTAACAAAAACTTTAAATAAAATTTTTGAACCTATCTCAAAAGTTTCATATTTAATAATGTGATTAGTTAAATTTTCACGAATAATAAGTTCGTTATGCTCTATAATATTACGTTCGTAAGTACTTAATTTATCTTTATCAAAATATATAAAAAATACTTTTTGATTGTCTTCAGAATAGTCATTTATAATTTTATAATTTGTAATTTTATTATAATCATAATCGTGTAGAGTAAAATTATGAGTTTCACTATCAATTAAATAATAATTATCTAATTTATTTTGTATTTTTTTGTATTCTTCGTTCTCTTTTATAAAATAAATTTCTTGTTCAGAATAAATAATAGAATGAAAATTAATATTCTCAAAATCATATTTTTTCTTATTTTTACCTAGATAAAAAATATTATTATCTTGAATTTGTCCGTTTAAAACTATTTCAGTATTTTCTTCTTTTATTAATAAATAATCATTTTCTATGTTATTAAAAATTATATTAGGAAAAGAATTGTCATAAATTAATTCTAATTCACTTGAAGTATTATTTCCTCCATTAAGTATAAAGCTTATATAAATTTTATTAGATTTATCTAATTTTTCAGAAATAGTTTCAAAATGATCCCTTAAGACAAAAGAAATCATGTTTTTACTATTATTAGAAATCGATATTTCTTTTTCAGAAGAAATCTCTTCATTTGAATCTCCGTATTCTATTTTTATTTTAGGCTTAATAGTTGTTACATTTTTTTGATTATAAAAAAAACTCAATTCGGTATTGTTACCTAATATATTATTGTTATAATCTATAATATCAAATACTTCTATTACTTTATTTTTAGTGTTAATTTTGTATATCTTATATCTTATATTTCCAAAAGAATCCTTTAAGAAAAAATGTAAATTAGTAGAATCATTTTTAAAAATATTTGTAGCGACTATATATTCAAATTCTTTTTTGTTGGTACCAAGTATAGAGAATTCTTTATGTTCTATTTTTTCTTCACTATTAAATGAATAATAATATTGAAGAGTATTATTTCCTTCACTTTCTACGACTATTTCGAAGTTTATTTTTTCTACTTCATCATCTTGCAATTCGTAAGAATCTCCTAAATAAATTGAATTTTTAATAGAAATATTAAAGTCATCACACACACTCTTGAATAGTATAGTTATTGGATTTTTAACACTGGTATAAACAAGTATTCCACCTTCGTAAAATTCTAAATAGCAATTATATTTTATATTAGAATCATTGATTAACTCTTTATTTAATATACATTTATCAAATTTTATATACCCATCAAATTGATATCCTTCAACATAAGAATCTTGTATATAAACTCCATTAACTTCTCGTTCTAATATTAATTTATAATTTGTAATTTTATTATATTCAATATTTATATCTGATGTAAAAAATTTCAAATCGAACATATTTAGATTTGTGTTATATATTTCATTTTTAGTACTGTCATATATATAATATTTTTCTTGATTTGCCAAATTATAAAATCTAAAATAATATTTCAATAATTTATCACCTCTCTTATGAATTTTATAACAAAAAAACAAAAAATAAAAAAACAGCACTTTTTAATGCTGTTTTACTTTTTTATGATAAAAGTGTCATAAATAAATCCAAAGGTAGTTCTTTGATTTTTATATTAACTTCACTTTTATGGCATTCAAATTTATTTCCATTAATATCGGTGAATTGAAACCTATCTTTTACAACTTTAGCTTTAATGATCATACTAGGATCAAATTTTCCAAATACTAAAAACTTATTGTTAAATACTATATCTGTATTTTTAAAGAAAAATCCATTTTTAACTGTTGGAGTTAAAATATGTAATTCCTTGCATTCAACAGTACAATAATAATTGTTATTTTCTACCTTTTGAATAAGTTTATCAATACTTTCTTCCGAAGTATTTAAATTAAATTTATCAGCAATATTTTGAATAACTTGATTAATTTGATCATAATCTAAAACCATTTATTATACTCCCCCGTTATATTAATTTTTAAGGAATACAGAGTAATCTTCTTCTCCTACATTATTAGCTATAGTTTCTTGTCCTATTAAATAAGAATTAATTTTAAATTCTTTTTTATCATAATTATTTAATAATGTTTTTATATATTCTGGAGTAATCAATCCTAATAATAATTCAGAAAATTTTACCATAGATTCTTCATCATTTATGATTTCATTATCATCAATAGAACATACAGAACTTAAAGCATCAAATACTTCTTTATGATTAGGAATATCCATAACAATTAATTCTGATACATGCTTTAACTCTTCCATATCTTTAATTAAATCTTTTATATCTTTTAAACGGAACAATAAAGCTGTAACAACAGTCTTTTCAGAATACATACTTAATAATCTTCTAACAGTTATTAAATTAGATTCAAATTTCTCTTTTTCTTCCTTAAATTTTTTTGATTTTCTCATTTTTTTATCTCCTTTTATTTTAACATACAATATTTTTTTAGTCAATGATAAAATACTATTTTTATAATATTTTTATATATAAAATATTATTTTTTTGTTTATTTTTTTAAAAAACGAATTTTTACAAAAAAATATATTTCTTATTGTTAGGTACTGGGGGGTAGTGTTAACGAATAGCTAATAAAAAATTGATAGGAGGATTTTAATAAGTTACAGGAAGAGAAGATAGAAATTCTTATTAGCTTTTAAACTATTAAACTTCTTTTGAATTCTTTAGTTTATTTTAGCTAAAACTTTTGTCAGGAGGATTTTTTATTTTTTTTTATTTTAGCTTTGACGATAATGAGATTAACCAGGTCGCATTTCGCTCCCCCGTGGCTTTCGAAACAAGTTTCGAGCCACCGGGTTCTCTCAAGTGCTCCCTTGTAGAACTTTCATTAACACTACTAAGGAAGTTTAACATGATAAGTTTGAATTAACAAATTTAGAGTTTTTTTCTAATATTTTTAATTAATTTATTTATTCCTTCGCTTCTTTGCTACGAATTATCTAAATTCGTATCAAAGTTTATATATACTTTAACGTTTAAAGAAACTTTACAAAAGATTTACATTATTTTTTAAATTCAAAAAAAGCAATAAATATAATTCAAATTATTGTTCTAATGATAAATGAATTAATTTATATACTTGCCCAAGACTTTTTTATAAATTATTTAAATTTATAAAAAAGTTTATATTTAGATTTATCTTAATATAACTTTACAAAAGATTAATCTATTTATTTCAATCTACAAAGGTTTATATATATGATTTGCTTCTTATCTCTACCTTCGCTTCTAACAAAGTATTAATTCAGAGATAAAGTAATAAGAATTTTCTTATGTAATTCTATTATCATATATAAATTTACTTATTAATTAAAGTGATTAGAAGAATTAGTTTTTTATTAATTCTTTTAAATATAAAATAAGAACTTATCAATAGTTGTACTCATAGACTATTGGTAATATGGAGGTGATTTATATGAGTAAAACAATATTAACATTAACAGAGGTTGAAAGAGAATTAAATGAACTTCAATCTAAAAGAGGTAGAAAGAGCAAGGAAACTTTAGAGAGAATTGAGTATCTAAAAGGAATAGCTCAAGGATTAATTCAACCTAAAAAGGAGATTAAGTTATCTTCTTCAATGATGATTAAATTAGTTAATTCTAATCCTAATAAAATTACTAATGAATGGGGATTTACTAGTTTAACTGCAATTAAGTGGAGAGAAATTATCATTAGAGAAAGCAATATAAATACTAATGAAAAGTTATTTTTATTGGATAAGATACTATTAGCTATTAATATAATTCAATCCAAAGAATTTACAAAAGAGCAAATAGTAAAAGTAGCGAAAGCTTTAGAAGAGTTAAAACCAAATATAGCTATAGACTTCTACAAGAGAATTAGAAGAACTCTTAAGACTTATTGGAATCTTTGTAAATATTAATATCAATAAAAAAAAGAGATAGAACATCCGACCTTTCTATCTCTCTTCTCCTGAATATAGTCCTGAACATTGACTCAAAACTACTCCAGATTTCGCCGTCTCTGAATTGGAAAGAACGGCTTTTACTTTTAATTTTATTTAAACCTATAAGGAGGTTCAACATGTTTAATTTAATTTTTGTTTTTATCTTAGCTATTGTTTTTAATTTTTTATCTTATGTTATTTATAATAATGAGAAATATAATAGACTTCCAGAAAATAGAAAACATCTATTTATGGGAATTCAATTTATAGCTTTAATCTTAATTGCTAGTTTAAACGATACATATCTAGCAATTGGATTATTTGCTATTCTTCCTGGAGCAATTGTTCAAGGAATTATATTCTATAATACTACAATCAAATAATCTTATAAATGTCCTAAGTAATAGACGTTAAACTGCTTAAAACTTTTATTACATCAAGGAGGTGAATATAAGTGATCAACATAGTAATTCTCTTGGTAAATACGCTCAAATACATACCAAGAGAAAAAAGGTTTAATGCTTTTGTTATTTCTATAATAGCAATTCTAATATTAGCCGTATTAGAGTTACTAAAATAACAATGTATAAATCTTTTTAAGGAGTGACAGCATACAGTTACTCCTTGTTACTATGTTTGTATTATATCATAAATTGGTGTAATTGTTAACAAAATATTAATAAGAATTTTTATAAGATTTTTATTAATATTTTTAACTTTTAATTTTTAATAAAAGGGTTTTCTGTTATCCCTCGATCAAAACAGAGTTAAAATAAGGAGGAATCGTTATGTCAATGTTTAAATCAGAAGAATTATTATCTAGACTTGGAGTTACTGTAGAAATAGCACAAGATGTAGCTATTGATACACTTGATACGGTTAACGCAAGTTTATTAACAGTAGCTGAGAATAAAGAGACAACAATATCAGTAGTTGCTACAGGTTTAGCAATAAATGATATGATGAGTAATGGTGTAGGAGTAGGAAATACACTAGTTGCCATTATTGCTGGAGGAAAAGCTCTTAAAGGTGTTGATAAAATGAAAAAAGATTTTATCAAGAACCAAGAAAAAGTTAAGAAAATGTCAGAAGATAAATTAAAAGCTTTACAATTAGAAGAAGACGAGGAGTAATCCTTGTCTTCTTATTTAGCAACTTGCCTGTGATGAGACAGGCTTCCTTTTTTTAGTTTTTTTAATAATACTTTTAAATAAAAAATAAGGAGATGATTGTATGTATAATTTTAGAGAGGTAAACAAAACAACTTGGTGTTGGGAGGGTGTAGAAAATGTTGAAATTAAATTAACAAAAGAAGATACTTTCATATTAGTTGTTGCTAACCCAAGAAATAATCTAGAGTACACTAAATTAAATACTTTATTTGCTACTTCACTAGAAGAGGCAAAAGAAGAGGCTACAAATCTTCTAAGAGGTTATGATAGAAGAGCATTAATTAATATGTACTAATATAATTAAAGAGAGTAGGAACTTAATTGTTCTTATTCTCTTTTTTTTAAATTGGGGGACAACAATGTTTTCCCCCTTATCCCCCTTTCTTTTTTCTGATTAAAATGATATAATATTATAAAGGAGTGGAAATTATGAAAATTAATGTAGAAGATTTATTTAATGATGAAATCATTGATATAAAAGAAATAGAAATATTAGCAGAAAATATTATGGAAGAAAATATAACTGCTATGAGATATTTACAAGATAAATAAGGAGGAAAATTATGCCAGTAATTTGTAGATTTTATGGAATAATTATAAAAATGTATTTTAATGACCATCTGCCCCCACATTTACATGCTATTTATGGAGAATATAATGGTGTTATAGATTTAAAAACATCTGAAATGATTGAGGGAGATTTACCTTCAAGAGCTTTAAAATTAGTTCAAGAATGGACAAAACAATATCAATCTGAATTGTTAAAAATGTGGGAAACTAAAGATTTTGTAAAATTACCTGAATTAAGATAAGGAGGTAATTATGAAATATCCTAAAATAAAAAAAGTAGAAGTATTAGAAGATTATTTGTTAAGAGTATTCTTTGATAATAAAGAAATTAAAATATATGATTTCAAACCTAATTTTAAATATGAAATGTTTTCACAATTAAAAGATTATTCTATCTTCAAAAATGTTGTAGTTGATATTGGTGGATATGGGATATCTTGGAATGATGATTGTGATTTAAGTGAATATGAATTATACACAAGAGGGAAATAATTCCCTCTTTTTTTCTTTTAGGGTAAAACTACCGAGTTTTCCCCTAGAACCCCTTTCATTCTTTTTTTAATGATATTTAATCCTTAAAAAAAGAATTACTTTTCAACTTTTCCTTTCTATATATACTCTTCTTCTAATCTACTTTACACAACCAATATACCTTTCCTATCTCATCTTTACATTATCTCAAAGTTAATTTAAAAATAATGCTCATCGGCATTGAACCTCTTCGCAACTATCTGACATTACTACAATGTTTCTTAATTAACTTTATTTAGACAAGATTGTTATTCAAGAAGTATTTACTTTACCTTTTCTAAATCTACCTTTTTGTGAAATTTTATTTACTCCTGCCTATTTCTATTAAAGCACACTTAAAATTTGAAATTGTGTTTTTTTACTATTAAAGCACAATTTAATTTTTATTAATACCTCTAGAAGAGTTTTAGAAAGTATAAGATGGCTAGGATGGGATTTATATTTAATTGAACAAAGTTTTCAAGGAGATTAAATAATAAATTAGGCTATTATATTTTATATAAGAAATATATAAGGAGAGTATAAAGTCTTATATAAGATATTTTACGCCGGCGGAGAAATGCATTAGATATATATAAGAAAATTATAGTATACTACCCCTTAGATATTTCTTGGCATACTCAATATTATTTTAGAAATATATTAGGCATACTATATTTAAAATAATATTAATATTAAGTATATAAAATATAATTTATATTCCTTAACTCTTCTAGAAGATATTATCTCTTTGCTCCTATCTTATATCTATATCCTATTTATAATTTATTCTTTTATTAATATGTTTTTTCACATTTGTGAAAAAATATAAAAATTATTTTTATATCTCTCGGGGATAAAAATAATAAAATATTTTATTCATTTTCTTAAACCCCTATTTTTTCTATATTCTCTTTTTTTATCATTTTTTTAATAATTTCACTTTAATGAAAATATCTAAATAAATATAAGAAAAGTATAAGAAAAATATAAAATTCTATATAAAATAAGATAAAAATATAGCAAATAAAAATATATTTTCATTTTTTAAGATTTATTTTATATTTCCTCGGAGATTTTTTAATAAAAAAATAAATATAAAAAAATTATGAAAATAATTTTTTATAAATATAAGGAAAATGTAAATAAATCAGAAGAAAAATAGTGAGAAGGCTTTAAAACTATTAAAGCTATTATATTTTTTTCAAGAAGATGTAATAGAGAATGAAGAGATAAGTCTGGTCTTATATATATAGTATTTTTATTTAAAATATAAAACAATAAAAATATATAAAACAAAATTAATTAAAATTATCCCAATAATAATTATATTATTTTAAAATAATATTTAAATATATATACATAAATATAATATAATCTTTATATTTCAATGAGCATTCTTGACAACTTACGTCTTATTTAATATTTATGTTCAAAAAATGTTATTTTTTTGATATAATATCAAAAGTCATCAATTAGATTTTTATTAATACTTTTAATATAATTTATTATTAAAAGGAGAGTGATATTATGAATTTAATTTGTTTGTCTGGAGGAGCAAAGGGAAGTGATAATCTTTTTGCAATAATAGGAGAAGAGAATGGATATGTAACATATAATATGTCATTTAATGGACACAACTGTTGTAAAGAGGGTAAGAGAATAATATTATCTTCAGAAGAGTTAAATAGTCGTATAGAAGATTATAAAGCTATTTGCAATAGACTTGGTAGAAAAGAGTCTTCTAATAATTTTATAAGAAACTTAATGCTTAGAAATACTTATCAAATAAAAGGTAAGAAGAGAATAAGTGATTTAGTAATTGCTATTGGAACTGCTATTGGAGAACATGTTGACGGTGGAACAGGATATGCTGTTGACTATGCTAAGACTTTTAATATTCCTATTGTTTTATTAGATAAAGTTTATTTAAAGTTTTATTATTGGAGTTATGATAATAAGACTTGGGATATTTTAAATAGTATAAAATTAAAAGAGATTATTAAAAGTTTTATTCATAAAGAAGAAATATTCTTTACAGGTATTGGAAGCAGAAATATAGATATGAATACTTGTAGAGAAAGAATTACTAAATTAATTAATTGCATCAAGAATTACTAGAGGAGAGTTATGAATTTATTTACGGAACTGATATATTATTATCTGAGTTTTAATATATTTTTTGTATTTAATTTCATAGCTCTTTTTATATTTATTAGTACTCACAACGTTTTAATTGTGGGTACTATTTTTTTTATATTTTTTATTAAACGTTATCTTTATTGATAGCGTTTTTTTATTAGTTTTTTATTAATCTTTTTAAGTTAATTTAAAACTATTATTTAACCTTTTCTTTTAATTTAGGTTATTTATTAGTTTTTTATTAATATATTTAATTTTAATTTATTTTAAGGAGGAATTTGATATGAAAAGATATCTATATCAAAATATTGAAAATTTAGTAGGAATGAATAAGGAGCAAGTAGCTGAATTAAAATTAGCTAAAGAGGAATTTTGGTCTACTGGAGAGATAGCAATGATTAACAATCTTTTATACGAAAATAAAGAAATTGGAAATGCTATTAGAGATCTTCTTTGGAATGGAGAAAACGACATTCCAGCAATAGTTGATTTAATAAGATTTATTAATTCCAAGAGAGCTTTTAAGTTCAATTGGAATGGAGAAGTTAGAACTATTGGTATACCGAAAATAGAAGTTGGAGATACTCTTAATGCTTTTAGTCGTATATTATTAAATATTGCTATAACTTACGTTAGCTGGAAAAGTTGTAACAATGAAGAAGATAAGAAATCTTTATGGGAGAAATTCTTAAATTTAACAAATTCATTGAGAATTGATATAGCTAAGAGATTTTTAAGTAAAAATTTTAAGGAAAAATACCAATTTAAAATGATAGGTTATTCTTCTGTTGCATTACCAGGACATTTAGGAATTGATGAAGTGGCGTTACCAGAGCACTATTGTATTAAGAATAATATTAATATAGGAGATCTTTGTATAGTTAAAAGAGATCCTGTTCAGAATATATTCTTAGCATTAAGGGTTGCTAAAATGCATTATGCAAATATTATAAGAGTTAATCCTCGTACTATTCAATTAATTGACGGGGATTTTGACGGAGATAATATTGCTTGTATTCCCCTTAAGAGCGTTGTAAGACACAATAAGAAATTTTTCTATAATGGAGAAATTTTTAATGAAGAACTTTACAACCAAATAAAAGAAGAAGTTAGCCAATTGCTTCCTAGTAAGATTATGGAAAATGAATCTTTAGTAAATTTAACAAGAGAATACGTTGAGGGATTCCCTTTAGGAGAAATAGAAAAAGTTAATATAACTAAAATAAAAGATATATTAGCTAATTCTAAGAAATCTAAGAAGTATTTAGATAATATTCCAGATTATATGCAATCTCACATTGAAACAGTTAAAAATATGATAACTGTTAAAGAGGGAACTGCTACTGCTGGTTCTTTCTGTAACTGGATCATGGAATGCTCTAGAAATGCAGGACTTGATATGGTTACTGCTAGAGCACTTTCTAATAGACTTCAAAGAGTTGCATTAGACAGTAAGCACGAGGGAGGTAAAGGTAGTTATAAAGACCTTCCTTGGTATAAGTTGGCTACATTATGTAATAGTAGAAGAAAATTCTATTCTGTTGATGAGATTTATAGTGTTATTGAAAGTATTATAAATGAAGACAATATAGAATTATCTTCTGATGAGGAAGAATACATTTTTTAGTTTTATTTACTTTTGATTTTTAATTTTTAAGGAGTGTGTTATATATGAAAATGTTATCAATTGAGGAGAAAAAATTATTAGCTGAGGCTGTATTATTTAATCAGTCTCAGAGAGATATATCTAAGAGAGCATCTCAAACTAAAGACGCAAAAGATACTTGGAAAGCTTTTTACAATAATGAAATCGAAGGAAGAAAAATTCTTACTCCAATATCATTATCAGATGAATGGTTTAATATTTATACTAAAGCTAGTAATACTGTTAAAGAAGATATTAATATAGTTGGACATAGAGTTAAAACTTTAGAAAATGTTATAAATAGAATTAATGCCAATTTAGTAACTATTAGCAATAAAGTAAACAAAAAAGAAGAGATTTCATTTAAACTTACTAAACAAATTAATTTAAAGAATAAAGAACTATTCTTTAATTATTTTAAATTTCTTTCTCTTTATGAGACAAAGGCTATTGATATAATAGTTAATTTGTATGAGGGAGAAAAAGCTGGAGAAAAAATACAAGAGAAAAGAGTTTGTGTTACTCTTGCAACTAGAAATACTTTTCTTTGGAAAGTTGAGTTTCCATTCGTAGATAAGAATGGTTTCTTTACTTTAAACGGGAGTGAATTTATATTTATGTATACTCCAAAAAATTTAGAAGAGTATCTTACTGGAGAAGCTGAAGAATTAATCCTTGTGCATCCATTCGAAAAACTTTGTAGAGAAATGTGTATCACCTACAGAGATAAAAATGGAATGGAAGTTCTTTTAGACAAGAAGTTCTTTTTCCAAAGAGTTGAGAAATGTGGTGGAAAAATTTCTCAAGGATTTCAAAAAGCAGTAAATAAGTTTGTTACTAATGCTAAAGATTTCTATTGGGAGAAAAATAGTACTTCTCCAATTGTATGGTTTGATAGATTTAATGGGGAGATGAGTAGACACTGTTTCACTAACAATATTCTTCTAGATATGGGATATGAAGACGTTATTAAGTATGGTAAAGTTAAAGGATTAGACCTACTTACTGGTTCTACTTCTACACCAGCAAAGAGGGTGCAATTAGCGTCAAACTATGCTATTGCAAAGAACGACCAAGGAGAATGCGTTGTTAAGAAAGTCAGAGATTTAGGAGATTTAGCAGATTATCTTTCTGCTGATAAGACAGCTTATGTTTTCTATAATCGTACTTCTGGAAAAAGACAAAATTCAGCTACAATAAAAGATAGTTGTAATCTTGTAAATCCTGCTAATATGATTAAAAGAGCTTATATTAAATAAAATAATATAAATTCTTTCTGCAAGGAGAGGAGATTTCTTTCTTCTCCTTTTTTATATTTTTTATTTTAATTTTTAATTTTAAGGAGTGTTTAAATATGATAAGAGAAATAATGAATAAATCTGTAAGACCTTTAATGGTGGCTAAAATATCTTCTGACTTAATCCCAGACTGTTTCGACGGTTGGGAGCCAATTCTTAACGACTGTTTTCTACTTTCTTGGGAGGCTAAAGAAAATCTTGCTGTATATTATCAAGGAGAAGTTGTTAAACCTCAAGAGGGAAGTAAATTTATTGGTGCATATAGAGATAAAGGAAGTATATCTGGAATTTTAAGCAGATATTTACCTTTCTGTTATTATAAGCTTAATAATAAAGAAGAAGTAGCTAACTTTACTCAAATGCTTTCTAATCTTAATAAAGGTTTCTATGTTAAAAAAGATGAAAACATAGTAGTCTTCCAATTAGATATTATAGCAGACGTTTCTGTTGGAAGAGATAATGTTACTGCTTTGTTAGGACAAAGTTGTTTAGACCTAAAAGCTAATATTGAGGGGAACGATTTAAATTTCTCTCAAGAAGAATTAGATAATATCAACATAGAAGAGTTATTGGATAGCAGAAATTGGGATCACAGGGTAGTAATTATAGATTCTCTTAACAAAACTATTGTACATGATTTTGAAGAGTGTGCAATATTACTAGAAGATTACTTCTGGCAACCATCTCACGATAATAGTTTAGTTGCAGGAGAAAAAGAAATCTCATTTAATTATCATCAAATGAAAGACGGAATGGCGGTATTAACGCCAACTTTATATAAAACTTTTATGTCTTCTATTGATTTTATATCTTTAAAAGAGGACATGTTATTAACTGGTATAGAAGTACAAGAAATGCCAGCAGGATTAACTCCACAAGGAGTGACTAATATCTCTTCAATTTCAAATGAAGACGAAGATGATTTATTAGCTTAAAATAAAAAAAGCCTGTTCTGATATCTAAAAAGATATCGAGCAGGGTTCTTATCCTACAACATGGTAGGTAAGCAAATGTATTATAATATATTTATTTATTTTTTCAAAAATAGAGTAGAATAACCTCTACTCTATTTTTTTTAAATAAAAATGATGAAACTTTTTGAATAAAAAGTTTCTTTATTTATTTTTAATAAAATGTAAAAAATCATTAATAAATGATTTTTCTTTTCCTATTTATTTCTAATCTAATTTTCCTTTTCTCATCTTAATTTATTCTTAAAGTTATATTTTTCTCTTTTTTTAATGTAGAAAGTAATTGCTCGTTTCACATACGCAATCACTTTCTTTTATTGATTAATGGCAAAACATTTGGATAATTTTAGATATTTTTAAATTTATTGAAAAAATATAGTAGAAATACTGTAGTGAATATGTTAAAATCTATTTAAAATATACGAAGAATTGTGCAAGAAGTATATACTTTTAATTTTTTAGAGTAATTTTAAGAAATTAGAAGAGTATATAAAAAGATTTTTATTTATTAAAGCACATAAAAAATAGGAGGGATTTATGTTACAAAGATTTAATTGGGATATGTTTTCAATGGAGTTTCAAAATAAATTAATGAGAATGAAATTTAACAAAGAGAATCCTTTGATAACAGAATTTAAAGCTTTGTTAAATTATTTAAGCGAATTAATGTTTGATATAGTAACAGAAGAAGATTTAATTCAATATCAAAAAGAATATAGAAGAATTGCTAAATTAACTGAACAATATTCAGAAAAAGAAAAAGAAGAAGCAATTTTATATTATTATTCTGAAGTAATTTTAATGTATGTAAGTATGTTGAAAACACTTAATTTAAAAGATCCAGCAACTGAAATTACATTAACAGAAAATGATATTAATGAATTAAAAAAAATAGAAGAACAAAATTTAAAAATGATTGAGGAGTCTAAAAATAATAATTATTATGCATAAGAATAAGAGCTGTTAAAAGCTCTTTTTTTATTTATTAAAGCACAACTGTATATCTTATAATTTATAAGATTTTTATCTTTATACTGGTTATTTTATATTGAAAAGAGTATGCCTTAAATATAGGTAGCATAAATATGGAATGTGTTGCCTATATTTTATATTAGTGTAATAATAGAGCCTTTAATGTGAATAATTAGAGGTTCTATTTTTATATTAATACAAGAAATGCAAAAAGGAGAGATATATGAAAATATTAAATCTAAGCAATCACAAATTAACAAAAAAACAAATTGAAGAATTAAAAGAAAGATTAAAATTTACAGAAATAGTAGAACTTGATAAAGAGGATAAAAAAATATGGAATCAATTAACTATAGAAAACTATAAAAAAGAAACAAAAAGAATAATGGAAAAATATAATGTAGATTCTTATCATATATCAGGATTCGCTCCAGCAGTAGTTTATGCTGCAAATGAAGCAGATAATAATATGAAATTATTTTGCATTAGACTGTTTTAAAAAAATAGCTGAAAAAGAATATTTATTTATATTAATAAAATATAGAACCTCTAATTGCTACTGTTAGGGGTTTTATTATTTTATTAATATTAGGAGGTTTTATGGATTTAAGAAAAGAATATACGGAAGAAATGTTAAATGGACCAGGTAGTGATATCAAAGATAGTTTTCACACTATGGCTGAACTTTATTACAATAGAATGATATTATTTGCAGTATTGGTTAATACTTATAAGGATAAAGCTTATAAGTCAAAACTACATGCAGACAGAACAATGCTTTGATTGATTTAATGGATAATATTGATACATTAAAAACATTAAAAATTAATTCTTACAAGTATGAAAATGATAATGAAACAATAACTGAGATATATATTAATATTTCTTATTAATTTTAAAAGGAGTGATTAAGATGAAAATGTACAGAGGAACTTTAGTATCAGTAGAAGATACAAATGGAAGTATGGCTTATGTTAGCGATGGTTTAGGTAACTCTTTTTGGGTTAGAGAGAAAGAATTATACTAGTTTTTTAAGATATATAAATTAGCCGGGATTTTTCCCGGTTTTTTTATATATTTAGGAATATTTATTTTACTTTTTAAGTTTATTAAAGCACATAATTTTAATGAACTTAAATGGTATGATAAATACCACAAGAAATACGCTGGCGTATTTCATTAGACGCACCTCCTTATTAAAAATTAAAAGTTAAAAGTAAAGGGAAATCCTAATAATTATTTATTAGGGTTTCTTCTTATTTTTAAAAATAAGTAAATAAACGAATTAATTCGTATTTTAATAAAAAAGGAGTGATTAAGTAATGGATTGGAGTAAATGGCAAACGGTGGCAGCAATAAAAGATACTGGTGGAGCTATAGAAAAAGTTGACGAAATTATGGCAACGGCTATTAACGCCGCTTCAGAGACTACAAAAGATATAGGAACTGAAATAAAAGTTGCTGGTGTTGGATTAGGCGTATCTACATTTTCAGCAGAAATAGCATCAACTTTAGGACTATTTGGTTTTGTCACAGACGAGACTCAAATAGATACTATTGGACAAGCTCTTATATTAGGAGCTGGAGCTAGTATGGCTAATAAATTTGTAGATAACTTTACAAAGAAAAAAGAAGAAAGTAAAAAAAGAAAATTAAATAAAACTAACAAAATTAAAGAAATTGAAGCAGAACTAGTAGATGAAGATTAATTCTTCATCTACTAAAATATTATTTAAAAATTAAAAGGAGTGATTAAGAAAATGGAAAAAAGAACTGTAAATATTAAAATAGGATTTGATTCTAAAGGAGAAGAGATTAAAAATTTATTAAACACAAGAGAAACTTTAAAATTCACCAAAAATTCCACTGCTGAATGTGACAAAAAATTAGAGGAAGCTTTTAAAGACTATTTCTTTTCTCCAGTTAAAAGAACAAGAAAGGAATTCTTAACTGCTAAAACTAATAAAACAGAAGAAGAATTAGACGAACTTCAAACTTTAATTAAAGAAGAAATGAATATTAAAGAAAGTTCTGTATTAAAAGATTTCTGCAAGGAATTTAAAAATACTTTTGGAAATAAATCTTTGAAAATACACAAACAATATAAAGCTTCAAAGTACAATGGTAGAATTCAATATAAAGAATATGATTATCTTCCATCACAATTAAAAAGTTTTGTTCAAAATCCAGGAGATGAACTATTAATTAATTCATCTATCTTTAGAATAGTACTAAAAAATAGTTATTCAGCAGTAAATAATCAAGAGATTATCGAAATGGTTTTTATATCATTGTTATATGATGAAATGACTGACGAAATGGTTAAACATCAATGGAAAGTAATAGCTACACTAGAAGATAGTATTGTTACTGATGAAGATGAAATTGAAGCTGAAGAATTAGCATAATTTAAAATTAAACCACTAATACCTAAATGGTGTTAGTGGTTTTTTTATTTGAAAAGATATTTTTTTGAGGGATTTTTTTGCAAAGTGATAATTTTTTTTAAAGCACATAATTTTTTTGGAGGGGTTTTTTTGAAAATAATTTATAACATTAAAATAGAAGAAGAAAATAATAGACCATATTTAAGATTAAGAGATTTATATGAGGAACTAAGCGATGAATTAAGTTTTGTTCCTTGGAGTAAAAAATTAAATTTTAATAAAGCTTCAGAAAAAGATATTTTAAATATAAATGATGAAGTATTTATTTCTTTAACTTTAGCTAGAGTAGCTTTTAAAGAACATAGATTAGATAAATATAAAAAACTTTATGAAAAACTAATCAAAATAGAAGAAGAATGGTATTCTGATGAAAATTTTAGTATTAGAATAAAAGAATACATTGACAAAATATTTAATCAAAATAACTTATTAAAAACTTTATTTCCAGCTATAAAAGATGCCAAAGAAATAATAGATAAAAATTATAATCAAGTTTATAATTTGATAAAATAAAAAAGACTATCAATTAGATAGTCTTTCATATTTTATGTATCTTATGACACAAAATCACCAAGTGTAATTATACATAAAATATAAATAAAAGTCAAGAAGAGATGTTTAAAAAATATCTCTTTTTTTTATTTTTAGAAAGGAAATTAAATTATGTTTTTATTAAATGGGAAAAAATATATTAGGTCTACAGATATAGTCCAATTATATGGAATAAACAAAGACCAAATTAGATATCTCTGCAAAAGAGATAGAATAAAGTATATCTTACTATCAGGCAAAGAATTAAGAGAATTTAAAAGAAAGAATGATATTTATAACTCTTATGCATCTTCATTATATTTAATAGAATCAAATTCATTGGATTTAATTTTATCAATTTATTCTAATAAAAACAATAAGGCAGGTGATATTTGTTGAAAGATTATGAATTAAAAAGAAAAGAAACTTTTGAAGAAGTTATAAAAATGTTAGAAGAAGAAAAAGATAATATAATAGAGTTATTTGATAGATTATTATATGCTCAATGTAATCCTATTACTAAGACAATTTATAAAGGATATAATAGATTATTGTTAAATAGTTTAGCTATTAGAAATAATTTAACAGATAATCGATGGCTTACCTTTAATCAAATTAAAAATAATAATTGGAAATTAAAAAAAGGATCAAAATCTGTAAAAATAGAAAAATGGAGTATGTTTTCTCCAAAAGATGAAAAAGATAAAGAAAATAAAAGTCTAATTCCTTTTCTGAAATATTTTGATATTTTTAATGCCAAAGATATAGAAGGAATTCCAGAAAAACAAATTAATGAATATAAGCCTGATATTTATGATATAATATCAGAACAATTTAAAGAAACAGCTAAGATACAAATTATTGAAAGAGATGATTTTACTCCTTATTTTGATAAAGATTTAAAATATATAAAAATGCCTCTTAAAATACAATTTAAAGAGCCTAAATTATATTTAAAGACATTAGTATCTCTTTTATCTTTAGATATAGCTCAAAACGAAAATAAAGAGCTTAGAGGTATTTACAAAATAAGTAGAGAAGATTATAATAAATTATTATCAGAATTATCAACAATTATTATATTTAAAGATTTTAATTTTGATATTAAAGGAAATCTTTTTAAAGAATTTTCTAACTCTTTAAAGAAATGGTTACCTATTTTTAAAGACGATTATAGAACTTTATATGGAGCAATAAAAGATGCACAAGAAATAAGTGATTTGGTCATGAAAAATTATAATAATTAAACGGAGGATATTATGCTAGAAAAATTTATCATTTCGATAATAGGATTAGTAATTTTTATTATTTTTTTTAAGATATTTTGGTCTTTACTCCCAATTTTACTTTTTTCCTTTATATTATTAATTTGCTATAGAATTTTTATAGTTTATTTTAAAAATAAAAAACATAAAATTAAAAGTTATAATAAAAAATCAAATATAAGATTTTAATATAAATAAATCAGTTATATCTGATAAAATTAAAAAAAATAACATTTTTATAAGATATAACTGATAAAACTTTCTTTATTACTATCTCTATATTGTTGACTTAATATTTTTAAGCTGATATAATTTTATTAAGAAAGGAGTGATTAATGTGAAATTGAATCCATATACTCCAGGAGCAGGGGTAATGCCAGGATATTTATCTGGTAGAGAAAAAGTAATAGAAGAAGCTAAAACAAATATTTTTCATTTAATAAATGGTTATCCTCAAAGACCAATAATTTATTATGGACTTAGAGGCGTAGGAAAAACTGTTCTATTAAATAAAATTGAAGAATATGCTTTTTTATCAGATATACTATATTGTCATATAGAAGTAAAAGAAAAAACAGATTTAATATTAGAACTTATTAATGAATCTAATATATTTTTACAAGAATTGTCAAATATAGAAAAAATTAAATCTATGTTAAATAAACTAAAAGAAGCGATTGATAATTTATCAATAACTTATACTGGCGGAGATAATTCTTTAACAATTAATGCAAATAAAGAATTTAAAAATGTAGTTTTATCAAATAATATTACAAAATTATTTACTACATTAGGTATGTTAGCTAAAGAATCAAATAAAGCTGTAATATTTTTTATCGATGAGATACAATATGCTAAAAAAGAGCAATTAGAAGCTTTAATATCTGCTCAACATAGAATAAATCAATTAAGGTTACCTATTAGTATTTTTGGAGCAGGTTTAAATAAAGTTTTAAGCATGTTGACTATATCAAAAACATATGCAGAAAGAATGTTTTTATTTAGAGAAATTACTTCGTTAAGTTATGAAGAAACTAAAGAAGCAATATTAAAACCAATAGAAAATATGAATTTAACATTTGAGGAAAATGCTTTAGAAGAAATATACAAAATAACAGAAGGTTACCCTTATTTTGTACAAGAATTATGTAAAACTATATTAGATAATATAGAAAATAAAAATAATATAACATTAGAAGATGTTAAAAATAATATAGATATATTTAATAAAATATTAGACGAAGGATTTTTTAAAACAAGAATTTCTAAATGTACAGATAAAGAATTAGAATTTTTATTTGCAATGAATTCTTGTGGAGAATTACCATGTACAATATCTAATGTTGCTAATGTACTTAAAAAGAAAGTAAATTCTATATCTCCTATAAGATCAAATCTTATTAATAAAGGTATTATTTATTCTAATAAATTTGGAGAAATAGATTTTACAGTTCCTCAATTTGATAAATTTTTAAAAAGATTAAAAAAATAATTTTTATATTAAGAGAGCGATTAGCTCTCTTTTTTTTATTCAAAATAAAAAATTATAAAAAAGAAGAATAGAATATGATAAATATTTTAGTAAATTTAAATAATCACAAAGAAAATTTTTTTACCATTAAAGAAGATATATCTAATATAAAGTTAAAAAAGGAAGAAACATTAAAATTAGAAATAACTTTTAAAAGAAACGGTTTTGTTCAAAAAATAGAAATAAATAAAAAATATAACGAAAAAATAGAAGAAAAATTATTTTACTTTATTAATAATATAAATATAAAAGAATATAGAAAAGCATATAAAATAATTTTTAATGAAAAAGATATTGAATTAGAAATAGAAGAAAATAATATAAGCAGTAATGAAACAAAAATATTAGATAAAAAAATAGAATGGAGAAAATAATATGAAAAACAAAAATGAATTATATAGCATAAATAAAGCTATAAAAAATTTTAAAGATAAAATAAATAATTTAGAAAAAAGAAAAGAAAGAATAATAGAAGATACCAAAAGTGGATTAAAATATAAAGCAAATAATGCTCAAAAAACATTAGAAGAAATTAAAAAAAAAGAAGAAATATTAAATAAAGAAATAGAAGTATTTTTAGGAGAGCAACCAATATGTATAGAGTGTTTATATGGAGAAGGCGAAGATTATCCTGATGAAAAATTAGGTTGTACATTAATGAATTATTGTATGTATTATAACGGAGATTTAACATTAGACGAATTATTAAAAAAAGAAATTAAACAAAAAGGAGAATAGTTTAATGGAAATAAAAGAAAAAGGATTTTTATACAGAGATATAGAGTTAGGAAAAATTTATGGAAAATATAAGGTGATTGGATTTGATTTTCATAAAGAATCAGAAATGTTTATATGTATAGAACATGAAAAATATAAAAAAGATATAGAATTAGGAGATAATAAATATATATCAATAGTATTAGAAGGATATAAAGAATGTAAAAATTATAGATGGATAAGTAAAAAATTATTATTAGGAAAATAAAGAAGAGAATAAAAATGGCAAAAATTACAACTACAGAAGTAGGAAAAGTATATTATAAAGTAGAATATGAGGTACCAAATGAAATAGCTGAAGAAATAGAAAATTTGGACGAAGAAGAAAAAACAGAAGAAATTAAAAATATATTAGAAAAATATGGAGAAATAAAATATTCAGAACAAGAAAATGATGGAGAAGCTTTTGAAGTTAAATTAGAATCTATAGATAAAATAGAGATAGATTAAATAAAAAAATTAAATTATCAGAAAGGAAAAATATGATATGAAATTAAAAAAAACATGTAGAACTTGTAGTAATTTATATCCAACTACTTATAATGATGGTTACTATGATTCAGAAGAAACTTATTGCGAAGAAAAATATCCTTGTAATTGCGATTATATAGATGATTCTTATAATGTAGATTCTTTAAACAATTGTGAGCATTATAAACAAATAGATTTAAAAATTATATTAGGAGAAGAATAGTATGGGAATAGAAAGAGAAAAAGGATATGAATACAAAGGATTTAAACTTGGACAAAAAATTAAATTAAAAGAAGATAATAAAATTTACACAATTATTGGATTTAATGAAAATAGAAGTTTAGAAGAAAGTTTTATGGCTATTAACAAAAATGAATCTATAGCACGTTTAAAAGAAAATATAGCAACTTCATATTTAGGAGAATATAAAGATTCTAAATCATATTGGATTGGAATAAGAAATTTAAATATTGAATTAATAAATAAAGGAGAACAAGTGGATTTAAAAGAATTACATGAAACATTAAGTAAATATTATGATTTAAAAAATTTTAGAACTCATTATATTGAATTAGGAAACGATTTAGAAAAATGTTTAGGTAAAACAAAAGTAAAATTCACAACAGAAACTTTCAACGGTAGAGAAGATAAGGAATTGGAAGTTCCTAAGAAATATATAGAAAAATATATAGAAGACAAATTAGGAGAAATTAATGAGAAAATAGATAAAATAGAAAACAATTTAAAAGAATTAGGATTGTTAAAGGAGTGATTGAGATGATAAAAAAAGTTATAGTAACAATGTATCATTCTGAAGAAACAGGAGAATTAATAAAAGTAATATTAGAAGATAATAAAATTTATTTAAAAGAATTAGAAGATAGAAATTATAGAATAGAAATGTATGAATCAGCTTGTATAGGAATAGAAGAATTTAATCTCTTATTAGAAGTAATAGAATATTTAAAAATTTCAAATAAAAAAGATAAATGTAAAACAATGGAATTTATGGATAAAAATGATTTATTTGTAATAGATTACAGATAAAAAGAGGGAAATTATGGAAGAGAAAATAATAAATTATTTAGGATTAGAATTAATTCCTATAAGAGAAATAAAAGAAAAAAAAGATATTAAAGATTTTAAAGATAATTTAGTTACAAATACTATATTTAAATTAAAGGATTATAATCATAAAGAATTTTATAACTTAATTAAAAAAATAGATGGAAAATTAAAAAATATAGATATATTTAAAATTAATAATCCTGGAATATTAAATTCTTTAGTAGTAATACCAACAAATTATAATTTTATGTTTTATATAGAAAATGATGAAGAATTAGAATTTATAAAAAACATAAATTTTATATTAGATAAAAATATAGAAGAAAATAATCTGAAAAATGATTATCTAATAATTTATAAAAAAATAAGTTTTTTATCTGAGGAAGTAAAAATAGATTTCAAAAATAAAAAAATAAAATTTTATTTAGATAATTATAAATTTCTAGAAACAGATTATACAAGCAATATTAAACTGAATAAAATTATAAAAGGCATAAAAAATATTTATGAATTTGAAAAAGAAAAATTTATAAAATTTAAAATAAATGAATTAAAAAAAGAATTATAAAATAATTTTATAAATAAAGGAGATAAAATGTCATATACTGAGTTATTCTTTATGAACAAAAATAAAAAAGTAATAAAAAGAGAAAAAATAGAAAATGCTCATAGAGGAGCAAGAATGATATGGGAACAACTAATAGAACTATATTTAAATAATACTTCTTTAAGAAAGTTGGCTGAAAAAGACGAATATGATAAATTATGGGATTTATCAAATGATGAAAGGCTAACTAGACATGAAAGAATATGTTTATTATATACTTTCGATCATGCTTTAATAGATAGAGAAAATATAGAAGAATTAGTAGAAGCTTTAAAAAGTATGCATATATCAGAAAATTATGATAGTTTATTTGAACAAGCTTCAATTATAGAAAATGTATTTAAAAATAATAAAGATATTTATTATTTAGGAGTAAATCATAATAGTGTTAGTACAAATTTTTGGGAAGATCAAGAAGATATTGATAAAAGTTGGTTAATCTTCCAAGAAGAATGTTTAGATATTAAAATTGATGATAATAAAAGAAAAATAATAGATAAACATAATAAAGCCATTATTAAACTTTTTAAAATTAAAAAAGATTTAATAGTAGCTAATTATGAAATAGATATAAAACCAATAGATTTCGAATACTTAATAGATAAAATAAGTATTGAAATAGAAGCTATAAAATTAAGAAGAGATTTCTTAATTAAACCAAAAGAGGATAAATAAATGAAAAAATCAATGTTAATATTTGATGAAGTAATAAATATATCAAAAGAAATAGAGGATAGTTTTAAAAAAATAATAAAACATAAATATAATTCAAATATAAGTATAAAACAAAATATAAATGAAATTATTATATTTCACGAATGTATTATAGATAAAAAGAAAATAAAAGAATTATTAAAATTAATGAAATACAATAAACTTATAAGAGTAGAAACAGAAAACAGAAAATTTAATGTAAAATTTTAACAAATAATAGGAGGGAACATTGTATAAAGAAAATTATTTTGAAGATAAAATTTCAAAATATTTGTTAAAAATGTTAAAAGAAACTTTAAATAATAATATAAATAATAATAACAATAATGTGAAAAACAAAATAATAACAAATAATAAATATGGTAAAAATACACATTATAACAAAATTAATTATTTCAATAAGAAATAGGAGAAATTATGAAAAAATAAAAATAGAAATAACTAAAATTTAAACCTCGATTTGAAAAAGTTGAGGTTTTTTATTATATTAAAATAACAAAATTGGGGGTGATTAAAATAAAAAAAATTATGATTATATTTATAATTTTTTCTTCATTGACGTTTTCGAAAGGATATAATGTTAATCCTAAGGATATAACTGAATCAGTAAGGATTGTAAATGCAATCATATTTGGTTCGGAAAATATAGAACATTACAATAAATTAATTGCTGGAACAATTTCAGCAGAAACTTTGTACGGTAAATATAAAGGAAAAAGTACTTTAGGTATTACTCAAATCTCTCCAGCAGGTTGGGGATATATAAATTGGAAAATAACTGATGAAGATAAATTCAATTTAAGGATGTTAGGTATAGAACATTCAACAGTTAAATTAAAAGATTTAACAAATAATCATATATTAGCAATAGCGTATTGTAGCTTGTATTACAAATATAAATTAAATGGAATAGTTCCAAATAATTTAGATGAATATGCAATTGCTTGGAAAAAATATTATAACACATCAGCAGGATCTGGGACTATAAAAGGATTTAAAGAAAAATATTTAGTTTATGGAAAAAAATATTTAAACAAATATTAAAGGAGTTTTTATGAATAATATATTAAAATTTAGCGTAGAAAATTTTTTATCAATTAAAAATAAAACTGTATTAAATTTATTATCTTCTAATGAAAAAAATTTATCAGAACATATCGTTAATTTAAAAGATGACATAAATGTTAATTCCTTACAATTTTTTATAGGGAAAACAGCAGTTGGAAAAAGTAATATTCTTAAAGCTATATATTTTCTAAACTTTTTAATAAAAATAGACGCAGATAGAAGATGTAATCAGGAAATTCCTTTATTGTCTTTTAAAGGACTAGAAAATGAACCTACATCTTTCGAAATAATGTTTAACGTAAACAAAAGCATCTTCTATTATAAATTAACTTTAAATAAAGAAAGAATATTAAAAGAAAAATTATTATATTTAAAAAATGTAAAAATGGCAAAGATATTTGATAGAGAATATATAAAAGAAGAAGATAAATATAATTATTTTTATTCTAGAGATTTTAAAGATTTAAAGGGATTAGAAAATAAAACTTTACAAAATAAACTATTTTTAACATCAGCTTCTCAATGGAGTAATAATCCAAAAATTAGAAATGTAATTACATTTTTAAATAATTCTTTAATATATAATAAAGATTATTTCATTGATAATAAACTATATTTATTTGAAAATATAAATAAAGCATGTTTTAAAGAAGAGTTACTTAAATTATTAAGTTTAGGAAATAACAATATTGATAATATAGAGGTTAAAAAAGTTAATGAAAAAATAATAGTAAATATAATATATCCAAATTTTAAAATAAATATAGATGAAGAATCATCTGGGTTTATACATTTATTCAATTTATCTATATTAATTTTAAATGCTATAAGAGATAAAAAAATATTAATAATAGATAATTTTGATAATAATTTACATATTCTTTTAATAAAAGAATTAATAAACTATATTTTAAAGAAAAAAATACAATCATTTATTTCTATAGATAAATTATCAACCTTAAATCTTGATTGGTTAAGAAAAGATGAAATAATTATAGTAGATAAAAAAGATGGGAACACTAATATAAAAAATTTAGCAGAATTAAAAAATATTTATAAATCAATAAACATTGAAGAATTAATAAACTAGGAGGATAATATGAGTTTTTTAGGAAGTAAAATAAAAAAATTAGAAAACGGAAGAGAAGTATTAGAAATGCAAGATTCAGTTAATTTTGCAATGGTAACAGATGATAATTATTTATTACTTGCTTCTCAATTTAGAGCTTCTAATCAAAAAGAAAGTATAAATCTTTTTGGAGGATATATAGAAAAAACAGAAACTTGGAAAGAAGCATTATATAGAGAAATGCTAGAAGAATCTAATATTTCAAAAGAAGATGTCTATGATATTGATGTATTATTTGAAAATAAATACGTTTCTATGGGGTATACATCAGAAAAAAATACTACTTGCATAGTATATTTAAATAAATCATTACAAGATTTAAAATTAAAATGCAATGATAAAGATGAAAATATAACTATTATTAAAACATGGATAGATACTAATTCAATAGAAAAATTACTAAATAAAACCGAAGGATTAAAATTATATTTAGTATTAAAAGAATTATTTAGAATTTCTGAATATAAATAGGAGGAAAAATGATATATGCAGTTGTGGATAAAGGGTTAGGTAGAATTTTTGAAGATGTTAGAGAGTTTATGGACTTTATCCACATCAGAAAAAATAGAAAAAAGATATTAAAACCTAATATAAAATTTAAAAAATTTGATAATAAAGAAAAAGCTAAAGAATGGCTAAATAAAGTAAATGGCAAAAATTTAAGTGAAACAAAAAAGTTAGATGATAAAACATTATACTTTGATGCAGGAACTGGAAGAGGTGTTACTGAAGCAAGAGTAACAGGAAAAAGAGGACAATCTCTAATAAAATATTCTGGATTAAAAAATATAAAAATAAATAAGCATGGAAATGTAGAATTTCCAGGGAAAACAAATAATTATGGAGAGTTAGCTGCATTCTATATAGCTCTTAGAATAGCTTTAAAATATGACTACAAAAAAATAGCAGGAGATAGTAAACTTGTTTTAAAATGGTGGACTAATGGTAATTATAAAAAAGATAATCTATCTGAAGAAACTATTAAATTAATAGAAAAAACAAGAGAATTATTAAAAATTTTTGAAGGAAAGTCAGGACATATTTTATTTATATCTGGGGATATAAATCCTGCAGATTTAGGTTTTCATAAAAAAAAGTATTGAAGGAGTGAAAATGACAATAGCTAATATACCAAAATATAAAATATTTTATTTATTAAAATTAAAAGATGAATATATATCTAAAATAATTATTAATAATGATGACATCTATTTTAAAACAACTAACAAAATTAATAAAGCAAAAAAATATATGGATATGCATTATCCAATTCCTAAAAATATTAAAAGAATTTTCTATAATAACGTAGTTATAATTAATCCAAAATTTGATTTTGTTAGAGCTTTAGAACATGAAACACTAGAAATTTTTGGAGATAAAATTTTTAATCTTTATGATGAATTAGTAGATAAATTATATAAGTTAGGAAAAAATATAAATGATATAATCCAAATAAGAAAGATCTCAGAATATGGAGATTATATAATAAATGACATGAATACAGAAATAGAATATTGGTTTGAAAAATTTAAAGAATGTTATTTTTTCGAAGATGATAAAACCATATTTAGGAACTTTGTTATTGTTTTAAAAAATGGCACTAAACTAATAAGAGTTTACGATAATAGAATTTATAAAGAAATATGGGAATTATTATAATAACTTGCAAAGAAAAGAATGGAGTTGATAAATAATGGCTAAATTTGATAACGCCAAAGTCGGAGATAAAGTTTGGAGCGTAATTTGTGGAGATGGTATTATTGTATCAATAAATGTAAATTGCCAATATCCTATTACAGTTAGATTCAAAGAACATCCTAATAAGAGTTTTGATATGGAAGGTAGAAGTTATATAAATTATAATCCAGAATTATTTTGGAATAAATTTAAGATCCCTACAGATAAAGAAGATACAAAACCTTTTGATTTAACTGAGTATTTGAGAGAGAATTTAGAAATAAAAGAGTTTGAAGAAGGAAAAAGAAATATATATTTATATTATAATTATGAAGAACAATATATAGATTGGGATCATCATATAATTGCTGAAATATTTGGAACTATTTATTTTAAAGAAATTTCTCCAGATAAAGCAAAAATAATATATAAGGAACTAAATGATAAGCAAATAACACCAGAACAATTAAAAAATTCTTACAAAACACTTGGATGGTTATAGAAAGGCGGTTAGCATATGGATATAGATCAAATTTTAAAAGGAAAAAGAATAGAGTCGTATAATGTTATAACACCAACATATGAAGAGGAAGGTACAATAAGATTCAAAGAAAATGAACAAATATATTTATGGAAAGCAGATGATTGTAATTATTATATTTCCCATATGATAGAAGGAAAAGAAATAACAAGAGAATTAGCTTCAACAAAATATATTGGACAAATAAATTTTTTAGATATATATGATCCTATAAAAGATAGAATTAATAAACTTAAATATTTGATTTCAGTAGAGAAATCAGAAGAAGAAAAAGAAGAATTATATCCGATATTAGATACACTAGAAAGACATAAAGAAAAACCAATAGAAAGAATAAAAAAAGATTTATTAAAATTAGAAAAAGAAATTAAAAATGATATTAATGAAGATAGAGATCCTATATTTTTTAACGAGAAAAAATATCATAAAGATTTAATCAAAAAAGATACATTAAAATGGCTAATTGAAAATAGATAACCTTCCGACATAATGTCGGAAAGCGAAAGGAGATAATATGTCATATTTTTATTGTCATACTGGAGATGTTTTAATAAGCAAAGATGGAAGAAATTTAGTAAGATTTGTATATAAAAGAAGAGAACAAAAAGAAGAATTTAAAGGAGAACTTTTAGAAACATTAGATATTGAGAATATACATGAATTAACAGGAAATACACCATTATATCATAATTTTAAATATGAAAATTATATTGATATAAGAAAAATAAACAAAGAAGAAATAGATAAGAAATTTGAAAAATATATAAGAAAAGAATATAGACATTTTTTAACTTTAGAAGAGAAAATTATGAAAGCAGAAGATGAATTAAATGACATGAAAAAAGAATTATTTTTAAAAAAACTTAAAGATGATTCAATCAAAGAATTTGAAATAACACTATCATTGGAAACGCTTAATAAATTAATAAATTTCAATTGCATAAGCAGAGATATAAAAAATAAGACATTTGAATATATTGTTTGTTATATAAAAATAAAAATAAGCATTTTTGGTTCTAAATTATATATAGAAAAAATGGAGGCTTAGAATGGAACTAAAAAATTCTGTATTTATAAGCAAAGTTATTTTCAGCGATAAACCTATTAATTATGATTATTCTGAAAAAATTAACGAGTTAGAAAAAGATGAATTAGAAGATTATTTAGAAATAACTTTTGATGAATTTAAATTATTAAAAAAGAAATTAAAAATAAATAAAAATAAAGAAATATATGTACAAAATGAAAGATATGATTTAAAACAAGAACAAGAGTTAATGTTATTTTATATGATAACTAAAGATGAAGATATATTCAATTTCAAATTTAAAGAAAAAAATATAATAAAATTTAGAAGTTATATTAATAATAGTTTTATAGCAAGATTTAGAATTTGGTTTGAAAAATAAAATTATATATGGAGGAAATATGTTTAATATAGGAGATAAGGTTTATTCTTGTAAAAGTTATTTAAGAAATCTAGAAATTATTAAAATTGAAGGAATTAAAATTATTTGCAAGGGCGAAGAATATATGGAAAATAGAAAAGATTATGAAAAAGGATGGCATAATAAAAATGATATCTTATTATATCCTTTCGAAATAAGATTAGAAGAATTTAAAAATACTAAAAACTATAGGGTAAAAAGCAAATGGGATAAGATAATCCAAAGAAACCAAAATATGTATATGGATTTAATGCACTTATATAATCAAATAATGACTAAAGAAATGAATTTAAATCCTTTTTATCAAAGAGATTTAGTGTGGACAAATGAGCAAAAAAAGGCATATATAGAAGCTTTGTTTTTAGAGAAAGCAGAAATAAAGCCTACAATAATATTAAACTGGGAAAATCATGATGAAAACTGTTATGAAGTTTTAGATGGAAAGCAAAGAATTTCTACAATCTTAGAATTTTTAAATAACAATTTTCCAATATTTGATAATATTTTCTTTAAAGATTTATCAGCCAGTGACGTTGAGTTTATAACATCGAAAGAAGTAAATTATACAAGAATAGAGAAATTAAATAATAAAAACTTAACAGATGAAGAAAAAATAGAATTGTTCCTAGAAATAAATGAATTGGGAACAAAAATGAGTAACGAACATATAGAAAAAATTAAATTATTATTAAAAAAATAAGATTAATAGCAGGCCTAAAAAAGCTTGTTTTTTATATGGAGGCAAAATATTATGAATAATTTATTAAAACTATTTGAACGAAAAAAAGTTTTAAATAATTTTAAACAAAATAAATGGTATTTAATTGGTGGAGGTTCTGCTTTTTCAGATACAAATACTTCATATTTTAAAATATACGAAAAAACACTGTATTTAATTGATTGCGGAGAGCAAAATATACATAAGATAATAAATTTAATTAAAGAACATAGAAGTAAAATAGAGAATATTATAATAAGGATTACACATATGCATATGGACCATGTAGGAGGATTAAGTACTATTATTTATGCTTGCAAATATTTATTTAATATTAAACCAGAGATAATTGCTAATTCTTTTACTCATCTAATGAGATTAAAAGATTATTTAAAAATAGCTGGTAATAATAAAAATGATTATAGAGCATATTATTATATGTGCAAAGAGATGGAATGTATTTTTTTAAAAAATAATATAGAAAAAATTACACCAATAATTGTAACTCATTGCAAAGAATTTGATAGTTATGGTTTTTATGATGAAACAAATAGAACATTTATAACTGGAGATTGTAAATCGTTTTCAAATGATATTTTTGAAAAGTATAAAATAGAAAATTTATTTATCGATTTTACAGATATATTATCAGATGTACATATGCATTATTTAGAATTTAAAAATAATATATTACCTATATTACCTAAAAATATAATAATAAGATTTATTCATAATGATATAGAAATAAATAATAAAAAAATAAGAGATTTTGAATATATTTTAAAATAAGGAGGTGCTAAAATGTTTACTGTTATTTTAGCATTTATAGATGCAAATTATAATATTAACTTCGATTATTTGTATTTAGGAACGTTTATAATAGATTTAGAGATGTTTAAAACTATAATGAATTATTCAAATAATAAAATAAAAGAGAAATGTAATCACGATTGGGAAATATTCAAAGAAAATAAGTCAGTAGATGAAAATGGACATTATTTGGAAACTGAATATATTCTAAAATGTAAAAAATGTGGAGATATAAAGAAAAAATAAAAGGAGATGACTTTAATGGCGATATCAGATTATGGAATCTTAGTAAATATAAATGGTAAAAAAATAGACAGTGGAGTTTATATAAATCCAAATTTAACATCAGAACTTAATTTTAAGTATAACGAAGATGAAAATTTAATTATAGACTATGAAAATAAAAATATAAATAAATTTGAAAATAAAGAATATTATTATGATTTAAAATATCAAGCTTATTTTGGGGATTACGATTTTTATGTAGCTGTATATAAATTTATGATAATATTTAAAAGTAAAAATGATGAAGAAATAATAGACAGAATTTTATATGATTATATGACAAAAAGATATACAGATAAAACAATGAGAAAAAAAGTTTATAGATTAAAAGTAAATAATATAGACTTCAAAATAAAACATTGTTTTGCAGAAAGATATTTATTAACTTTTAAATACAAAAATAATAATTATAAAATTTATTTTGGCTATGGAGTAGATAAACATATGGAAAAATTTATTGGACATTATTTGATAACCAAAAAAGAAATTTATAAATTAAAAAAAGAAAATTTATTATAAGGTGATTAAATATGGCAATGATAGATTATGGAGTATTATTAACTAAGAATAATAAAAGTATAGGGAAAGGAGTTTTCGTAAATCCATTAAATACTTTAGGAATAGAAATAAATGATGAAGAAATAAAAGGTTTACAAGGATATCTTGGAGATAAAGATTTTTTTGTTTGCATACATAGATATACTCTGATATTCGTTATAAAAGGAAAAGAGAAAATAGAATACAATTTATATGACACAGGAAGCAAAATAGTTCATAATTTAAAAATAAATGGAATAAATATAAAAATAAAATTAATGTCTAAACTTAGATATATAATTAAGTTTTTATATAATAATAATCATTATAAAGGTTATTTTGGTTGTGGAACAGATGAAAATATGCAAGATTTAATAGGAGAATATTATATAACCAAAAAAGAAATTAACAGACTCAAAAGAGAAAATTTATTATAAAAAAGAGATTAAATAAAATTAATCTCTTTTTTTATTAACAGGGAGGAAATTATGTTTGAAGAAGGTAATATTTTAATAAATAATTTAAAAAATAATACTACAATAGTTAAATATATTTCTAAACAAGAAAATAAAGAAGCATTTATAGGAGAAGTTATATTTTCAGAAAAAAAATTATTCATAAAAGGACAATTAGTGAATAACTTAATAATAGATGCATTTTATTTAGCTACAATAGATAATGTGCCTAAAAATTTATTAACAGAAGAACTAAAAGAAATGATATATTTAAACAATATGAATATGGTAGAACTATTAAATAAAGAAAAAATAATATTAAAAGAATTATCAGAAGATAAAAAACATAAATATATTATCAAAACATATAAAGATATCTTGGAATATGTTTATGGAAAAAATAATGATAATGTAGATTTTAAATTAAATGTTGCTGCGGAAGATACAACTATGATAAATATTGAAACAAATAAAAAAGCTTTAACAGAAATAAGAAATGACATATTAAGTATTATAAAAAATGAAATAAATTACTTTATAGGAGAATATTAAAAAATGAAAAATAAAACTATTTACCAAATACTTTCATTAATGATGTTAAAAGAAATAAAAAATAAATATTCAGATGAATACACTTATGAGGAAATGTATATTTATCTAAAATATAAAAGAAAAATGACTAATTTTAAAGTAGTTTATAACAAAGAATATGATTGTTATACATACGAAGCAAAAGAATTTAAAGAAGATCCTATTATCATAACATCTTGGGAAGAATTATCTAAATTAAAACCAATAGGTGATTTTTCTATTAGGGTTAATTTTAAATATTATAGCGGAGATCTATTATATAAAGGAAAATATTTTGAATATTTAACAACACATTTTTTATATAAAGAAAATGTAGAAAAATCAGAAAAATTATTAAGATGTTATGGTTTTAATATAAAATTAATAGGTTATTAAAAGGAGATGAAAATGAGAAATAAATCTAAATATAATTTTAACAATCCAATGATATTAATTTGTTCTTTAAAAAGTACTGTAAACGAAAAGACTAATGAAGATATGATGAATTACATAGATCAATTATTTTATGAATATAACGCACCTAAGTGTTCTTATAAATTATATACAAGTACATTGACAAAGGAAGAAGCTAAAGAAAAATTTTCAAATCAAATATGTCCTGAATGTGGAACAATTTCAAATAAATTTTTTCCAAAATATGTAGAAGATTATGGAATAATATCAAAAATTGTTAGATGCGAAATTTGTTTTCAATTAAAGCCATATTTTAATTCTAATAAAAATAATTTTAAATCTTCTTTAAAGTGCATAAAATATAAATCTACTAAATCTTTTTTAAACAAATATAAAAAATTTACAAAAAAAATAAGATATTAAAAGGAGAAAATAACAGTAAAAATGATTCTTAATAGTATTAATACAAAAAATAAATTTTTAGAAAAAGAAAAATTTTTTTGTTTTATATATCAAGATAACTATGTAAAAGATATACATTCTTTAAACGATCAATTATATATAGAATTAACAGATAAACTATCTGAAGCTTTTTTAAGCTCTAAATCATATTTAACTATAATAGAAGATAAAAATATTTTTTATGTAAATCATAAAAAAGTAGAAGATATAAAATTAATGTGCAAAGAAATAATAATAACAAAACAAAAAGATATTATTCAAGATAAAATTTATAATTTATATAATGAATTAATTATAAAATTAGATGAAATTGGAAAAAATAAAAATGATATTAAATTAATAAGTACAGAATTATTTTCAATAGATGATAGTAGAAAAATAATGGATTTATCTTATCTTAAAGAAATTTCTTTTAAACAAAATGAAAAATTAACTGAAGATTATTTTGTTTTTTTAAAAGATGGAAAAATATTAACAAACAGTTTAGATTCAAAAAATGAAATATGGGAGTTGATATAAAAATGAGTAGATGGATAAAAGTAAATATATCTTTTGTTCTTCATAGTTCTGGTTCTATGTTTGATAATATAGATTGGTATAATTGTAAAACAGAGGAAGAATTAATAAAAAAACTAACTCTTCATAAAACAGAAAGATGGAAACTAAAAAAGATATATAAGGCTTTAGACAAATTTAAAGATAGTTTGTTGAAAAAATATAAAGGTTTTTATAAATTAGATAGAAGCGTAGATTTTAAAATAAATCCAATATTTGATGAAAATTTTAAATTTAGAGAAGAAGGATTTTTTAGACAAGAGTATGACTCTAAAATATTAGTTATTTTATATGCAGTTTTAAGAGATGAGAATAACGATGATAATCACATTCAAAAAGAAATAAAAAAACTATTTTATCAAAGCGGACTAAATATAGAATCTGGAGTAGCTTTAGTATCAGATTCATATTTAGGAAGTAATACATTAATATACAATTCTATGAAAAAAGAAATAGAAATTTATAGAAATTCAATATATGGAATACATCATATTCCTTTTATGATAGATTCAGAAGTTGATTTTAATTATGATGATTCTGGAGATGATACATGGTTTGAATTAAACGGAATAAGATATACAGTAGATGAAATAAATAATAATAAAGAATATTTTAAAAAACTATTTAACGAGTTTGGAATAATGTATAAATTTATACCAATAAATTATTAGGAGTGATTTATGAGATATTATTTAATTAAAGATAAAGAAGATAATATAGTAATATTAAATGGCATAACAGATATAAAAATAGTTAAAACTACTATTGATAGATTAAAAAAACACTTTAACTTAATACAATATTTAATTACTGACAAAGAAACTGCAGAACACAAAAGAGAAGTTTATTCAGAAATATCTAAAGAAAAATTAGAAATTATGGAAATAGATATAGAATTAAGTGTTATAAAATTAAATGATTTTAAAGACATAATGAATAAAATAGCAGAAGAAAAAATAAGTATTTTTAATTTAAGAGAAGAAGCTATAGAATCATTTATAGATTATTATTCCAAAGATATGGAAGATACTATATTTTATGAATTCGCTAGACATATTGATGAAACTAAATCTTATACAGAAACTTTAATTGAATATATAGAAAAAGAATATTCAGATAGAATATTAGAAATAAATGGATTATTTTTTTTATATTACAATGATTATTTAACAGAAGATGAAATTAAAAAAATAGCTATTTTATCTTCTAACAAAACTAAAAATGAATTAATAAATTTTTGTAAAGAAGGGATATAACTATGAAAATTAGTGATTATAAAGTGTTTGAAATAATAGAAAAAATAAAAAATTTACAAATAGATATAGTATCTTCAAAAAAAGAAATTATTGAAAAAAATTATAGAATATAACTCACCTGATGATGATAATAAAACGATATTTGATGAATTTTTAGATTATATAAAAAAAATAAAAATTATAATAAAAGTTTAGAAATATATGAACTAGAAACAGGATTACACAATCATTATCAAGCTTTGATATTAGACTTGATAATTAAATTAAAATTAGAAAATAAACTTAAAAAAAATATATTTATCTATACTAGAAGCCCAGCTATTATAGATAGAATAGGAAAATATATTTATAAAAAACAATTAAATAAAGACGATATAACATTAAAATTAGATAATTTAAAAACTAAATATTCCGAAGATGGAGGAATAGAAAATTATCATATTAAATATTTTAGTTGTCCAGAATTAAAGGAGTTTAAATTATGAAAAATACTTTTATAGAAATTAAAACTTATTTTAATGATGATCATTCAATAATAAATTTGGAAGAAATAAAAGATATAGAAATAAATAAAAATGAAGAATATACAAAAATAACACTAACACATAAAGAAAATAATAAAAAAATAGATTTTACATTAAACAATGATTTAGCTCAAAAAGTATTAGGATATATATTTTTAAAAAAATATGAAAAATTAACTATAATTTATGATTTCAAAGGAGTGATAATCGAAGGAAACGATAAAGTACTAGAAATAGATAAAAGCAATTCTGAATTATATGATTTATTTAAAACATTAACAGAAGAAGAAAAAGATATTTTAAAACAAATAGATTATAAAAATATTAAAGTTTATTCTTATTATAAAGAATTTTTAAATGATAATTTAAAGATTATACTAAATAACTTTGCTTCAGTAGATATATTTGAAGATTACAAAAACTATATGCTAGAAAAAAGCAAACCAATTTCTTTATTAGATTATATATCATTAAAATTTAACAATAAAATAATAAATGACTTTGGAATTTATTGCTTAGATATAGAAGAATTTGGAATAAAAAATTTATTTAATAAGATAAAAAAAGCATTAGAAAAAGAAGTTGATTCAATAAATAATCCTAATTTTATATACGAAATTATAAAAGTGTATAAAAAATTTTTAAAATATGAAGCAAAAGGATTTTTATTAGAAAAAGCTAATGAATTAAATATAGATATAACTGATGATAATATAATATATTATTTAGAAGAAATTGATAAATCAGAATATACAGAAATAAGAATTTATACAAATGATATATTCCAAGATGAGATTTGGAGTATAGAGGATGATAAAACAGATTCAGTAATAATCGATGAAGATGTATTATATGAAATTTATAATGAGATAAAGGAGAAATAACTATGATTAAGATAGGTAAATTAGATTTAAAGGATAAGATTGTTATATCTGATCCATGCTATTGTGATTTTGATAATCCTTGGATAAAACAATTAAATATAATTCCAGGAGAATATAATTGTTTTGTTGACTATACAAAAAACGAAGAAAGAGTTGCATCAATGTTATTAATTAACAAAAATACAAATGATAAAAATATAGACGAAAAAATAGCAGAAGTTGGAGTAGCTTCAGGAACAATGGCTATTTTTACATTAGATAAATATACAGAACTATCAAAAATGAAAAAAGAATACGAAGAAGAATTTTATAAATATTCATATGATTTAACTAAAAGAACATTTTTTAAATTTAATGAATATATGGCTGATATTTTTCAAAATATATTTATATCTTCATCTGGTTATGGAGATGGAATATATAATGTTTTAATAAAAAGAAATAAAATTGGACATATAATAGCAATAAAAATAGATTTTATAGATGAATATAATGAAGATTATTATCTATACAAAGATGATGAAGAAGAGGAAGAATAATGTTAGAACTTTTACTCATAATATCAAAAGCTTTTTTGCATATATCATATAAAATAACGTTAAGAGTTATATGCCTTTTAAGATATATAAACCATAATTATTCTTTAATCGAAATCATAACTCCAGAAGATAACGTAAATATAAATTTAACTTATTCGGTTATTCTAAATATATTTGGTATAAGGTATAAATGTAGTTTATGTGGAAAAGAAAAAACAATATCATTTGCAACATATTTAGGCTCATATAAAAAAATAGTAATTCTAGACTACAAAATAAGTGAAAGAACAGAAAAATATTATTATTATGATAAAAAAATGGGTTCTTTAACTCATGTTAATTTTCTTTTAGGAAAATTAAATAATGGAATATATAGAATCCCTTTAAGTCGTTTAAAAGAGATTAATGTAGAAGAATTTAAAAAAGAATTTATGAACAGAAAAAATTATGTAAAAGCTATTGTTGAAAAAGATTATTTAACATTTGCAATTTTTAAAAAAGATGGAGGATTTTAATGTTATTAACAATAGGATTTAGTACAATAAAAAAAACAGAGAATATTATGGAATTATCAAAAGAAGATTTAAAACATTGGGACTTTGAAAATAAAAGAGTATTTGAATATGAAGTAACTGATTCATATTTATTTTTTAATGTAATAGAAGATTTAAAAATACAAACATACAAAATAATCAAAGAAAAAAATAATAAGAAAATTGAATTTTTATGTTATGAATTTCTATGCCAAGCATTTGAATTTTTATGCTATGGAATGAACTATAATATAGAAAACGATTTATCAAATTACTACAAAACTCAAATAATTCAAAATAAAGTATTTAAGCATAATATAATAAATTGTTTTCCTTATATAGAAGCTTCTTGGCATAAACCAAAAGAAACTATAGAGCATTTTGCATTTAGAGTTAGCTCTTTTTCTGATGTATTACAATCATGGAAATTTGAAAAAAGTTTGCTAGCAAATTGTGAAGTTACTAAAAAAGATGAAAAATATATTATTTATCTTTATGGTTGTGATGACGCCTCTTATACTAAAATAGTAGATTCTGAAGAAGAAGCCTTAGATATAATTAAAATGATAAAAACAGAATATAAAATAGATACAGCAAGATTAGTTAAAGAATTAAATTTTATATTTACAAACTAGAAAGGAGTGAAATATGGAACGATTATTTTCTACAAAAGATTATATAGTAACAGAAGAAGATAAAAAAGAATATATTAAAATGTTAGGAAATGATGGTGAATTAGATAAGAGAGATATAAGAGATGACGAAATATATGATTATTACAATATAGCATTAGAAGAAGATTTAATGGATTTGTTAAAAAATAATCACTTTGAAAATATTGTATTAATAGGTAAAATTCAATTATGGAATGGAACTCATACTGGAGTTAAATATATTCCAAATAATGATAGTTTGAAAACATTAATATCAAATTATGATAATTGCTCATTTTATAAAGATAAAAGAAAATTAATTTTATATTTATATCATCATGATGGGACACATATTTTAGAAGTAAGAAGATTAAACAAAAAAGGAATAGAAAAAATAGATAATCTATATAATAAATCAATAAGTATTGATGAGCATTTTTTAGAGAATTTAGAAAAATATGAAAAAAAATATACAATTAATTTTTTCAAAACAAAAAAAGAATATCTTAATTAAAGATGAAATAAATGAATATACAAAAAAAAGGTGATGAATAATGTTTATAATAAGCATTACAATTAATAACGGATTAATAGTTTATGCAGAAACAATAAAAGAAGAAAAAGATAAGCTATCTGTTTTTAAATTAACAATGAATAAAAATACAGCTAAAATTTTTGAAAAAATAGAAGATATAACAAAATTTAAAAAAATATATATTAATAATAACGAATTTACGAATAGTAAAGAAATAGAATTAAACGAAATTAATATAGAAAAGATAGAATTAATAAAAGAAATTAAAGTAAAAGAAAATTTAAAATGTTACTGGAATAAAGTTATAAAAGATTTAAAGTATTATAAAAAAACATTTAATGATATAGAAAAAATAATAATTAACAAACAATATATAGATAAAAATGAATTTGAAGAAAAATGTAAAAAAACATTTATTACAAACAACTCATTAGATTGTACAGAAGAAAAATTGCCTATATTAATAGGAAAAGATTTTATGATAATTGAAGTATATGATGATTATGAAAATTATTTTATCTTTAGAGAATTACCATTATAATGAAATAAGATAAAAAAAAGGAAGTAAAATTTTTGGATTTAAAAATATGAATTTATTATCTGGAATAAATAAATTGAAATTTAATATGATAAATGTATTTCCAGATGAAATACAAGAAAAAGTTAGAGAATATGCTATTATGATAAAAGCAAAGGAGAAAATAATTATGGATTTAAAAATAGGAGATTTAGTAGAAATAGAAGATTATAATAGGGAAAAAATTAAAGGAACAATTATATTTATGTTTGAAAGAGTAGAAGAAATAGCTATAAGATTAGATTCTCAATCAGAAGATGTTCCAGCATTACATATAAAAAGAAAAGATTTAAATAGAGTAAAAATTCTAGAAAAATTTAATTTAGAAACATTTTTAGCTAATAATTTAGTTCCTAAAAAATTTGAAATAGATGAAGAAAATTACTATATAGATAAGTTTTTTCTAACAGGTAGTTTAAGAATAAAAGTTGAAAAAAGTAATGAAATGTTATGTCCTTATTTTGAAAAACCTTATAATGAAAAAACAATTGAAAGAGTTTTAAATGATCATATTAAAAATGCTAAAAAACTAAAAGAAATTTTTATTAAACTAGGTTTTTATAATTTTTAATAGGAGGAATAAATGGAATTCATTGATGTTAATATAAACAAAAAACTTTATGAAAAATTAAAGTATTTATCACAACAAAGAAAAAAAGAAATTAGCCAGCATAAAAATGCTGGAACTATCTTTCCTATTTATATAGTTCAAGAAAAATATGAAAGAATAATTAATACAGAATTCGAAGATGGTGGAATAGAAGTAATATATGCTTATAATAGGAATGAATTAACAAAATTTTATGAAAACGAAGAAGTAATAAAATATATAGAAAAAGAAATGGAAGATGGGGAGCTGAAAGAAGATGTATTAATTAGATTAAAAGAAAAATATATAACTCTTGATGAAATAGCTATAATATTAGAAAAAATGAACTATTCGATTGTGCTAATCAAGTATTTGTTGATATTGAATTTCAAGATAAAGCTTATTTTTTAACAAGAGAGGAAGCAGAAGAATATATAAAAAGACAACATTATAATCTATATAATCCAAGAATATATGTCAATTTTCCAGGATATTCTAATTATAGCAGTTTAGAAGAAATTTTAAATATATTAGATAACGAAAATATTGAAAAATTAGATAAATTCAAAGGAGAAAAATGTGAATAAAAATAAATTCTTAGAAGAAATAAAAATATTTAAAGAAGAAATAAAAAAAGTAGAAATAGATAAAATAATAGAAGAATTGTATCTTAAATTATATTTTATGAAAACTATGGAAATTTATTTAGAAAGCAAAAAAGATGATGAAGAAATAGAAAAACTATTAATAAAATATAATAGTATTTATGATATTTATAAAAAGTTTTTATCTTGCTCAGAATATACTATTCATACAAATGGTAATATAGAAGAAATGTTAGAATATTAGATAAAAAAATTGGAGAGTTATTTTAACTCTCCAATTGCTATTACTCTTATTATATATTCTTTTATAAAACTATGATAAATAGAAGGGGTTTTACTTTTCATAGATAATAAAAAATCGACATCAGCATTAATTTCTTTTGAACAAAGCTCTAAAGCTCTTTCTTCAATTTTAAGTTTATCAAATTCATCTAACTTTTCATATTTTTCTATATAATAATTTTCTGTTTTTTCATTATTTACTCCATTGCTTTCTAGAGAAATATTTTCTGTTTTTTTAATAACTTTTTCATTTTTTACTTTAGGGACATCAAATATCTTTTTAGGAGGGTTATCTTTTAAATTTTTCATAATTCCATTTATGTATTGCACTAATGTAGTCTGTATTTCGCTCTTTAAACCTTTATATAATTCATTTAAAAGATTAATTGTATATTGTTCCCCTTTTTCTTTTAAGAGTTTTGTTATTTTGTTATCAGAATGTTTAGGATGTTTATTCCAAGCTTTTAAAACATAAATATTTCTTTTAGCTTTTTCAACACATTTTATAACTTCTGGATAATCATTTAAAACAGGTTTAGAAATAAAATTAACATCTTCTATTACTTCTAATTCTACTGTCTTTTTCTCAACTACTTTACGTTTTTTACTCATATGAAATCTAATCTCAGTAAAAGCCTTTGCTGGATATAATTCATAACTAACTGTCATATCTGTAAACTTATTAACTTCTTCGATAGCAGGATCCAATATCCTTTTCTTTAAATTATTTGAGTTCTTTTGACAAGAAACAGGAACAGAAAAAATATCAAAAAATACATTTTTCTGTATTGTAATTTTAGGAGTTACATTAACATATAATCTTAGCATAGTTGTTAATGTTGAACTATATAAAGAACTCATATTTTGAAGTTCTTTTAAATATATTCCAACATATTTATCTGGTAACAAAAGCCTTTTTAAAATTGGCTCAGATAATTGTACAGTAAGAGCCATTACTTTATTTTTTTTCAAATAATTAAAAGAAACTGAACTAACTATTGAAGAAGTAAATTCAATATTTCCGTTAATTGACATAAAATCCAATATTAATCTTGGAAGTAAAGAAATTGCTTTTTTAGCATCTGTTGGATTTTTTATTCCTAAATCATTACATAATTTAGAGAAATTAATAGTTATTGCTGGCAAAGAATCAAATATTGTTGTTTGAAAAGAATATTCTTTTATATCTTTGATTATATTGCAAATATCTTCTTGGTTAAATTTAAATTTAGTAAAAGATGTATTTTCATTAATTTCTACATTAGGATTAACATCTAGCTGCGTTTTTATAAACAAAGTATCCATTTCTTTTATTTGCTCATCTGTAAAACCAGAAATATATTTCTTTTTATAAATATCATTATATTTATATACAGAAGAATAAAATTTCCCAATCATTTTATTGTTAGGTTTTAAATTTTTAAGCAATTCACTATCTATTTGGAAATCATTCTTATAAGAATTTTCAATAAAATAATTCAAATTATCGTTTCCTACTCCTAACAAATTCTCCAATAAAGAACTATATTTATTAGTAAATTGTTTTCTCATAGTTGTTTGATGATATTCAAATATAGCAGTTTTTATTTTAGAAACAACTATATTCCCTTCTTTACCTTGTTTTATTTTATATAAACTTAAATCTCTATGTAATTTAAGCTCTTTATCATCAAGTACTATATTTCCGGTTTTATCTACAGTAGTTAAAGCTAATTCAGCTATATTGTTGTCATTTTTATCATTATTTATACCTAAGGACTTATCCAATGTACTTATATCAAATAATGTAGGATTAACTATGTTTTCATCTTTTTTATCCAATTAAATTCACCAACCCTTTGTTGTAATGTTATTACTGTTGTAATGTTGTAATGTTTCTCCTTTGATTAAACCCAATAAAATTAAGCATTAGAAAGAATTTATTGCACATATTTCTAATGATATTACACATTTCTCTAATGATTTTGCACATTTTCATAATAATTTTTGCACATATTTCTAACGATATTGCACATTTGTCTAATAGTTTATTTATTGCACATATTTCTAATGATAAATAATAATTTTATAAATAATAATAAAAAATTAATAACCAATTACATAATAATTAAATTATTTTTATTTGGAACCTAAGCCAAAATATAAATTTAATATAAAAAATAGAGTTATTTACTATAAACTATTAGAAAAAAGTGTAATTTATTATTATATGAAGATTTTAGTAAAATTGTAAATATTTTTATATATTACAGAAAATATGTTGAAAAATCTATATTAACAAAGATATTTACACATATTTCTAATGATAAAACAATTATTAATTACACTTTTATAAATGTAAGTTTAATTTATAGTTTAATTATATTTTGATTACTATAAACCTTTTAAAAATAAAATTTTTTAAACTTTATTGCACATTTCTCTAACGATAAAATTAAAAAAAAAAATATTTTTGCACATTTTTCTAATGACACAAATAAATATATTATTTATTAGTTTTATAATTAGAATTATGTGCAATAACAGATTTGTTGCTATGATTATATCATATTTTTAAAGAAAGATAAATATATAATTAAAATATTTGCACATTTCTCTAACGATAAAATATAAACTTAAAATATTCTTTTATACACATATTTCTAATGATAAATTTGCACATTTTTCTAATAAAGTAAAAATAAAAAAGGAGTGATTAATTTGAAATACTGTAAATATCAAGGAAATTATTACATATTAAAAGATAATCAATTAGTTAATTTTTATGACAATGATTATATTATTAAAAATTTTAACCAAGATGAAATTATAATTATGGATTTTGAAATTTTTCTATTATCATTAGATGTACCTTTATATGCAGAAAATTTTTATATTTTAATAAAAAAGTATGGAGAAAAATATAAATTAAAATTCAGTTTAAGCAAAATAATAAAATTTTTAAAAGATTATGAAGTTAGTATAGATATAAAAAGAATTAATAATAAATTTTATATTTTGGCAAAAGATAATCAAGAAAATATAGAAACATTTTATATAACAAAAGATTTAGATAAATATTTAATATTTGATTTTGGATACAAAGTCATAATAGAAACATTTAATTTTTATAAAACTAAAGATATTTTAAATAAGCTTTCCGGTTATAATTTTAATATTATTTTTGAAGAACACGAAAATTTTGGAAGCTCTATTAAATATATATTTGAAATAACAAACTTAACTAAAGATGAACTGGAAGAAATTTTAGTTGATTTCAAAAATGAGATGTTTTTTGATATATATTATAATAATAATTTAATTTTAAAAATAGATAACGAATAGGAGGAAAAATGATAAAAGAAAATAAAGATATTTTAAAAATGATTAAAGATAAAGGAGATCAGATTAACAAAATTATATCAATAGAAGAGTTATCAGAGTTACAGAAAGAAATTTGTAAAGACTTAAGAGGATATGAAAGAAGAAATGAAATAAAAGAAGAAATGTGTGACGTATATATATGCTTACAAATGCTAAAAAATATTTATAAGTTTAATGATGAAGAATTAGAAGAAGAATATAATAAAAAAATGAAAAGAAATATAGATAGAATAAAAGAAAAAGAATTAAAAAAAGAAGAAGTTTTAAACTTTTCTTCTCCAGAAGAATGTTTAAAACATTTTATAAAGAAAGACTATAAAAAAGGGTATATTCTTTTTAAACAAGCAGCAGAAAGATTTTTAGAAAAATACAATTTAATACCTAAAGAAGAAAATAAATTTGATTTTATAAATAATTTATTTAAAAAATTAGTAACTGAAAATATATTAGAAGAAAAATTCAAATTTAACAGTTTGAATTATTTTTATGATGATGTTGAAGATTTAATATTTGATTCAAAAAAAAAAGCATTAGAACATTTTGAATGGTATATAGAAAGTGCAGAATCTTACAATAAAGAACCTATGTTAGATATATTATATGTTGTTAAATAATGTAGGAAACAATTAAAAATAAAAGGTATTAAATATCATAGTTATTCTTATAGCAAAAGAATTTAATTGAATTTTATACACTAAAAAGAGTTAAAATTACAATTATAGTATTTTTGATATATAATCTAAAAAAAAGGTGATTATAAATGAAAAATTTAAATTCTGAATCAATTTTATATAGTAAAGGCTCTAATGATGAATGTTATACATTAGATTATGCTGTTAAACCAATATTAAAATATGTAAATAAAGATTGGGTTATTTGGTGTCCTTTTGATAAAGAAGATAGTCAATTTGTTAAAATTTTAAAAGAAAATGGAAATAAAGTAATTTATTCTCATATTCATAATGGACAAGATTTTTACAAATATGAACCAGAAGAAAAATGGGACTGCATAATTAGTAATCCACCATTTACTAACAAAAAGAAAATTTTTGAACGTGCATTATCATTCAACAAGCCATTTGCACTTATAATGAGCAATACTTGGTTGAATGATTCTGCACCTAAATTATTATTTAAAAATAAAGATTTACAACTTTTAATGTTTGATAAAAGAATGAAATTCAAAAACAATGGAGTAATACAAAATAAAATAACATTTAGTTCTAGTTATTATTGTTGGAATTTTTTACCAAAACAATTAATAATGGAAGAGTTAATTTGTAAATAATCCGCTGGCGTAATTTAAAAGGAGATAAATTCTCCTTTTTATTTTTATATAATTTTAGTAATTAAGAAAGAAGGTGATACTTTTGATAAGAACAAGTTATATATCTAATGTAAAAAATATAGAAAAAGATTTTGATGAAATAATTTTTATAACTAGATATCTTCCGGAAACTATAAAATTAAATTCAAAGTATATATGGTTAAAAAATTTAAGCCCTAATCAAAGAGTTTTAAAAATGTATAAGGATAAATTAATAACATTTGAAGAATTAGCTGATACTTATCTAAAAGAATTGAAATTATATAGTTTAAATACAATTAAAGAAATAATTAAAAAAAGTAGAAATGGAAAAAATATATGTTTATGTTGTTTTGAAAAAGATAGAGAAAATTGTCATAGAAAAATATTAGCTGAAGTTATCAAATATATAGGTAAAGAAGAAGTTGAAGAGGTGTCATAAATGTGAACTACTCGCCACTTATAGAAGCGGGAGCTTCGTGATTACTCATCAGAGTAATTTTAAAGAAGTTTGATAGCTATGCTATCCTTATTCTTACAGGCGTGTCCACATCGCCACTATGGCATAAGACTTATGTCTACAGCTTTACTTTTTAACAACGCTTTGGACTGTGAATATTTTACAAGGCAACAGTTTACTTGCCTTAACCTCATATATTCAGTTTTTAATGTTCGTTAATATAGTATACCATATTTTAGTAAGAATTTCTAATTCATCTCCCACCTAAAGAGGTGGGAGTCTTCTTGGAAGTTTAAGATAAAATCTATAACTAAACAAAATGTTGTTTTAAAACTACTGGAAGATAAATTATATGAAACTAAAATAGAATTAGAATATTTAAATGGTTTAAAAGTACCAAAAGGTTTTAAAACTAATTTAACTTCTATACCTAATATGTTAGAAGGAGTATTGCCACATGATGGATTATATTCTACAGCTGCAATTTTACATGATTTTTTATATTCAGAAGAAAATACCTATGGAATCAACAAAGATACAGCAGATGCTATATTTTATCAAATGATGATATTATCTGGAGTAAATAAAATAACTGCAAAATTATTATATAAATCAGTAAAATTATTTGGTAAACCTTTTTATAAAAAGATAAAAAAAGATGGAAGTATTCAGTATGAAAAAAGAGCTTTAATTGATAAAGCAAAAGAACATAAAGAATATCAAGAAAAAATGAAAAAACTATTAAAAGAATGGTATGTTAAATAAAAAAGGAGGAGTAAAAAGTGTTACAAATAAGAAGAGGAGTATTTGAAACAAATAGTTCTTCAACTCATAGTGTTACTATTATGGAAAAAGAAAAATATACAAAATGGGATTTAGGAATTTATTACTATAATTATGATTCAGATTCTTTTGAAACAATAGATGAAATAATTAAAAAATATGAGAGAGATACAAATAAAAAATTTAAAAGTATTGAAGATAACAATTTTCAATATTATTTAAATGATAATCAAATATATAGTATAGATGATTTCTTTGATAAATTTGAAACTGCAACAGAACATTACACTACTAAATCTGGGGATGAAATAGTTGCTGTTTCTATTTATGATTATAATTAACAGGAGGAAAAATGTTACAAGTTAGAAATTCTATTTTTGAAACAAATAGCTCATCTACACACTCTTTATCTTTAAGAAAAAAAGAAATAAAAGAATTAACAAAAGAAGAAATAAAAGAAAGTTTAAATTGTTTTTTAACAAAAGATAATTATATAAAAGTTGATTTGGGAGAATATAATTGGGGTTGGGATATATTAGAAAATCCAGCACAAAAATTAAAATATATTTTAACTAAGGGAGTATATAGTAATGGTCCTTTAGATTATTATATGTGTACAGATGAATATTTTTCAATAGAAGAATGGATAATTAAAGAATTAGGCTATGAAGGATTAATAATAGATGATTCTAATGATTATTATGTAGATCATCAATCTGCATATAATGAATTAGATGAATATACAATAGATATATTGACAAATCCTAATTATGTTATTGTTATTGGCAATGATAATAGTTATACTCCAGAATTTATAAAAAAAATAGTAGATATAGAATAAGCTCTTTAATTAGAGCTTATTTTTTAAAGAGGTGAAAAAATGGATAAAATAATAGAAAAAATTAAAATGTTAAATAATAAAGATTTATCAGAAATAGAAATAGAGATAGATAAAAAATTAAAAATAGAAGAAGAAAAAGAAATAATTAAAGAAAAAGTAAAAGATTTAATTCCTTTAATAAAAAAACTACAAGAAAAAGAAGTTATTATAAAAAATAAAATAACAAATATAAATGGAAATTATGAACTTTGTAATCAATGTTTATATGGAGACGGAGCTCACGAAATAGAATGTCCAATGTATGCATTGTGCCAATATTTAAACAATGATTGTTATTTAGAAGATATAAGAATTTAAAAGAGGTAAAAAATTATGTTACAAATTAGAAACTCTATTTTTGAAACAAATAGTTCATCTACTCATGCTTTTACTACTTTAAAAGAATTAAAAATTTATTGGTTTTATACAAAAGATATAGAAATTCCAAAAACAGAAATGGATACTGATAACAATCTAATAATATCATATAGTAATATTAAATCAGATAGCTGTATAAAAACTTTTATTGGAATAAACCAAAAAGTATTATACATATTATTTTTATTATTAAATTACATAGATTATTATAATAATTATTTAGAAGACAATGACCAAAATAAAATATGGTTAGAAGAATTAACTATAAAAGAAATAGAAAATTTAAAAATAATAAAACCTTTATTTGAAACTATAAGAAAAATAGGATTTGATGGAATAAATATCAAAAGAGATGAGTCAAAATTAGATGAAATAGAAAAACTTATACCTTTTACGATAAAAGAATTTCTATATAATTTATTTAATAATATTGATGGAGATTGCTATATAAAAGATATAAAAGATTTAGAAGAAATAATAGGAAAAAATTTAGAAGAAATAATAACAAATAATGAAATAGTATTAATTGAAGCAGAAAGATTTTGTGTAAAAAATAAAAGATTAATAATATCGGAGGATTAAAATGTTACAGATAAGAAAAAAAGTATTTGAAACAAATAGTTCATCTACTCATAGTTTTACATATGATACTACTGGAAAAGAATTAACAAAAGAAGAGATAATAGAAAGATTTAATAAAAAATATAGTCTTGTTTATATATATTGTGGAGATTTAATTATAAAATTAGGTGAATATGATTGGAATTGGGAGACTTTTAGAGAACCAGATGAAAAAATATCATATATACTAACAATGTTAAAATCACATTATAAAGATATTAATTATAATGCTTCAGAAGAAGAAATAGTAAAATATATAAAAGAAACAGTTACATTTAAAGAAATAGAAAAATTTTTAAGAGAATTAAACTTAGAATTTGATAATATAATTTTTGAAAATTTACAATATTCTTATATAGATCATCAATCTGTAATAACAGAAAAAGAATTGTTAGAAAACGAATTAAATAATGATGTTATAGGATTTATTACAAATTTATCATCAAGTTTTCAAACTGGAAATGATAATTCTTCACCTTGGGATTATGATGAATAGTGAACTACTCACCACTTAAGAAGTGGGAGCTTCTTGGGAAGTGGTTGCTTTT